AGTTTATGCTATGCACCACTACGATAATCCGCAGTGTCATAACATAGAAGAATTCGACAAGGATCTAAGGATATTTCTTTATCTGAAGAAACTTATTACAAGATATAAGCAGTCGGATGAACTTCGAGAGAGGTTGATCCTTAATCACATTATAGTACTCTACAATGTATTCGGCGATGCAGCCACTAATATGTTGTTTTATAAGATTGATGAAAAGTATTGGGATGTTCTTGTAACATTCCTTGTTTATCTTGAGAGAATGCCTGAGTCAGTACCACAGTATGGTATTAGGACTTCTGATATATCTCTTGACGAAAATATTATTAATGCACTAAGGAAGATATAAATGGCATCAGCTTTAATGGACAACATAATTGCAGCAAAGTTGCTGTATATGTTAGTCACACCTTTTGATAAGACAGATGCCTACAGACTTGGTATAGTAGATGCCAAGGGTAAACTGTTAAAGCACGCAAAAGATTTAAAGACTCAAGCAGAGAAAGATGCATTCAACTATCTTACTCGCTTGATTTTCAATTTGAAAAGATTGATCAATAAACTTCCAGGTGGCGAATCAAATTTGAAAAATTTGGTTGCTGCTTACTACTTCGTTAAAGAAAAAGTAGAAACTAAAACAGCTTTTGTTTCTGAACAGCAATTTAGAAATTTGGTTCATAGACTTGATAAAGTTACTTTAGTTGAAGAAGAAATACTACTCGAAAAAGTATTGAAACAAATCGCAGAAGATGGCGAAGGTGGAGTTGCCAATGCAACTGGTGCTGCTGTTTCAACTAATGAACCAAAAATTGGTAAGAAAGATATTAAGAAATATCAAAAAGGTCAAGCTGGCGTAATCGCAGGCATGACTCGTCGTAGCGTACCTTTAGAGATTAAATAATGTGGATGTTATCCTTTGTTCCTGATGCAATTTTGCATCTTGCTGTTTATGCTATTATGCTCGCAGGGGTTGGATTATACATTGCATCATTCTTTTTGAATTTATTGCCACCAGCAATACCTTATCGTGAACCAGTAAGAATACTTGGAACACTGATAGCAGTTGCTGGTGTTTATTTTTATGGCGGATACTCCACTGAAATGGCTTGGCGTGATAAAGTTTCTCAGTTAGAAACTAAAGTTGCCAAAGCTGAAGTCGATTCTAAGAATACAAATACACAAATTAAAACTGTCTATGTTGATAGAGTTAAAGTTGTTAAAGAAAAACAAATAGTAATTGAAAAACAAATTGTCGAAGTAGCTGCAAAAATGGATGCAAAATGTGAAGTAATTCCAGAAGCATTGGACATTCTTAATGATGCAGCAAAGGGAGTTAAGAAATGAAAAAACTCCTACTCATAAGTATGTTAGTATTGACTGGATGCGCTGGGACTGCGCCAGTTAAAAGAAATTTCCCTGAGGTTCCAAAAGAACTCATTACGGTATGTGCTGATTTAAAACAAACTGAACCAACAACAAAGTTGAGCGAAGTATTGAAAATTGTGACGGAAAACTATTCGGAATACCATGAATGTAAAGCCAAAGTTGATACTTGGATTGAATGGTATAATTCACAAAAACAAATATTTGAGAGTGTAAAATAAAATGGCAATAGATATTGAGAGGATTGCTAAATTGGAAGCACAAGTAGAAGGCATTAAGGAAGATGTTGCTGCCGTGAAACAAGACATCAAAGAACTCCATTCTCGTATTACCACGGGTAATCGTGAGATCACCGATCACATCGATCGCAAGATTGACGACTTGGCAAAAAGTGATGAAGAACAACATGCAGTAATGAGCAAGAAAATCGATGGTCTTGGTAGCAGGATTGATCTTCTTGAACGCTGGAAGTGGATGATTGTCGGTGGTGCAATCGTTGTTGGTTACCTAATGGGTCACCTAGATTTCTTTGCTAAATTTTTGAAGTAAGCTGTAATCGCTTCGCAAAAGCAAGCTCTTGGGCTTGCTTTTTTATTTGTTTTAAGGTATAATTATATTATGCTACATATTGACATGAAATACGCATCTTTGTTAGGCACGAGATTGCGCAACTTTGCAAAGAAGAACGACTATCTTTGGAACTACAGTTGCCCCATCTGTGGTGATTCTAAAAAGAATCCTCGTAAAGCAAGAGGATACATCTACAAATTTAAACAAGACTTACTTGTGAAGTGTCATAAGTGCGGATACAGCACAAACATTGGCAATCTAATAAAGTATATTGATTCAAACCTATATGATGAGTATGTTGTTGAGCGATATAAAAATGGCGCAACAAGATATAATGACCACAAAGACATTGCTGAAGTACTTCCACCGACAGTTGAGTTAGATCTTGATGACTCAGTTCTTGATGAACTATCTCGCATCGATAGAATGAGAGACGACCACCCTGCAGTACAGTATGTTGCTAATCGAAATATACCCAAGGATAAGTGGAACCTGCTTTACTTCTCACCGAAGTTTAAGGCATATGTTAATAGCATAACACCAAAGTTTCCTGAACCTATTAATGATGAGCATCCAAGGTTAGTCATCCCTTACTTTAATTCGCATGGTAAAGTAATTGCGTTTCAAGGTAGGGCATTCGGTAAGGAAGAACCTAAGTATTATACCATCAAGATTGATGAGAATGAGGAGAAAATATATGGACTTGAAAGAATTGATTATTCTAAACGAATATTTGTTGTTGAGGGACCGATTGACTCTCTTTTTCTTCCGAACGCAATCGCTGTATCAGGAAGCAGTTTTGATACCCCTACTATTAGGCAGTTGCTTACTAATGCAACGATCGTAATGGATAATGAACCCCGAAGCAAAGAGATTACAAAGCAACTTGCTAAGTACATTGACAAGGGGTATAATGTAGTTATGTATCCAGATACTGTGGTAGAGAAAGATATTAATGAAATGATTTTATCAGGAAGAACTCCTGCTCAAATTCTAGATCTCATAAATAGAAATACCTTCACTGGCATGGAAGCGAAGTTAAGATTCACAGAATGGAGAAAATGTTGAAAGTAAAGTTAATTGGTTATTCTAAATCATGCGAGCCAGAACAAAACACTACGGATTTAATTGCCTTTTGCGCAAGAGTTTCTAATCCTAGTAATCAAAACAACACAGATACATCAGAGAAGTTAATTCGTTATTTAATTAAGAATAAACACTGGTCACCATTGGAGATGGTTTCTATGTGTTTAGAGATTGAAACTACTCGCGATATAGCAAGGCAGATCTTGCGCCATCGTTCGTTTTCTTTTCAAGAGTTTAGTCAGCGTTACGCTGATCCAACAAAGGAATTAGATTTTGTACTACGAGAAGCAAGACTTCAAGATCCTAAAAATAGACAAAACAGCATCGAGACAGAGAATCTCGCACTTCAAGCGTTTTGGGAAACACAGCAGGAAAAAGTATTAGAGTCTGCCAAGAGTGCCTATGAGTGGGCAATTCAAAATGGGATCGCGAAGGAACAAGCAAGAGCAGTTCTACCAGAAGGACTAACTGTTTCTCGCTTATATATGAATGGAACTTTAAGAAGTTGGATTCACTTTATAGAATTACGCAGTGCTAATGGCACTCAAAAGGAACATCAGTTAGTAGCAAAGGAATGTGCCAAGGTTATTGCCGAAGTGTTTCCAATGACTACTGAGTTTGTAGAATAACAAGAATATAATTGGAGTATTAAATGGCAGACGAAGTGCATGGCATTCAGGTTGATTACACACGAGATAGTTTATTCGACGAGTTAGGAAAAATAAGATTAAAAGAAAGTTACATGAAGGATGATGAGGTAAGTCCGCAAGAGCGATTTGCCTTTGTGTCTAAAACATTTGGGAGCAACCCTGAACATGCGCAACGATTATATGAATACAGTAGTAAACATTGGCTCAGTTATTCTACTCCCATTCTCAGTTTTGGTCGTAGTAAGCGTGGCTTGCCTATATCATGTTTCCTTAATTATATTGAAGATACAGCGGAGGGTCTAGTTGATAATCTATCTGAAACAAATTGGCTTAGTATGTTGGGCGGTGGTGTTGGGATTGGCTTTGGTATTCGTTCGGCTGATGATAAAAGTACTGGCGTTATGCCTCACCTCAAAATATATGACGCATCTAGTTTGGCATATCGTCAAGGTCGCACCCGTCGTGGTAGTTATGCTGCTTACTTATCTATTGATCACCCAGATATTATAAATTTTCTAGAGATGCGCAAGCCGACAGGCGATCAAAATATGCGCACTCTGAATATGCATCATGGAATTAATATTCCTGATCGTTTTATGGAAATTATTGAACAGTCAATGATTGATCCAAACTTTGACGACTCTTGGCCACTTGTTGACCCAGCATCTAAAGAAGTTCGTGAGACAGTATCAGCAAAAGAACTCTGGCAGAAACTGCTTGAGATGCGTATGATGACTGGTGAGCCATACCTACACTTTATTGATGAATCTAATCGCAAGATGCCACAGCATCTTAAAGATCTTGGTCTAAAAATTAATCAATCAAATCTTTGTTCAGAAATTATTTTACCAACAAATGAAAAACGCACTGCTGTTTGTTGTTTATCCTCACTAAACTTGGAGTACTATGATGAGTGGAAAGACCATCCTGACTTCCTTCGTGATATTGCTGAAATGCTCGACAATGTTTTGGAGTATTTTATTTCTAATGCGCCTACCTCCATTGAGCGTGCAAGGTATTCTGCCAGTCGTGAGCGCAGCATTGGCATCGGTGCTTTGGGTTGGCATGCTTATCTACAACGAAACAACTTGCCGTGGGAATCATCATTAGCAGTTGGTAGAAATAAAAACATCTTTAAAACTATAAGAGAGAAATTAGATGTCGCTAATAAACAACTTGGATTGGAGAGGGGTGAAGCACCTGATGCAGTGGGTACTGGGAATAGGTTTAGTCATCTTATGGCTATTGCTCCCAATGCTTCTTCTTCCATTCTTATGGGCAATACTAGTCCTTCTATTGAACCTTATCGTGCCAATGCTTATCGCCAGGATACTCTATCGGGTTCTCACCTAAACAAGAATCGTTATCTCGATAAAATTATTAAGGATAAAGCGAAAGATGAAAGTGAATATAATGAAATTTGGTCCAGTATCATTGCCAATGACGGATCCGTACAACATATGGAATCCTTGGACGAATGGACAAGAGATGTATTCAAAACAAGTATGGAAATTGACCAACGATGGCTCATCCAACATGCTTCTGACAGACAAGAATTCATTGACCAAGCCCAATCAGTCAATCTTTTCTTTCGACCCGACAGCCACATTAAATACATACACGCTGTTCACTTCATGGCATGGAAACAAAAGCTGAAGACTCTTTACTATTGTCGTAGCGATAAGATTGCTAAAGCTGATAAAGTTTCTAAGCGTATTGAGCGTGAAATTATTAAAGAAATCAATTTGCATGACCTGACGGAAGGCAATGAATGTTTGGCATGCGAGGGATAAAAAAATGATAACTAAAACAAAAACAAGACTAACTGATACACGCAATCACTTTAAACCATTTAACTACCCATGGGCATATGATGCTTGGTTGAAACATGAACAAGCGCACTGGTTACACTCAGAAGTACCAATGGCAGAAGATGTAAAAGATTGGAAAAAGAAATTAACAAATGAAGAAAAATTATTCCTCACAAACATCTTTAGATTCTTTACCCAAGGTGATATTGATGTTGCTGGTGGCTATGTTAACAATTATCTACCTTATTTCCCTCAGCCTGAAGTTCGTATGATGTTGATGGGATTCGCAGCTCGTGAAGCATTACACATTGCTGCATATTCTCATCTGATTGAAACGCTGGGTTTACCAGAATCTACTTACAATCAATTCTTGGAATACCAAGAGATGAAGGATAAACATGACTATGTACTTGATCTTTCTAGCAGGAATGGTACTATCGCTAGCACTGCTGAGCATATTGCTGTTTTCAGTGCCTTTACTGAAGGGATGCAGCTTTTTAGTTCTTTTATCATGTTGCTTAATTTTCCTCGTCACGGATTAATGAAAGGTATGGGTCAAATTGTTACTTGGTCAATTGTTGATGAAACAATGCATGCTGAGTCGATGATTCGTTTATTTAAAGAATATGTAAAAGAAAACAATGAAATTTGGAACGATGAACTAAAAGGTAAAATCTACACAATCGCTGAACGCATGGTAGAATTAGAAGATAAGTTTATTGATCTTTGCTATCAAGGTGCTGATATGAGAGAATTATCTGCAGCTGATGTTAAACAATACATTCGTTATATTGCCGATCGTCGTCTTATCTCTCTTGGCATGAAGGGAATCTTTAAGGTAAAGAAGAACCCACTACCATGGGTTGAGGAAATGATTAACGCACCAGTACACGGCAACTTCTTTGAGAATCGTGTGACTGACTATGCCAAAGGCGCATTGTCTGGAGACTGGGGAGATGTTTGGGGTAAGGCTGCGTGATAGAATTTAATACATTAAATAATTTTGGTTTTGTTAAAGAAAAACTTCCACAAGAGTTGTTCTCTAAATTAAAAACAGAATGTGAAGAAATAAAAAGTTCAAATAAACAGGAATTTATTTCTGGATTAACTGGCAATGGAGTTGCTAAACATTATCCGCTTGAACAAAATAAAAAAGAATTAGATGGTTATGCTGTTAATATGTTTAATCAATACGATTCTTATTTTAATGTAACAAACGCATCACAACTTAATAGTAAAAAACTTGAAGTTGTTAATGGCAGTACATGGGTAAATTTACAAAATAAACATGAATTTATTCCAAATCATTTCCACAGTGGAATCGCAGCTTATGTTGTTTGGGTAAATATACCATATGAACATAAAATTGAAAATCCAAATGGTGGCACTGCAGGAACATTTCAGTTTGTATATCAATCAATAATCGGAACACCTTTAATCGACTCAATTAAATTTACTAAAGAAATGGAAGGAACAATGATTATGTTTCCTGCTTCTTTAATTCATTGTGTTTATCCATTTTATACATCAGATGATGTTAGAATTTCAATTGCTGGTAATATACTATTTGATTCGGGAATTTAAATGAGAAAAGAAGCAATATGTTTTACATCTTTTTTTACTGAAGAAGAATGTTTGAAGATATGTCAATACCTAGACAGAGATGCCCATCCACAACTTATTGATGTTCCTGCCAATGTTACAAAAAGCGCAAACACAAAACTTATACCTTGGCCAAAAGCGCAGCATTATTTAAGTAATCTAAAAATATTAGTTTTAAAAACAAACGAAACAGAATTTAAGTTTGATGTTGATGACTTTGGATCTACAAATACAATAAATTATAATGTTTATGATTCTAAATATGCTGGACAGTACGACTGGCATGGTGATGCGATGGATACTCATCCAACTAAAGATAGTAAATTAACAGTTGTTGTTTCTTTATCATCAAATTATGAAGGTGGAGATTTAGAGTTTTTTATAAACAAACCAAGACCAATTAATGAATTGAGAACTGCTGGAACTGTGTTAATATTTCCATCTTATATACAGCATAGAGTAACTCCCGTAACAAAGGGAGTAAGAAAAACATTATCCCTTTGGATAGAAGGTCCAAATTTTAGGTAAAAAGATGACAACGAAACATTTCGAATGCGAAGAATGCGGTGCTGAAGGAAAGATTATTATAAAAGGATCTGATACACACTTGGAAGATATTGTGTACTGTCCTGTATGTTCTGGTGACATTTTCGAAGAAGAGGACTTAGAAGAAGACGACTAAATAAATCTACTATGTGGATTTATAAAAATAATGTTGTCGAAGAGTTGCCTGAAGATTGCGTTGGATTTGTTTATGAAATAACAAATCTGACCAACAGCCGTAAGTATATTGGTAAGAAATTAGCCAAGTTTTCCAAAACAACCTATCGAATGGTTAAGTTGAAAAACGGCACAAAAAAGAAAAAGAAAATCAAGTCGAAGATTGACTCAGACTGGATGGATTATTATGGTTCTAGTATTGAATTGAATAAGGATGTTGAAGAACTCGGAAAAGAGAACTTCAAGAGAGAGATTCTTTTCTTTTGTAAATCAAAAGCTGAATGTTCATACATTGAAGCCAGAGAACAATTTACTAGAAGAGTGTTAGAATCAATGGATTATTACAATGGTCAAATCAGTGTAAGGGTTCATGGTTCTCATATCAGAGGAAAGTTATGACATATTTACTATACTTTACTGCCGTCTGTTTATCAGCAGTGGCAGCATACTATTCAATTGCTGGATTGGCATCAATCTTTGCAGCTGCAGTTATACCTATTGTTGTAATGGGTAGCGTGCTGGAGTTTGCTAAGTTAGTTGTTGCTTCATGGATCTATCGCAGTTGGAATCAAATTCCAATACTAATGCGTAGCTACTTTGTTGTAGCATTAGTCATTCTCATGACTTTAACATCCATGGGTATCTTTGGTTATCTATCAAAGGCACACTTAGATCAAGCAGTTCCAACAGGAGATGTTGCTTCTAAGTTGGCGATCTATGATGAGAAAATCAAAACAGAAAAAGAAAACATTGATGCAGCAAGGGCACAACTTAAACAAATGGATGCTGTTGTTGATCAGACAATGGCAAGATCCGATGATAGTAAGGGTGCTGAAAGATCTTTACAAATTAGAAAGAGTCAACAGAAAGAACGCACTAATTTACTGAATGATATTGGCTCTGCTCAAGGTAAGATTGCTAAATTAAATGAAGAACGAGCACCGATTGCTTCAGAACTAAGAAAAGTTGAAGCAGAAGTTGGTCCAATTAAATATATCGCAGCATTATTATACGGAGACAACCCAGACCAAGGAATCTTGGAAAAGGCTGTTCGTATTGTAATTATTATGATCGTTATAGTTTTTGATCCACTGGCAGTCTTGCTTTTAATGGCAGCCAGTATCCCACTTAAAAAAGAAGGAGAACAAAATGGTAGTTCAACCAAAGAAACCAGCAGCGAAGAAAACGACTGCAGCGAAGCCAGCATCGAAAACAAAATCGCCAGCGAAGAAAACCACTACGAAGAAGACACCAACACCATCAACAGAATTAAAGAACGATTCTTCAGAAGATTTGGTAGTCCAGAGCCAACCAGTACCCCAAGTGTGGAACAACGACCTTCAGAAAACAGTACCAGCGCAGGAGTCACCGTCAAAGTCGACGATTCTACCGCACCAGTGGATAGCGCAGAAGTTCAAAAAACTGATTGGTCTATAAATCCTCCACCAAACGATCATCAGGAAATTGAATTAGATTCCGCTGGTCGTGTCATGACTCCAGTTCACCCAGACTTTATCGTGGACTGGAGCAATAAAGATTCATCTCCAAAAGCAGTTCTAAGGGATTCATAAACCGATATGCAACTAAATAGTTGATAATAACAACTATAATGGGTCTAGGAGAATGCAGTGGATCCCCTCACCCTTTTTGCGCTGGCCAATGGAGCAGTTTCTGCAATCAAAGCTGGATGTAAATTATACAAAGATATCAAAGGTGCTGCTGGAGATATACGGGAAGTGCTCAAAGATCTGGACGCACAGTTCCATGGTATGTATGCAGAAAAAGGAAAGACACCACCACCTGCAGCAGTCAAACAGTTTAATGAAGAAAAAGCCAGAGTAAAAGAACTAAACAAGAAAGATTCAGGTGATGTTTATTTCGAGTTGGGTCAACATCTTGGTGCTTTCTTTGACAATCAAGCAAAGTGTATAGCAGTATTTGAAGCTGAAGAAAAACGATCATATGATTTATACACAGGTGATGATTCTGTGGGTAAGCGTGCTTTACAAAGAGTCTTGATGAAAAAGAAACTTGAGCAGATGGAAGTTGAGTTGCGTGAGGTAATGATATATCAAAGTCCACCTGAGTTGGGTGCGCTCTGGACAGAAGTATTACAGCAATCTAAGATAATAAATGCGAGACAGTCTGAAGCACTAAAGCGTCATATTCAGATACAAATGCAGCATGATAGAGAACATGCCAAACTAGTTAAGAATTTAAAAGCATTTGCCAGATGGTTTGGAATGCTAATCGCAATACTTGTTTTTACTATGATTATAATGTGGTTTGTGGTACAAGACAGAATACAAAAGTATCCACAGTTGGGAACTGATTTTGTTCCTAAAACTGAAAAGCAACGAAGAATGGAAGCAGAGCCCAAGCACTATGTAGGAAGATAAATAGAAGAGCCGTAAGTCTAATAATAAAAATAAAAAGGAAGACTAAAATGGAAATGGAACAAATCAAAGATAAAATTAGTGCTGGCGAAGCCAAGGGCGCACTGATCGAAAAGGTAACATTCGCTGTGCTACCCATCATGTTTGCCTGTGTGGTATACTTGATGAACGCTTTGTCTAGTGTCAATCATCAGTTGACCATTCTCGAAAGCAAGATGCAGTTGGTAGTGACATCAGACAACAAACAAGCACCAAACATGGGTGCTGAACTGGCTCGTGAAAAACTACGCCAAGACTTTATGCAGGCTAACACAGAAGCACTATCAAGAAGCGGTGCCAACAAAGCAGTACTGGACACATTAGTATGGCGTGTTCAAGAGTTAGAAAAGTACAAAGAAAAACAAAGTAATACTGCTGGTAAGAAGTAAGTAAATGCTCGATGGAGTTAAGGCTGCTGCAACTACGCTAAAAGAAGCGCAGAAAATAGGTAAAGAACTTGGTTCTGTTGTTTCCGACCAACAAGCTGATATGGAAGCAACAATACAGAAAGAGCACAAGGCTCGTGTTACAGCAAAGTTATCTGAGGCTGCTCGCAAAGCATCACTAGAAGTTAAAGCAGTTGAGAAATTTGAATCTAAATATAGACATGAGCAAGAACTTGCTAAACTAAAAGCTGACACGATTCGTAAGTACGGGAAAGATGCTTGGGCTAAAGTTGAAGCAGAAAAGGCTCTTATAGAAAAAGAGCGTCAAGCAGAATTAACTGCTATGGATATTGATCGACATAAACAACTTGATGTTCTTTGTTGGTGTATGACTGTAGCAGCATTAATAACATACTTTTTAAAATTGTATAAAATATGAGACTAGCGCAATTCGTTTTAATTGTAACTCTTGTAGTTACCACATTCTTGATATGGCTAGAACACCAAGTTAAGATTGTACATTAAGGAACACAATGAAAAAATTATTGGTATTATTTGTATTGACAATGGCTGGTCTAAGCAACTGCGTAACAGCATATGCTTGGACTCAACGAGCACCATTCCCAATTCAACAGTGTCAAGTTCATGCGCCATACGGATTTCCTCAATCACAAGGTGTTCAGCCACTATGCCAACAAGCATATCTAGTTGGTTATGATGCCCCTGCCAAACTACCAAGGTTTGTAACTTATGAATTACTTCCTAATAATGCGTTGGGTTGTGTGGCTCGCACTAATGCTTTTGCCACTAATCAGTTTGTTCCTAATGGTGCTGTTCCTGCTGACTATGCTGGAACTGGTTACGATAAAGGACATATGGCACCTGATGGGGATTTGTCATGGGATACTCAAGTAGAATTTGAATCATTCTTAATGACTAACATGAGCCCACAAGCAGGTTCTCTTAATCGTGGTATTTGGAAACTATTAGAAACTTCAGTTCGTGGTTGGGCTGTTCAACGCAACCAATCATACACAGTATATGTCGGTGGATTATATAACACAACTGACAATCGTATCGGTAATGGTGTAGTTGTTCCGCATGGTTTTTATAAGATTGTTATCAATAATCAAACTAAAGAAATCGCTGGTTGGTCATTTCCTCATGTTGCACCATATCCAAATTTAGGTAACGATTTAACTAAGTTTCGTATGCCAGTTGCTGCCATTCAGCAAGCAGCAGGAGTCCAATACTCATATCCAAAAGGTGCTGTAGAATTGACTCCAGGAAAAGAATGGACAGTTGATTACGGAGCACTAACTAAAGCCAAGCGTGCCAAGTGTGGCGCACAGGCTGAAGAATAATGGCATACTCAAACAAAGTAATCGACCACTATGAAAATCCACGAAATGTGGGTTCTTTAGATAAAAACGATCCAACAGTTGGCACTGGTATGGTTGGCGCACCAGCATGTGGTGATGTAATGAAACTACAAATAAAGGTAGATGAAGATGGTATTATTAGAGATGCTAAGTTCAAGACATATGGCTGTGGTTCAGCAATCGCCAGTTCGTCGCTGGTTACAGAGTGGGTTAAGGGGATGCATATTAACGATGCTGTTAATTTACGCAACTCTCAGATTGCCGAAGAACTAGCATTACCCCCAGTTAAGATTCACTGCTCTATACTCGCAGAAGATGCAATTAAAGCAGCCATTCACGACTATCAATTAAAGTGTGCCTGCCATGATTAATGTAACAGAATCCGCAAAGAAACAACTCGATGAAATCCTTATGGATGAACCGAATGGAAAATATGTAAGAGCATTTATCTCTGGTGGAGGATGCTCTGGTTTTAATTATGGATTTACTATCGAAGAAAACAAAGAAGAAGATGATTTTGTCATTGACAACCTTTTAATTGATGCTTTAAGTATGACTTACTTTGACAATGCTACTATTGATTTTACCAGTGATAAACTAAAAGGTTCACAGTTTGTTATATCAAACCCTAATGCAAAATCTACTTGCGGTTGTGGTAGTTCATTTAGTGTATGAAAAAATTTATACTACTCTTAGTGGTTCTGTGTTTAAATGGTTGTTCAGTTATGGCTATTTCTGCACTGTGGCCAAAGCCACACGATCCAGTTATGTTTGATCAAGTGGTCTCTGTAAAATTATCTGTTGACAAGTTGAGCTGTGATGATAAAAACTGGACAGATGCTGAAACTAAAATTCAACATCTTAAAGTGTATACTGAATTAAGAAAAGATCCACAAGCGCAATCAATTGCTCAGTTAGAAGAAGCAATCGGTAAAGCAAAAAAATCTGATAATAAATTATTCTGCGAAAGCATCCTTAAAATTAACAAGACACGCATCGATGTTGTAGTTGATGCATGGAAGGGAAGATAATGTTAGAAGAATTAAGAGAAGTAGCAGGAATGGGCGGACCAGCAGCAGCACTAGCAAATGAACTGTTAGTTCTTCGCGAACAGTATGAAGCTGGTGACTTAACTTTAGAAGATTATCAATTCTTGGTTCAGCAAGTAGCAGAAGTAAAAGCTGCTCAAGAGTTATCAACTGACGAACAAGCATTTCGTTATATCGTCTCTGCAGCAACTGCGATATCAATGGTGGTATGATGAAATACCGCACGATTTTCATAAGTGATGTACACTTAGGAACTCGTGATTGCCAAGCTGATAAGTTAAATAATTTTCTAAAACATAACACCTGTGAGACTCTATATCTCGTTGGTGATATAATTGATGCTTGGAAAATCCAGCAGAATAAGTGGAGATGGAAACAATCACATACTAATGTGGTTCGTCGCATTCTTGGTCATGCCAAGCGAGGAACAAGAGTTGTTTATGTTGCAGGAAATCATGATGAATTCTTAAGACCAATGATCCCTTACGGATTTTCTTTTGGTCTGATTGAAATACAAAATCAAACAGAACATATCGGAGCAGATGGTAAACACTATCTAATAACGCATGGCGATTTGTTTGATGGAATTACAAGACTTGCTCCATGGCTGGCATTTCTTGGTGATAAATTATATGACTTAGTCCTTGACTGGAACAGCAGATTTAATTGGATGCGTCATAAATTTGGATTCGGTTACTGGTCGTTATCTAAATATCTAAAACATAAAGTAAAGAAAGCATCTGACTTTATGTTTCAGTTTGAAACTAACATAGCAAAATATTGTAAGAAGCGTGGGTTTGATGGAGTCATTTGTGGACATATCCACCATGCTGAGATTAAAGAAATAGATGGCATCATTTATATGAATGATGGTGATTGGGTTGAATCTTGTACTGCTCTCGTTGAACATCATGATGGAAAATGGGAGATAGTAACATGGACAAAGGAGAACGATAATGAAAGTTCAGAAAATAATAAAGAAAATGTATCAAGCGTGTATCAATCATGATGTAGTAAAAGAAAAGAAATTATGGTTGAAAGCATTAAAGAAGTCACTAAAGCATAAGCATACTCAAGTAATTAAATGACAAAAAAGATTTTAATTGTAACAGATAATCTACCCGATCAAATAAATGGTGTCGTTACGACCTACAAAAATATTGAAGCATGTGCGGTTCGGGATGGTTATACTGTTGATTATCTTGATCCCAGCAGGTTCCGTTATGTTGATTGCCCTCGCTACAACGAAGTCAAGATTACCTTTCCGTGGGCAGTGGGCAAGAAGATTAAGGCGATCAATCCAGATTATATCCACATCGCCACAGAAGGTCCTCTGGGTTTGTGGGCTAGAGCATATCTTTCAAAATGTAATATTAGGCACAATACTGCTTATCATACTAAGTTTCCTGAAGGACTTAAAACCCTTTTTGGGATTCCTGAATTTATAACATGGCGATTTGTTAAATGGTTTCATAAACACAGTGGTAAAGTTTTAACCACTACTGATACTATGGTAAAAGATTTAAAAGACCATGGGTTTGATGGAGATGTTGTTCCTTGGACTCGTGGTGTTGATAGAGAAATATTTAATCCATCATATCGTGGCGAAACAGTAGCTGGTAAACCTATACTTGTTTGCGTTGCCCGTGTTAGTAAAGAAAAGAATCTTGAGAAATTCTTTGAAATGGAATATCCAGGAGCCACTAAGATTATGGTTGGTGATGGTCCAATGCTCGAAACATACAAGAAACAATATCCAGAGGTAATCTTCACTGGGTTTAAAACAGGCAAAGCGTTGGCTCAGTACTATGCGAATGCTGATGTGTTTGTATTTCCTAGTCAATGGGAAACATTTGGCATTGTAATGATCGAAGCGATGGCTTGTGGTACTCCAGTTGCAGCATTCCCATGCGATGGACCAAAGGATGTTATTGATGATGGTGTTACTGGATATATGGATGAAAATTTAGCAGATGCAGTTTTTATGTGTATGCAATTAGACAGAGAGAAAGTGTTAGAAGGTAGTCAGCGTTGGACATGGGACAATGCTTGGAAAATCTTTAAAGAAAATCTAACATGAAACGCATATCTTTGTTTATGCGCCATCCAGAGTGTTCCGAGGATTGTGCATATGCAATGGTGCATGCGTTATCTTCTGAGTATCAGATAAGAATATTCGAAGAGAAGGAGTTAGATGATGATAATTTCTTTCACAATCTTGATGTTATTGCTTTTCCTGGCGGGATTGGGGATAGCGACTCATATCCTAATTTCTTCACTAGAACCAGATCGAATCGAGTCGCCAGATTTTTGGAGAGTGGTGGCCATTACCTTGGCATTTGCATGGGTGCTTATTGGGCTGGAAAGCGTTACTTCGATATACTTGATGATGTCAATCCTGTTCAATATATAAAGCAATCAAATGCTGACATAAAAAGAAGCTACGGAACAGTAGCTTCAGTAACATGGAACAATCAACAAGAAGATATGTACTTCTATGATGGTTGTGCACTAATCGGTGATGAAGAAAAATTTAAAGTAATTGCTCGCTACGCAAACAATGATCCTATGGCAATCATACAAGGTAGGATAGGATTAATTGGCTGTCATCCTGAAGCACCTGAGTACTGGTTTCAGAAACCATGGCAATACATACATAAATACTATAATGGTGGTCGACACCATGACTTACTGTTGAATTTTGTAAATGAACTTACGGAGAATTAAATGAATAAACCTGACAAGAATTTTAAATTAAGCAAAACTGCAAAGCGTATGGCTGCAAGTTTTGTTGACCCACATGTCCGTGGAGCATTCTTGCGTCTTATGGTAGATGCTGAGATGGAGTCTAAAAAGGCACCACCAAGACACGAAAAAGGATCAAAAAGGGATACCCCTACAGAGTAAAGGGTTATCTATCATCCTGCAAGCCCCACCCAGCGTGGGGCATTTTTTTGCTTGCTATTAATTCATAAATGCGGTATAATTATTCTATCGACTTGAAAAAGTAAGGAATTTTTATGCAAATGCTTCATACAAATTTAGGAAAATCAAAAAAGCGTAAGCCAGATGCCAAAGCACGCAAGTTGCGTGAGGACTGGGAAAACATGTTAAAGAAGTATGCCACAAAGACTTCGACTGCTCCACAAAAGCACCAGAAACTCAGTGAGTCAGACTTCCTCGGGAAACCTGCTTGTCGTGAGACACCTAAGATTCCGAGTCTTCCTTTTACTGGCGCACCATGTTTCAAAAAGCCAAACCCTGTTTATACAGGTACAAAGGTAAAAGGTATCGGTACCATGCATAAAAGCAATGCCGTTCCAATTTTTAGTGATGAAGAAGCAGTTGCGATTGCGACAATGAGAAGGGGTTAATGTGAATCTAAACAAATTTTTTAATGAGTTGGCTGCGGATAATTCTCGCAACTTTAAACTTGACACACTGAAAACAAATGTCAACGATGTTGTTCTGCGTCAAGTTATTTCTTTGGCGTTAGATCCCTTCACGAATTTTTATCAGCGTAAGATTCCTGCATATAAACCAAATCATACAAGCGTAAATCTTAATTTGAAAGATGCGTTTCCGTATCTCTATCAGTTGTGTAATCGTTTGGTCACTGGCAATGCTGCCATTGATAAGCTGACCGAAGTGCTTGAGTTGGTTTCAGCTGATGACGCAAAGGTGCTTGAGCGTATCATTAAGAAAGATTTGATGTGTGGTGTTTCTATCTCGACAGCGAATGCTGTTTGGCCAGGACTCATCAAAGAATATCCTGTTATGTTGTGTTCAGGATACGAGCAGAAGTTGGTTGATAAAATCAAATTCCCTGCCTATGCGCAGTTGAAGATGGATGGTATGAGATTTAATGCTATCGTCAAAAACGAAACTTGTGAATTCCGCAGTCGTAATGGTAAAGAAATCTTGTTAGATACAGACTTGAAAGATCAGTTTATTGCCATTGCTGCTGGATCAGACATGGTATTTGATGGTGAGTTAATGGTAATGGATCCTGATGGTTGTCAATTTATGGATCGTCAAACAGGTAATGGAATTTTAAACAAGGCTGTTAAGGGAACTATCTCAGCGAAAGAAGCAGACATGGTTCATGCTTCAGTATGGGATGCTGTTCCCTATGTTTTGTTTGAAGATTCATACTGCGATACACCCTACTCTCGTAGGTTTTCTAAATTGAAAGCAATTCTAGATGTTGTTCCATTTAAAACCGAAAAGAAAATCTGGATAGTTACCAGTGATGTTGTAAATACGCTTGAAGAAGCAACAGAAATTTTTGAGGGATATCTTGCGCAGGGTTTAGAAGGTATTATCTTGAAAGATGGCTCAGGTGTTTGGGAAGATAAACGAGCAAAACACCAAATTAAGTTCAAAGGCGAACTCGAATGTGATTTGAAAATTGTTGGAACTGAGCCACACAAAAAGAAACCTGATTGGCTGGGTGCAATAATATGTGAGTCTGCCGATGGTATCGTTAAAGTTAATGTAGGAAGTGGATTCAATGACACGCATCGCAAATCGTATAAAGAGAAAAATCTTCTTGGGAAGATTGTCGCTATCAAATACAATGCTAGGATTAAAAATAAAACTGGCGAAGAAAGTTTGTTCCTCCCAGTATTTGTCGAACTACGGGAAGACAAAGATCGTGCGGATAATTCTAAGGAAATAAAATGAACACATTGTTTGATGATGAAGTTGTAGAATTAACAGATAGACAGCTGTATAAGCGTGATCATAATGCACAACGAAGATCTTCTTACTATGTTGGAGCATTCCCCAGTGCTGATGAGATTGAAAGGTTTTTCTCACAAGAAAGATTGCCTTCTATGAAAAGTTCTGCGAAACAGCGTAGAAAGGGTGAGGGTATTGAGTTTGATCTTGAAGCAAAAATGATTAGAAATCTTTGGATAATTCAAAAAGGATTATGTGCTTATACAAAACAACCCATGACATTATTTCAAAACGACGAAAACAATGTTCCTTGTAAAACAAATGTATCAGTTGATCGTATAGATTCTTCAAAGGGTTATGTATATGATAACATTGTTCTTTGTCGTACAGATGTTAATATTAGTAAGGGTGAGTGGACAAGAAATGAGTTTCTAATGAACGCAAGAGTTTTGTTGGAGAATGAGCATTTTGTTGAAGAGATAAAACTGATGAAAGAAAATGCAAAACCAAAAGGACTTGACCTATTATTTGCAAACTGATTTGACGAAAATTCAAACTTCAAGTATAATAGTTCTATAGATTAATTAAAAGGAAATGCTATGCCAAACTGGTGTGATAATTCTGTGACGATTACTGCCGATAAAGAGAAGATCGATGTTATCGAAGCTGCTCTAAACTCTGACTCGAAACAATTGTTTAATGCTATTCGCCCAAATCCTAGTGGTGAGTGGCAATATGAATGGTCGGTTAATAATTGGGGCACCAAATGGGATGCATCGGTTCATGACTGGAATCGTGAAGACGATAACACTATTTGGATTTCCTTTGACTCTGCTTGGGCACCTCCTACAATTTTGTATGAATTCATGGTTGAAGAAGGTGGCTATGATGTTAGAGCATACTACTGGGAAAGTGGTATGGGATTCGTTGGTAAATTCGAAGATGGCTACGATGACTATTATGACTATGACATCAGCGATCGCGAAAGCATCGAATCGTTGCCTGAAGATGTTGTTGACTATGCAGATCTAATGACATGGCATGAAGAGTGGGTTGAAGAAAACAAGGATGAAGTATGAAAGTAGTAATTAATAGATGTTTTGGTGGATTCGGTATCTCAAATATCGCATTCGAGAAATTGCTTGAACGCAAGGGTATTGCATTTGATAAAGTGCCAGCCAAGTATCCAATTCGTGGAAATGATTCAGACTACTACAAAGCAGGTAGTCCACAATCTGATGCGACATACCTAAGTGAGTATGAGTTCTATGAACAGCGCAATGATCCAGATTTGATTGCTGTGATTGAAGAGTTGGGCAAAGACTCATGGGGTTGGGCATCAGAACTAGCAATCTTGGATATTCCAGATGATGTCAAATGGCACATCCATGAGTACGATGGACTTGAACATGTAGCTGAAGATCATAGGACTTGGTCATGAGAAAAGAATTAGATGAAGCACTCTGTGCAAAGTATCCGCTGATCTTTAAAGATCGTAATGAGAACATGCAGAACACAGCTATGTGTTGGGGATTCTCACATGGTGATGGCTGGTATAATATTATTGATACTCTTTGTGGTTTATTGACTTCTGAATATCGTGGAGCAAAAAGTCGTTACGACCATCTTGTAGAAGTTGGTGTTGGTAATGTTCTTTATGGAACAAAAACAGTAACACAAGAATCTATTGATACAGCCAAAACTAAACTCGATGAAGAAACATTGAAAGTTCCAGTTGCTGTTCAAGTAAAAGAGAAATTCGGTGGACTTCGATTCTATGTTCAAGCTGCAACTGATAAACACTACAGCTACATTAGTTTTGCAGAGTCAATGAGTTATCGTACTTGTGAACAGTGTGGTTCTCCAGGAAAAACATATACTGATGGTTGGCATACAACTCTGTGTGATATTCACGCAGCAATGATGGGTAAAGAAGAACAGTACGAATCTGATGAAGGGGATGAAGATGTTGTATAGTAAAGACCAATTACCAGATATCTTCCAAAAGATTGACGACCTTATCGTTGGCTCAGGATTCAAATCATACAAAGAATCTGCTCCATCATATATCATGGGTAAAAATTGGACCGATGAGTTGCGTGAGAAAAATGGATATACCCTTATCGATGGTGAGTGGTATACAGTAAAACCTGTACAAGCAGTTTGGGATGTGTTCAAGAAAGATCTTGAGCAGATGATGGACGATATGTCTGATCAACGAAAGAAAATGGATCGGCAAAATCGAAGACTTTATGAAATGGAATATGGTCTTAGAGTTGCCCGAAAGTCATTAGAAAAATCTCTTACCGAATTTGAACAGGAAAATTGAATAATGGCTTATGATAGAAAGGTGCCAGCTTTGCTACAATCTAAACAACCAGTAACAGATACACTGACACTGACAGTGAAGAGAGAATTTATCGAAGGTTATGTTCTTAAAAAGAACTGGCCAGCCTATGGAACCAACCACCCAATCCTAGTATCTGCTGAACCAGTAGAGAATGGTGATGGTGATTTTATTAAAGTGAAAGTGATACCCTGTGATGCCGATTAGTCAAAGCGTAAAGTCTTATGCTGAGTTAGATATCAGCGAAGACTATCAAATTAGAATAGAACATATGCATGATAAGAAATATGATCTTCATGAAATTCTTATCAAGCGTAAAATTCTAGATTCAGAAACAAAACAAGATACAGAAATGCTATCTGATATTCGATTTAATTTAGATACAGCAATGTTTCTACAATTTTGTAAATTTTTTCAAAACATAGGTGAGGTTCGTTATGGTATCAAGTAACAGTGGGATTGATTTTATTCAACTAGCAAAAGCATCTGGTGTAGATCCAGAAGCAATTATGAAAGAACCAGAGTTCGCTGAATATCTGCGTGGTTATCTCAGCGAAAGCACAATTACTGTAACCTTCACCAAGAAAGATGGTACGAGTCGTGTTATGAAGTGTACTAAACAATATGACTTGATTCCTGCTGACAAGCAACCGAAGGGTACTGGTTCAACACCGACAGGTGATGCAGTTGCTGCATTTGATTTAGAGAAACAAGAGTGGCGTTCTTTTAACACTGGTAATATTACTCGCATTGAATGGGGAACAGTATGACACAATCAGTATCTAGTCCAGAAGATCGTTTAAAGATTAAGAAATTACTTGCTGAAATTAGTGGATCAATGACTCGCATTGAAGCAGAGCGTGATTTGATTCGCGAAACAATCAAGGATATGTCAGAGAAATTTTTACTTCCAAAGAAAACCCTTGCTCGTATGGCAAGGGTATATCATAAGCAAAACTACACTCAAGAAGTAGCGGAGCATGAAGAGTTTGAAGACTTGTATGAAACAATCGTTCAGGAGAAAAACAATGGGTAAAATCGGAATCGCACTTGTAGTTATTGTTGCTCTAATAATTCTTGCCCCAGTTGCAACAATTTGGTCATTGAACACATTATTCCCTGTGTTGAATATTCCACTGACACTAGACACTTGGATGGCTGCGCTGATCCTCGGTGGTGTAGTCGGTGGATCCACTGGGTTGTCGTTCAAAAAATAATGCTTGACATTAATTCGTAAATAGGGTATAATTAATACTTAACTGAGGAGAATACCCTATGGCTACAACAGCTAAACGAAACGAGATTATTGCTAAAGCAGAACGCATGGCGAAAGGGTCGGAGCAACAACTCCGACCTGAATCATACAAGCGTGATCTCATTATTGCCTTGAATTTTTACAACTCGAGTCATGATGACAAAGATAAAAAGAAATGGCTACTAAGTCACATTGCTAAGACCGACAAGAAACTGGCTGTGCAGTTGAACAAACTTGACGAGAAACTTTTCCGTCACGCTGGTATCCTTGCTCGTCTTAAAGATGGTGGTTCAGAGTTGGAAGAGAAAGAGGAATTATATCTTACCAATGCCATCAAGAAACTGACAGACACAGTTGCGCCAGCAGTGGTTGTTGTGTCTGATGAAGAAAAGGCTGAGAAAGCAGCAAGCAATGTCATCTCTATTCAAGAGCGCATGATGGAAAAGGCTCGCGAGATGGCAGGTGAATTCGAAGGTATGATTGACGACTTTGTCCTTGAGGATAAAAAGTTCGATGCTGTCAAAGAATTGAAACACTATCAAATCAGTGGACCAGTTGCTAAACTTATCGCACCTCTGTTTGACAAAACGATTGCTGAGTTGGAAGAAGTCCTTGAAGGTAATGACGAACAACTCAACGAAGGTTATAGTCACCTCAAGAAAACAAAGATCAAAAACATGCTTGCTTTGTATAAGTCTATCGGCGAAGCGTGTGGTCTTCAAGTTCAGGTTGCCAAAGCAACTCGAGCACCAAGACTTCGTAAAGAGAAACCAGCTGGTAAGTTGGTTGAGAAGATGAAGTTCATGAAGGAATTCCCTGAGTTTGGCATCAAGTCTGTGCTTGCGACGACTATCATCAACAGTCAAGAACTGTGGGTGTATAATACTAAGTACAAGAAACTTCAGGTCTATCGTGCCAACGATGCGAAGGGTTTGAGTGTTAAGGGCACTACGATTATTGGTTATGAAGTAACGACTTCTGGTAGCAAAACATTGCGTAAGCCAGAGTTGGTAAAAGATTATGCTGCGATGGGCAAGCGTCCACTGTCTGCTGCTTTTAAAGCGTTGACCACTAAACAGGCTGCTGTTAATGGTCGTGTGAATGAAGAATGTATCCTGTTGAAAGTATTTTAAAATGATTCTAATTGACTATTCGCAGGTTTCCCTTGCTAACATCCTATCCTTCAAGAAGGAACTGATGTCAGGCGATGCTAAACAAACAACTGACTTGATTCGCCATGCGACTCTATCAACCATCAAATCATACAAGAAAAAGTATGGTAAAGACTATGGTGATATTGTCATTGCTTGTGATGGGCGTAACTACTGGCGTCGTCAGTACTTTGAACACTACAAAGCAAGTCGCAAGAAAAATCGTGACGCATCCGATCTAGATTGGGGCATGATTTTTGACACGCTAAGTAAAATTCGTGAGGAACTGATTGAGTTCTTTCCATACAAAGTTATGCATCTTGACCAGTGCGAAGCTGATGACATCATTGCGGTTCTGACACAACAGACTCAAGAGTTTGGGTTCAATGAAAATGTGATGATTGTTTCAAGCGACAAAGACTTTAAACAGTTGCATAAGTTTGACAATGTTAAACAGTACAGCCCTCTCTTGCGTAAGATGATTACTGCCAAGAAGTCTGAGATTCATGAAAACTATATTACTCACATTGTTAAGGGTGATACTGGTGATGGTATTCCAAATATTCTGAGTAAAGATGATTGTTTTGTTGTTGGTAGTCGGCAGACACCTGTGTCCTCTAAACGATTGGCTGAGTTTATGGCTGATGGATTTATTGCTTGTCGCAATGATGAAGAAAGACGCAACTGGCAACGCAATCAGATTTTGGTAAACTTTGATCACATTCCTGATGACATTAAGAAAGTGATCCTTGATACATACCTAAGTATTAAACCAAAAGGCGACAAGATGGCAATTATGAATTATCTCATTGCCAACAGATGTCGGTTGTTACTTGACGAAATAGAGGAGTTTTAAAATGGCACAGCCACTAACAGAAATTTTGTCTGCTATGAATGCAGACCCAAAGAATCTTGACAAGTTCAAGGATCGTATCCCAGCACTTAAAATTATTTTTGAGTATGCGTATATGCCCGATAAAAAATGGTTGTTGCCTGATGGTGAACCACCATACAAAACATCAGCTGAGCCATTGGGTATGACACCAACAAACCTATACACAGAATTGCGTAGATTCTATGTGTTTTGTCGTGCTGACTTGAAACAACTTCAGCGTGAGCAGATGTTCGTTGGACTTATGGAAGGTATCCATGAAGACGAAGCCAGAATGCTTATTGCAATCAAAGACCAAAAACTCAACAAACTTTACCCAAAACTCACTAAAAAGTGGGCTGAGGACAATGGTTTCATCCCAAAAACGGAAAAACCAGCCAAAAAGTAGTCCTAAGTCTTTGTTTTTAAACCATTTTTATTAACCCTACCGAGTGTAGGGTTTTTCACGATAGTGCTTTACATTAATTCAGAAATCAAGTATAATTATCTTATGATGATTAAAAAGGAACTGAAAATGACTGAATTTGAAAAGAACTGCTACGGCATGCCTGAGTCTGACATTCGCGAACAGTACATGAATAGCATCACTGCTAAGTTGTCTGGTCTTGAAATGGTTGTGATGGGTATAATGTCTGACTGCCAGCATATGCTTGAGTATGGGTTCAGCAAGGAAGATATTCGTAAACAGATGAATGTTGCGAAGTTTATCCTTGGTGAAATTATGGAAGCAAAAATGGAAGAAAGGGTTTAATCATGGCTGCGATGAAAGATCTTTGGGAAAATATCCACTACTCGCTTGACACATTTCGTGGTCCACACAACTACAAATCTTGTCAAGAAATTGCCGATGACTTGGGTTGTCCAGTTGAATGGGTGAACGAAATTGTTCAACAACGCTGGGATGAGCGAGTTGGTAATCTTGTAAAAATTGAGGAACCAGTATGACACAAGAGCAAGTTGCAGATTTACATGCGAAAATTATGGATTTACTTGACGAAGGGTTGAAACCTATCTCCGTCTCGGCGATCCTTGATGTTCCATTGGAAATGGTTTATGATGCAGTCGAACAGAATGACGAATTTGAAGATGATGTTTTTGTAGTTTATGATGAAGAAAGTGAATATGGTATTGATGAATGAAATGAATGAAGTGCAGAAGGAAATCCTTCTGATTACGCAAGAAGAATGTGCCGAGGTAACTCAGGCGATTAGTAAAGTGTTTCGGTTTGGTACCGCAGACAAATACAAGGGTTTGACAAATCGGGAACATCTTGAAGAAGAAGTTGGCGATTTAATGTGCATGATTGACTTGCTTATTGACAATGGGATTGTCCGTGAGTCAGCTGTAATGACAGCGAAAAATGAGAAGCTGAATAAGTTGTTGACATGGTCTAACATTTTTAAGGAAACAGTATGATACAGTCAGGATTCAAAGGGTTTATTACCAGCGATTGGGATCGCGATAATTTAGAGTTTCTGTTGAATACCAAAGGCGATGACTTTACTGCATTCTGGGAACAGTCTGATGAAGACGACAGAGTTTATGCTCAGCAATTGCTTGACGCATACTCTCGTGAATTGAAACTGAAAGCAGAGATGCTTGAGATTGAAGCAAAGTTGGATAATTTTGATGAAGCAAAATCTTTACTTGGAAAGGTAATGGCGAAATGAAACAGTATTTTGATTATTTGGAACAATTGCGTAAGAGTGGTGTCACCAACATGTTTGGCGCAGCACCTTATCTTCAGCAAGAGTTTGGTTTGACTAAACACCAAGCACGAGATATACTAATGCAGTGGATGGGAAAACACAAATGACTGATGAAGATTTGATTGCATTGTCAATGAAAATTGACGGAACAATGATTACATGGGCAGAACAACATAAGATGAGTGCCTTGAGCATGAGCGCAGTGATGTTGGCTCGAATGATGTTGCTTTGTGACTCACTTGGTGCTGGTGAAGATTTTAGAACATTGTGTTCTGAGATTTCTAACCAACCAATGAAGAAAACTGAAGAGGTAGTACATTGAAACAGAAGTGGGTTGATGCCTTCATGGATACAGCTGAACGATTTGCTCAGTTGTCTTCAGCGAAGCGATTGAAAGTTGGGGCTGTCGTAGTCAAGGATAATCGTATTATCTCGATTGGTTACAATGGTATGCCAGCTGGTTGGACAAATGAATGCGAGAATGTGGTTCAGTTGTCTGATGATACTGTTGTTTTGAAAACGAAAGATGAGGTTATTCATGCTGAAGCAAATGCTATACTCAAGTTGGCTCGTGATGGAGAAAGTGGCAATGGTAGTACTCTATTCTGCACCCATGCTCCCTGTATTCATTGCGCTAAGTTGGTTCATGGCGCAGGAATAAACACAGTCTATTATCGTGATGCGTATCGTGATGAAGACGGAATTAATTTTCTGAATAGTTGCAAAATAAATGTAAAAAAGATTGACATTTAATCAAATTGAGTGTATAATTACTATAAATAAACGATAAGGACTTAGGTTCTTATCAAATTTTCAAGGAATAAATTTTCAAATGTTACTAAGATCGATATCCATGCAGAAGCATCCGCTCCCACTGTTTAGTGGCTGGACATGCTCACGCACAGTATCATCATTAGGATATGCGATTGAGAATGATTCAGGGGGTTTTGGTAAGTAAGTCTTAGACTACAAATTTATTTACCAAAACCCTCGGAGATGAAAGTCCCGAGGGTTTTTTGTTTTATACCCTACTAATTTGTAGGGTTATTGATTGACTTATATTTCGTTTCGATGTATAATTCAATCCTGCTCTTTAAAAATTTCGCGATAGTTGTTGGGGTATAGTGAAGTGGTATCACAACGGATTTTGATTCCGTCGTTCTTGGTTCGATTCCAAGTACCCCTGCCAAACTAAAATACATTGGGTTACCAAAACCAGTAGGTGATCTAGGAGTTCAGGATACTCGACGGAGTATCGCTCGCTAGATTACACGAAAGATGGAAACGAAGTCGTAAGACGGATACGGTGGTCACGCTGGAGAAAGTTGGAATGTAATGTGAGAAGCGACCAATCGCTGGACGACAGCGTGGTTAGCCATCGGGTGATGGTTGTTGCTGATCATCCCAGTGTATTTTAGTTTGGTATATGCACCATTCGTCTATCGGTTAGGACATGTCTCTTTCACAGACAAAAGGAGGGGTTCGATTCCCCCATGGTGTACCAAAGTTTTGGAAGTGTGTGCTGAATTGGTTGAAGGCAACGGACTGTAAATCCGCCACATAAGAAACGCTGTAGGTTCGAATCCTACCACTTCCACCAGTTTTTTGGCTCGTTCATATAATGGTCATTATACCTGTCTGTCTAACAGGATACAGGGGTTCGATTCCCCTACGAGTCGCCAAAATTTTTGCCGAGGTAGCTCATCTGGTAGAGCACTTGTTTGAAGCACAAGGTGTGGTAGGTTCAAGTCCTACTCTCGGTACCATATTATGCCCCATTGGTGAAATGGATAATCATACTGTGCTACGAACGCAGAGGTAGAGGTTCGATTCCTTTATGGGGTACCAATTTTTAGGAGAAGAACGATGAAGCGAAAGATGATCGCCAAGCAACGCAACCAGTTCGTTGTTCTGGCATTGTTTAGAAAAGCTGGTGCGCATCGCAAAACAAACAAAGCATTGCGCAGGTTAGATAAGATTCGGGGGTATAACTTAACGGAAAAGTAGTCGGCTTTTAACCAACAAATCAGAGTTCGATTCTCTGTGCCCCTACCAAGAACTTTTTGGTGTGACTATGATGTAATGGTAGCATCAGAGATTGTGATTCTCTTCGTGTGGGTTCAACTCCCACTAGTCACCCCAAAAAGTTTTTAGTGATATAGCAAAGTGGTAATGCGCTTGCTTCATACGCAAGTTATCGTAGGTTCGAATCCTACTATCACTACCAGATACGGAAGGTTAATTCAGCTGGGCTGGACTCTGTTTTGAAAGCAGAAGGTGTGCGAAAGCGCATGGAGTTCGATTCTACCATCCTTCCTCCATATTATACTCGGTAGACCGAATGGTGAGGTACTGTCTTGATAAGGCAGCTGTAGATGGATCGTAACCATCACCGAGTACCAGTGCCCCACTGGACAAATTGGTAAAGTCGCTTCTCTCAAAAGGAAGAGGTATCCCTGTTCGAATCAGGGGTGGGGTACCATAGTTAATGCCGAGGTGATGGAATTGGTATACATGTTAGTCTTAGAAACTAAATCTTGTGGGTTCGAGTCCCACCCTCGGTACCAAATGCCTTGTTATTTCAGTGGTAGAATGTCTCTTTTACACGGAGAAGGTCGGCAGTTCGAATCTGTCACAAGGTACCAAGTTTTTATGCAGGATTAATTCAGTGGTAGAATGTTTCGTTGCCAACGAAAATGTCATCGGTTCAAATCCGATATCCTGCTCCAGTATATTCCGAAGTAGCACAGCGGTAGTGCAGTTGACTGTTAATCAATTGGTCGCAGGTTCGATCCCTGCCTTCGGAGCCAGTTTTATTCGGAGTGTAGCGCAGTCTGGTAGCGCACCTGCTTTGGGAGCAGGGGGTCCAAGGTTCGAATCCTTGTACTCCGACCATGTTTTGGGGGATTAGTGATAATGGGAGCACATGTGCTTTGCAAGCATGAAGTGGGAGTTCGATCCTCCCATCCTCCACCAAAATTTTTGCCCTATTAGTATAATGGTATTACACCTGTTTTGTAATCAGGTTACGGCAGTTCGATTCTGTCATGGGGCACCAAATATATCTCAGTAGTGTAATGGCAGCACGATAGTCTCCAAAACTATTAGTCGGGGTTCAAGTCCCTGCTGGGATGCCAAGTTAGGAAGATGGGCAGGATGGTAATGCAGCGGATTGCTAATCCGTAGAGTGTAGTAATACGCTCACAGGGTTCGACTCCCTGATCTTCCACCAGTGTATTGCCCCGATCGTTCAATGGATAGGACATGATTCTTCTAAAGTCATTATGGGGGTTCAATTCCCTCTCGGGGCACCAAGTTTGCGGATATGATGGAATTGGTATACATATCAGACTTAAAATCTGAGTTCTCCGAGTTCGAGTCTCGGTATCCGCACCAATGTTCCTTTAGCATAACTGGTCAATGCTGTCAACTCATAATTGATAAGATGAGGGTTCGAATCCCTTGGGGGACACCAATCTAAATAGTAGAACAAGAAAGGGAATGATATGAATGTTCTAGCACTGGACTCATCAGGTTTACCAAGAGCATGGGTAAATTTTGATGATGCAATTTGTTACCACGCCAAAGACCAAGTTGTTTGGTCGCTTGGTGAAACTATCGCGACATACCGTGGTGGCTACCGTAACGATGGGACACAGTCAGTACTAGAAACTAAATCAATCATTGCCGTAAAAGGTAATACCTCTATCGAAAGAATTGGTAAAGTTGTTCTAACAAACAAAACATTGTTCGGTAGAGACAGACACATGTGCGCTTACTGCGGTGATGTACATGGTTCTGGTCATTTGTCTAGAGATCATATTCATCCTGTTTCAAAGGGTGGTCTGAATATCTGGATGAATGTGGTTACTGCTTGTTTGAAGTGCAATGCCAAAAAAGGTAGCAAGTCACTAGAGAAAGCAAATATGGAACTTTTATATGTTCCGTACGAACCAAACCACTACGAAAGAATGATTTTAGAAAACAGACAAATTCTTGCTGATCAAATGGATTACTTGTTATCGGGTGTTCCTAAACACAGCAGAGTAAGGTTAATGTAGGTGTGCGCTGAATGGCTAGGCAGCAGATTGCAAATCTGAATAATGCAGGTTCGATTCCTGTCACCTACTCCAAATAATTGCATTCGATTTGACATTTTAGTATAAGTCGGGTATAATTACTATATGGGCTCGCAGCTAACCACTGCTAATGTGATCCGCATGAGAGAAACTGATTGGCTATCAGTAGGATGGTTCTCCCTTTGAATAGGGCATGAGTAAAATCATGGGTCGACCTAACCAGCGTTGGCAACACGAGAGTTCTGTCCGTGGCGAGTGGGTGGAGGGTATGCGTGATGGATATGAGAGACAACCAACTAAATCCTGATGTACTATAATTACCACGACGGACAGGAAGCATTTGCGGGATTAGTTTAATGGCAAAACTAGAGATTTCCAATCTTTCGTCATCAGTTCGATTCTGATATCCCGCTCCATTAGTTTAGTGTTATCAAGGTAATCGTCATAGGACGCTATGACTACTCGACAGTTAGGGTGCGACTGACACTGTCTGATATAACTGCCACTCGCTCGCCAGTGTTAGCTACATTTTTGGCAAATCGGCACGATAGCACTAAACTAATTGAATATTATGCATAGAAGAGTTGATAATTTATTTGCTACACCTATTGGGATCTCGAATCTAGATCATAGTGTATGTTCAACTGCAAAACAAGAAGTTCAAAAACTTCTTGATAAAGAATCTCTTTCTAAAAGTTTATCAGGAAGCACCAAAGATAATCTAAACACACTATCACAATTTAAAGAATTAGTTAAACACATTGATAATGAAGTTCAATCATTCTCAACAGAAGCATTGGGACTAGAACAAAATTCTTTGAGTCTTTCTTGTATGTGGAGTAATTCTCAAATTGGAAATACTGGAAATGGACACAGAACACATCAACACCCAAATTCATTTTTATCAGGTGTTGTTTACTTAAATGTTCCAGCTGACAAAGATATAGGCGATATATCTTTTATAGATCCAAGACCAGCAAAAATGATGCAGCATGGAAATTTTATAAAAGAATCCCCAATCTCATACAGGGCATGGAAATACAAACCAGAGTTCGCTTTGATGCTTCTGTTTCCCAGTTGGTTAGAACATTGTACTGATAGATTTACAACAGATACAGATGAGTGTAGGATTTCATTAAGTTTTAATTATGCGCTTACTAAGTGTTCAATAAACACAATGAGAATCGTATAAATACTTTACTCGCCCCTCTGGCTCAGTTGGTAGAGCAGCGCATTAGTAATGCGAAGGTCGGCAGTTCGAATCTGTCGAGGGGCACCAAAATTTTAGGAGAATAGTTTGACAATACCGCAAAGGCAAAAAGAATACGGCAGAGGTAAACATCGAGAGAAACGCTACGATGGCAGTAAGGTAGAAGTTCAAGATGGTAGATTTGAACAAGCACTGCGTCTGTTCAAGCGTAAGATTGAAGCGAATGGTCTATTGCAAGAACTTCGCGATCGTCAGGAATATCTTAAACCATCTATTCAAAGAAAGTTGGCAAAGGGTAGAGCAAAGGCAAGATGGCGCAAGCAGATTCGTTCTCAACAATTACCTGAAAAATTATATTAAACAATCGCGGAGTAGAGAAACGGTATCTCAGAAGTTTCATATGCTTCAGTTGGTGGTTCGATTCCGCCCTCCGCAACCAAATATATTATGCTTTCACATTCAGTAAATCAACTTTATAATTTTATTGGTGGCTGGTACAACGATACTACTCTTATAGACCAACTTATTAAATTTCATAAAGACAGTCCAGATAAGTTACCTGGAAAAGTTACTGCTGGTGTTGACAAGTCGATTAAACAAAGCACTGATGTAATGCTCAGTGGTGATATAATAAAAGAATATAGTAATTATTTACAAAAATCTATTGATGAGTATATAAAAGAATATCCATTTTGTAATCACTATTCTCCGTTCAAAGTTATACAAGCAGCAAATGTACAACACTATAAACCAAATGAAGGGTTCGTTGCTTGGCATACTGAACGAGCAAAAACTAAAGAACCACATTGTTCAAGACATTTGGTCTTTATGACATATCTAAATACTGTTACTGATGGAGGAGAAACAGAATTTTTCCATCAAAAAATAAAAATTAAACCAGAAAAAGGTTTAACATTGATTTGGCCAGCAGATTGGACATTTACTCACAGAGGAATTACTTCACCAACTCAGGAAAAATATATAATTACTGGTTGGCTTAATTATGTTGAATGACTAATGATTAAAATAATTGACAATTTTATCCCAGTATCGTATCAAGAGCACATAAAACAGCTCGTAAGAAGTAATGAGTTTGGTTGGTACTATACTCACGACATAACTGACCCAACGAAAGTTATCAATAATTCTCCTGGATTTAGGCATGTTTTTGTTGCCGAAAATGGTACTGTCTGTAGTCCACATTGGAATTTCTTTGCTCCTCTGGTGCATTATGGTTGCGAGCAAGCAGGAATTCAAACATCTTCCGTTCTAAGGGCAAGATCGTTTCTTCAACTCCCATTAAATCAAGATTTTCTTCCAAAGAAGCTGGACGATTTACACATAGACACGCATATCGATCATCTAGTTATTTTATACTATGTGTTTGATTCTGATGGTGATACTTTAATTTCATCTAAGTATAAAGAGAATGGTGTTTTAGAAACTGGATGTAGTATAGAAGATCACGATTTAGTTCAAAGAATAACACCGAAACAAGGTAGGGTTGTTTTGTTTGATGGTAGTATGTATCATACAGCGGAACAACCTAAAAATAATGTTCGATGTATTATAAACATCGATGTAATGACAATTAAGGGATTACATGTATAACAGAAAACTGGCAGTAATTGGGATTGGCACCGCAGGTATTCAGGCACTATGTCATTTTCTTTCTTGGTTAAACGAAGACTGGGAAATTACTTCAATCTACGATAATAATATTCCCATCGTCGGGATTGGTGAAAGCACCAACCCAACATTTACGAATGCGATAGAATGGGGTTTAGATTTTGATTTAATTCGCGATTCAGAATTGTTAGATGGAACATTAAAATATGGAACACACTATAAGAACTGGCGTGGTAATGAGTTTAAGAATCCACTATTAAATGGAACAGCAGCAATACACCTTAATACATTTAAATTAAAAGAATTTGCGTTTGAGCGATTCCCTAAACTTTGGGGTCAAAAATTTAAAGAAATTACTGGAACTGTAACAGACATGGTTGATAGTGATGATTATGTTACTATGAAAATCAATGGAGTTGAACATCAATTTGAGTATGTTATTGATTGTACTGGATTTCCGAAATCTTATGAAGGATATACTGTTATAACTGATGCGCCAGTGAACCATGCTTTGGTGCACAACAAGAAAACTGTTATCGCAACAAAATATGAACCAACATGGACTGGACATACAGCAACCAAGGATGGCTGGATGTTTACTATTCCTCTTCTGAGCAGAACCAGTTATGGTTACTTGTTTAATGACAATGATACAACAGTTGAACAAGCCAGAGAAAATTTTGCAAAAGAAATTGATGTTCCACTTGACGAACTACAGAAAATAGAGTATACTTTTAACTTCTACTGGAAAAAAGAGTTTATTGGCAAAAGAATAATTAAGAATGGCAACTCTGCTGCGTTTATGGAACCATTGTTTGCAAACTCTGGATTCCTATACGACAGAATCAATCGATTGGCATTCGACTACATATTGGGTAACACCAATAAAGAGAAAGCCAACGCAGATTTTGTTAGAACAGCAGAGGGAATTGCTAACATGATATCATATCATTACCATGGTGGTTCTGTTTATGATACACCATTTTGGCAGAGAGTTATTAAATCAGAGTCAGAGAAATTGTTTAAGTGTAAAGAATTTTTAGAGATTCGCCCTGTTATGCAGAGATATACAAGAAACAAACTTTGGGCACTTGAACCAACATGGGGTTGGTCGCCTAGACATCTGGTAACATTAGATACAAACTTCGGATATAATTATTTTAAATAGGAAATGCTATGATTGACAATTGGTTTGGTACACAAATATATACATCAAGAATTGATAATGAGTTCCTTGGTGTTGTTCAGAAAGAACTTTCTGATGCGTACGACTCAAACGATTTTTCTGGTAATATTATTGATCAACATTCTCTTAATAATTTTAGATTACATGCTATGACGCATGTTTTTTCCTATTTAAAAGAAATAAAATCTGACATTGGATTTAAACCAGAAAAGCCATTAAGTTTTGGATACATGAGTTCATTCCGTGTAGTTAAACCAGGAGAAAAGGTTGAGTCATATTCTTCTGAACAAGAAGCAGATATTTCTGGTGTTTATTATTTTAAAACAACAGGAAACGACGGAATGTTTTTTGTTGAAAATCCATTCGTGAATTCAAGAAACTGGTACCCAACTTCTTATCAGTATGATGTTGGATTCACTCCAGAAGTTGGTAAACTTATTTTGTTTCCTGCTTGGTTACCTCGTGGGGAAGAAGAAAATAAATCAGAAACAGATAAAGTTGCTCTAGAGTTTAACATTAAATTTGAAAGAGTATAAAATGATTATTGTTGAGAATGCTTTTAGTCCTTCAACATTTAAATATCTTGAAGATAAAATTATGGATCGATATCTTCCTTGGTACTATGGAAAAACTGCCTACGAAAATGGAGAAAAATACGACAAATATAATTACAGTTTTATGCATGCTGTTCATGATGGTAAGCCAACATCGGACTTATGCTCTCCACTATTTACAGCAATTTTAACTGCTCTTGACGCACAAAATATTGAAGTTGAAACATTAATTAGAATTAGACTTGGGATGATAACATCAAAAGAAAAATATCATATCGATACACCACATGTTGATTGGCCATTTCCACATAAAACTGGATTGATTTATGTAAATGACAGCGATGGCGACACATTGTTTTATAATGAGATGTTTAAAGATATTGGTGGCGATTTGACTGAAAATCAATCTCAAATATATTATAATACTGTGTTAAACAAAAATGTAACTGTAAAAGAAACAGTAACACCAAAAGCAAATAAGATGGTTATTTTTGATGGTTGGCAATATCACTCTAGCACCAATCCAGTGGATACTGATAGAAGAGTTGTCATTAATTTTAATTTTATTGAAAAAACAAAATGAAAACATTTGATGAACTTGGTTACGAAGTTGTTCATGAAGCACTCAGTAAACAAACAGCTGAACATTTGGCAATTGAATTGGAGTTGGTAAAAGATTTAGTATATTTCACAAAAAACGCAGATCAAAATAATAAATATGCATTCGGAGACAGACAAGTGGATAAATCTTTTGCTTGGTATGGCGCCATTGCAACTGAAGCACTGTTAATTCAACTACAGCCAATCATTGAACAAGTAACAGGTAAAACATTATACCCAGCCTATTCTTATAGTAGAATTTACTATAATGAAGCAACGATGGCAGCACACACTGACAGACCATCTTGCCAATACTCAGCTACCATTACCATAGAAGTTGATGAAACTGGACCATGGGAAATTTGGATGGAAAATCTTGCTGGTGCGACAAGTGCTTTAGTATTACCAGTTGGAACAATGGTTGTTTATAGTGGAGATAAACTAAAACATTGGAGAAACCAATATAATGGTAAGAAACAAATACAGGTGTTTCTGCACTATGTTGATGCCAATGGAATTTACGCTGATTTTAAATTTGATAAAAGACCTATACTTGGATTATCGAATGTTTAACAAACCTGTTGATATTTACTGGACACCAGTCATGAACAAGGATGGAAATGACCCAACATGGGAAAACCTTGCTTGGTTTGAACCAGAGCCAGCATTTAAAAGAATTGCTTCTCAAAGGGATAGCACATTTTTAAAGTGTCCAGTTGTTCAAGATTATTATAAAAATACATTTGTCATAAAATCTCCTGTTGATGTAACAATTACAACTGGTGTTGATGTTCATGGAAAGAAATTCATTCAGACGAATAGAATGGGGCAGAAATTCTATGACAATTTCGTACATTTTAAAGAAGAAGACAATAAAACATTTTATATGTTTACTCTTGGGTATAACTATTTGTTTGTTACAAAAGAGTCTTGTCTTATGGAAATGTTAGTACCAAACATGGAAGTTGGTACTGAAGACAATATTGATAACATGAGAATACTGACAGGGCAGTTTGATATTTCAAAGTGGATCAGACCAGTACACTTTGGTGGCGAAATCAAAGATCCATCTAAACCTATTGTGTTCAAGAGAGGAGATCCGCTCATGTATCTAAGGTTTACTCCACACAACAATAAAAAAGTAAACATGATAAGAACAGAGTTTACTGATGATATGCGTAAAACTGTTGAATCTTGCGTTGCATTAAAACATTTTGTGAGCAATAATAATATGGAACAAAACTACACAATGGCGCAAGCCACAGTTAAATTCTTCAAAGATAAGTTCTTTCCGAAGAAATGTCCATTTGGTTTTAAAAAATGACACAGTCATCAATTATACCATTGTTTCCAACATTGATTCATGTTGCGAGATTATCTCAATTTTCTGAATTTAACAGAAAAGTTGAAACAAAATCAATTGAATTAAAAAACACAATCAAAGCTGATGATGTATGGAACTGTAACACATATTCAACTGTAAATAAGTATGATATCACTAAAGACCCAATGGCATCTTCTTTTGTTTCTGCGTGTAAATCTGAAGTAATTAAATTTTCAAAATTATTTGGAGTTGAAACCGAAATCTTTGAGAGAGTAAATGGATGGGTAAATGTCTCGGAGAAAGGAAATTTTCAAGAGTATCATAACCACGACTCGAGCCACTTTAGTTGTGCTTATTATGTGAAAGCACCAAAAAATTGTGGTAGTATTAGATTCAAAAGTCATGAAGCATTTAGTAATATGTTTCCACTACCTGTTGTTACAGCTACTGATGCTTCTTATAGCACATATCATATTGTACCAGAAGAATGCAATTTAGTAATTTTTAGATCTAATTTGCAACACATGGTTGACACAAACATGAGTACTGAAAATAGAATAAGTATATCAATGAATTTTACATTTAAAGGAAAACTATGAAAGTATTAAAATTTCAAGCAGCATGGTGTGGTCCATGTCAAGGTTTATCAATGGTAATCAAAGGTGCTGGTGATAAAATCACAATGCCAATTGAAGAAGTTGATATTGATAATAATGTGTTCATGTCAGCAAACTTTAATGTTAGATCAGTACCAACACTGATTATGGTTGATAAAGAAGAAAAAGAAATTAAACGAATCTCTGGTATGCTACAAGAAAAAGAATTGTTAGAATGGTTAGGAGAATAACATGGCTGTTGCAACGATTAAACTCGTAACATACAAAGATCCAGGTCCAAAAATTTTAATTTTTTATTGGGTTCAAATTAATGATCCGACACAACGAGTTGGTCCACCATACTTCAATTCAAAACAAGAAGCATATGATTGGGCTGACCAGAATGGGTATAAGTATTAGTGACAGACGAAGAAGCAATCCAATTTTATAATGCGATGCTCGAACATTTTGGTGAGTTGCCAAATTTCGAGCATGAGCCACTTCGATTCGCATCTTTTGTAAGAATGTACAAATATTACAAATCACGGGAGTTGACAATCCCGCAGTCTTAAGATATAATGATATAATATAAGGAAATGATATGACTCAAGAAATTCTAATCGCATTACTTATCGGTGTTATACTTGGAGCAGTTGTTGCAGCTACTGCCTTTGTGCGACACTGTAAGAACACACCTGCAACTGACGAAGATTAATATGGTACATCCAATCCCACAAGAAAATCTTCCTGTTGATGTATTATTTGAAATCATATACGCATGGATTATGGCATGACAACAGTAACTATCCCCCTATTCACTGATGAAATTGATAAACTCAAAGAGATCCTTGAGAAATTTCCTGAAGCAACGATGGTCACACTAACACGAGACACAGGAAATGGTATCGGTTATAGACTGACTGCTGCTGTTCCATTCAGTCAAGATGATTTGAATGGAACATTTACTACTGAGATAACAGGAGTAGATAGTTGGTAAGAGATAACTACTATCAGATTGATGTTGTTTGGAAAGATGGATTCAAACACAAGATTAATTGTCGTGGTTACAATTTAAAATCAATGCTAGACTTTCAAGCCAGCATATTCTGGATTGAATCATATAAGTATAAAGAAATTACTCAACAACAATATAATAAGGCGCAAGCATATGATAGTGACACCACTGAAAAAGAAAGTCCTAGTAGCAGAAAACAAAGCGGAACAGACAACGGAAAGCGGAATCATTCTGGACGGAACGACAAGCAACCGAGACTCAAAGCAGGGAACAGTACTCGCAATCGGACCAAAAGTAACACTGGTAAAAGTAGGTGATGTTATTATGCTTGAGTGGAGCAAAGCACAGGTAGTAAAGATTGGTGATGCCCAAAGGGTTATCGTTGACGAAGACAATATTGTAGCTGTATTGGAGGATTAAATGTCTGATGGTGGTAAAGGGTCTACGCCAAGACCATATAGTATAAGCAAAGAAGAATTTGATAATCGTTGGGACAACATCTTTAAGAAAAGTCCTAAAGAAATTCAGGATGCTGAACTTGAAGATGAAGCATTTAAAATAGTTGAAGACCGAATGCGTGTAACAGGAACACAAGGTGAAGCTGATAAAGTATAGAGATGCTGGCATGAGCACATATACCTACTTCTGGGTTCGCGAAGAAGGCAGTGGTGTTATCAGCCCATATTTCGATAGCGAAGAACAAGCGCTAACATGGGCTAAAGAAGATAAACTTTGCTCGCATGAAGAAGCAGAAGAATTTGCCAAAAAAAGAAATTATCCACTATGACTACTTTCACAACTGAGGACAGAGAAGAAGCATCAAAGTGTAACCCACATCCTGATGCGCCACATGGGTTTATGCGTAACGAAAGTCATAACGCAGGTAGATATGTTTGTGAGTGTGAATTTTGGAATCCAGAGAAATGTCCATGGGATGATTGGAAAGCAACAAAGGACATTGTGTAATGGCTGGCTATCGCGAAAAGCAGTGTCCTCACTGCGGAACACTACATAAGAAGCGTGGTCCATATTGTTGTCGTAGTTGCGGCAACCATCGTGTGTTCTCACAAAAAGAACGCATGGAAAAGTCAAAGAAACAAACAGAATTTTTGAAGTCCGACAGCCCTGTAGCTGAACAGAGCAGATGGATTATATCAGAGATGGGTAAGTTTGCGTCAAAGGCAAGAGCTGAACCAGCAATGAAAGAAAAGAATTGGGATGACTATAATGTTATTCCTGAACGATCACTACCAAACAACCAATTCGTTGCGGACAACGCAATCTGGGAAACGAAAGACGGACAATGACACAAAAGGACACAATCGAAAAGGCATACGGTAACATGCCAAAAGAAGTCGGATGGTCCAATGACATTTTTGATTGGATAGTTATTCGTAGTTTCCGCTACTATTGGCACACAATCATTAGAAAGTTCACACGATGAACACAATTAGATTATTAACAGACACAGTAGATAATTTGTGGATGTTGACCTACGGCATTATCGCTGGCTGGGGTTTGACCTTTACGCTGGTAGTGATCGCTTTGGTTCTGTTGGCTGTTCGCACAATCTCACTACAACACAGGCTAGACCGACTAGAGAGCAGACAAGTATCAGACAGCCGAGAGTTATCGCTACGCATCACCAAAATCGATGGTAACATGCCTTTCTAGGCAAACCCCCATGAAGTAGCTTAACTCGCTACAGAGTCCGTTTTTTCCTCAAACCCACTTTTCAGTGGGTTTTTCTCATTTGAAATCAACGACTTACAAGCGATAAAAAGACCTTTACATTAATTCACAGTCGAGGTATAATTGTATTATTGAATAGGAGAAATGAATGTTTTATATTATTGATACTGCTAATAAAATGGTTGTGGCTGGTCCCTTTGCTAATTGGGGTTTGGCTTATGATAATCTGGCTACCGTGACTGTGCCCTCTGACTACCCTACTGGTGGGGTTCTTGAGATTTTTGGCTTGGCTGGCGTTCCTACTGAATAACCCTACTGAGTGAAGGGTTTTCCCTTTACTTTAATTCAAAATACTTGTATAATTACTCTATTGAATCAGAAAAGGAAATGAAAATGCAATCTTGGAACGAAATGTCCCCTCTTGAGCAAGCCCAATGTCAGTACTGGGATATGTACAAAGATGCCTACGGCAGTCGTCCTCGTGGCATTGACACCAGCATGTGGACGCTGGCTGACTTTGAGAAGGAATTTGAGTTCTTGGCTGAAGTCATCATGCGTGAAGAAACTCAGCGAATCGCAGACGAGAAAGTAGCGATCGCGAAGTTTGAGGACAAAGTATTAAACCTGATGCATACAGGCACCAATCGTGAGCGAGTAATCGCTTGGCTCATGGACTCTGCTGATGCAAATGGCGATCGTGACTACGCTTGCTTCTTGTTTGGTTTGCCTTATGGTTATCTTGATACCGCAACTGTTTAATTGAAGAGGGATATATTATGAAATTATTGAGCACTGGAAACCCAAAAATCCTCAAAGGCATGAAGCAGGGTTATAATACCTACATCCTTCACCTCGCCCCTGCGAATCTGTCAGGTCACGAAACCTGCCCCAAGCGCACTGCTGGTTGCACCTCTGCTTGTTTGAACACAGCTGGTCGTGGTGGTATGTTCAAGAAAGGCGAAACGACAAACACGATTCAGAAAGCACGGATCCGTAAGACTCAGTTGTTTTTCAGCAATCGTGATGAATTTTTCCACCAACTCATCAACGACATTGAGTTGGCAATCAAACAGTCAGCCCGACTCGGTTTGACACCAGTGTTTCGTCTCAACGGCACCAGTGACCTGTCTTTTGAAAAGTATAGCATCATGGGTACAGGCAAAAATATTTTTCAACTGTTTCCGCAGGTTCAATTTTATGACTACACAAAAATCCTCGGTCGTAAAGTTGCTCACATCGATAACTACCACCTGACTTTCTCTGCTGCCGATGGCAACGATGCTGATGTTTTGGGAGCGATCGCGCAGGGTTATAATGTCGCTACTGTTTTTGGTATGAAGAAAACACAGCCCATGCCTGAAACCTATAATGGTCGCACAGTATTTAATGGCGATGAGTCTGACCTGCGTTTCCTTGACCCAAAGGGAGTGATCGTTGGGTTGTATGCCAAAGGCAAAGCCAAGAAGGACACCAGTGGGTTTGTGAAATATCCCACTGTAATGATGATGGCAGCATAACCCTACCAGTGGTAGGGGTACTAAAATAGTCCTTTACTTTAATTCGCTTTGGATGTATAATTACTTGTAAACTTGAAAAAAGGAAGAAAAATGATTATAGCAAAAACCAAATCCCAACTCCGTGCCGAGTCTGAAGTACAGATGGCTGAATTCCTGCGTCGTGGTGGTGTCGTTGAAGTCAGCGATCGCCAGATTCGCCCTCGCAAACAGGTTATGCGTGGCAAAGTTACTCGCACAGCATCAACAGGTACCAGTGGTTTCGCTACTGGCTTCCCACGCAAAACAACAATCGCTTAATAGGAAAATATATGATTACTCGTGACTTTTTGGCTGGCTTGGAATTTTCTGTTATGACAAAATTTGACCGCATGGGCTTCGCTGGCGTATCCAGCCCAGTACCCTTGATCGCTGAATATCAGGACAAGTATACGGTAGTGATCGATGGTTGCTATTGTGAGGTCGTTGATGTTGAGTCCCTTGAGGTCGTTGACACATGTGAGGACATTCGTGAGTTGTCCTATGCCCTTGACCTTGGCAACGGCAGGTACGATGCTCGTGAAGGCAACGAAGATTCGTTCTCAAATCTGGGTATGGAATAACCCTACCAGTCGTAGGGGTATGAAAATAATGCTTTACATTAATTCAGAAAACAGGTATACTTACTGTATTGATGATAAAAAAGGGTTTTAAAATGCGTGGATCTATCCGTACTTTCGTTGGTTTGTTTGTGTTAATGGGTGTTGCAGGTGGTTTGGACAATGCCACAGACGCACAGTTGCTACCCTTGGTAGTGATCGCTGGTCTGGCTATCGCCCTTGCATACTCTGGTGTGACAGCCATGAATAACCCTACAGGTCGTAGGGGTATGGAATAAAGTGCTTTACTTTAATTCGTACCTCGTGTATAATTGATCTATGATGAATAAAAAAGGAAACCAAATGACTACTATCCGTACCTCTGTGAAATTCGACAAAACCTCTGGTAAGTATGTGTGCCAAATCGGTTCTGCTAAACCCTTCAAAACTACTAAGAAATCCCACATTGAGTGGAGATATAAACAGGAAACAGGTATGGATTTGACCTACGACCAGATCGTTGCTGCCGATGTTGAAGTACAAACTGCTCGTGACGAAAAGTTTGGCATCAATACTCGCTTTGAGTTCGTTGAGAAACTTGTGAAAATGGTTGCGTCTGGCGTACAGCCATCCGCTGTTATCACAGGTGAAGGTGGTCTCGGTAAAACTTTTACCGTAACCAAAACTCTTAACGATGCTGGCTACACCGACATCTCTAATCTCGCTGACTTTCAAGTCGGTTCAGTGATTAACACTCGCAAGTGCTTCACCCAAATCAAGGGTTATTCAACTGCTAAGGGTTTGTATCGTTCGCTGTTTGAAAACAACAACAGCATTATCGTGTTTGACGACTGTGACTCTGTGCTCAAAGATCCTGTTGCTTTGAATATTCTTAAGGGTGCGCTAGATTCCTACGGCAAGCGTATTATCTCTTGGAATGCTGACATGCGTGATGAGGACTTACCTCGTTCGTTTGAATTCACAGGTCGTGTGATTTTTATTTCTAACATGACTCAGGACGGCATCGACCAAGCGATTCGTAGTCGTTCAATGATGATTGACCTGACTATGACTGCTGACCAAAAGTTAGACCGCATGTCCTTTATCGCTACCAGCCCTGAATTCATGCCTGAGTACGATGCTTCTGTTAAGGCAGATGCCCTTGCTTTGATTAAGGAAATCAAAGATGAGTGTAAGGAAATTTCCCTCCGTACCCTTATCGCTGTCTGCAAAATCCGTGCGTCTAACAAAGACTACAAAGATCTTGCTACTTACATGTTGACTGCTTAATAAGAACAAGGGAGGTAGTATGAAACAAAAGAAAACACTGGGGCAATTGCTCCGCAAAAAGTTGGGTTTGAAACCAACTCTGGGACAGCTCTTGCGCTTGCGCTTGATGGGGCTGTGACCTTTTTTACTGGATTTTTGAGAAGGATTTTTATGAACGCAATTATTGAAGACGGAAACACAATTGAGTACAAAGGCGAAATCTTTGATCGCTCACATGGCTCACCATTCGACAGGGGTTCAGCTGACTCCTACTATCATCGCCCAATGGATCCACACTGGTATCCTGAGGGTAGCTATAATGGTGATCGCGTAGAAGCCACAGATATGCATGGGATTCAGCTTCGTGCCTATGCAATGGGTTATGAGTTCAACGAACGATTCGGCGACAAGAAAGACTGGGGTTAAAATGACAGGTTTCCAATCAAAAAAGGCAATGAGCCATGACAGGTTCACAGACACAGTGGAAATTGACCTACAAACAATTCTCCTGAAGTCAATCAAAGACCTCACAATGCAGGTGGAAGAACTGAAATATAGGATTAATCGCTTAGAAGAAAAGCAAAGGGATGACGGAAAATGAAATATGTCTATGTTCTAACTGAAGAAACCGATGACGGAACTACGGTAGTCGGTGTATATGAAACACACGCACTGGCTTTGGCTGAGAAAATAGCCATAATCCGTGACTTCTATGATGTCTCAGAGGAAGAGGTCGCTGATGCAGACATAGATGATGAATTCAGCGACTTCGTTACCTATGATATTGTTCAGAGAAAGCTGGTGTCAGAATGATTACCTACAGCAATAAGGGAACAATCGCTATAAGCACTACGCCAAGAATAGAATTTAAACACGCTATTCCTAGTTGGTTTATAGAGAAATTTCTCCGCTACATGGGTAAGGGATTAATCAGGATAACCGATTATCAGGGGAATGAACTGAAAGTCTACTATTGTGAGTAGTGATCGCACTCGGCAAATTTCGGTCTCTTGCGTTGACCTAAATCAGAATCCTATTGCGATTCAGAAACTCGCCGCAAAAATTCGCAGTCCAGACAGACACTAAAAACGAATTAAAGTCAAGTAATTTCTCGCTCTTTTGCCAAATTATTTCCCTTTACTTTAATAGGTATTTCGGGGTATAATTGTATTATACCCAGTTGAGAAAGGTCGTTATATGTCAGTGAAGCAGTTTCGTCGTGAGGTCGCCAAGGCAAAGGTCGTCTATGCAGGGGTCGTTATATGTACCGAGGACACTACCTATATCCAAGTCGTCAAGGGAGATGTCCTGCTTCAGACTAAGGATTGGCCTGAGGATACACCATTGAACTACCGAGTCGACGCTGATGGCTCGCTCTATATACACTAGGATACCTATGACTAAAGATATGGTAGTATTTCGTGAGACCACTGTTTGGGACGATTCTTATATAAAGAACGGCACATATATCCTGAGTCCTGATAAGCAGTGGCTCTATGGGTTTATTCCCTATGGCAAGAGTGGTCGTGATGTTAAGTTGTTTAAGAACAGAATTCAGTTCGACAAGCGACACCGAACATTTGTGAAAGTCAAGGGGTAATTATACTAGGATCGGAGATTAAAGTCAAGATTGATTGTTGTGCTGGGGTGGACTTTTCGCTTTAGAGATCGGGTCCCCTTTAAGTACCTTATGGCGATGCAAGTCAAAAGGAAACTTTAATTAACATCTCCAAGATACAACTGCATACCTCAGCCGATTTCAAACGAATCCGTCTCAAAAATCGCCCTGCAAAAATTTACCTGCAAACCCTGTCAGCTTACTTGACTTTAAAGCGTTATTAGTGTATAATTACTAAAAGGACTACACTATGTATACACGACATGATTTGGTTATGGCTGTGAAAGAACTACTGGAACGGCATTGGGATGTGGCTGAGATAGCATCTAAGCTGCATATTGACATTAACACTATAAAAGCGATTGTGGATTTACTATCATGAACAAATTAGTTAAAACTGAGAACGAACACTTATATCCCTCTGGAGGTTTAGTCATTCCTCATGAGGTGGCAGACGGACTTACTCGGGCAAATTTGATTGATGCCAAGCGTTATCTACAGTCAGAATTAGATGCGTGGGCTGAAAATCCCAAGGATGAACTGAATCCTGATGGTTATTGGTTACATCCCGATGATGTAGTGAATAATGGTAAACTTATTAGAGCACTATCCCTCATTATTGACTACTATGGTGGCGAGTAATGATTGCTCTATATATCATAGTGGGGTTATTTACTTTTGAGATCGTTTTTGGTCTCATTTTTACTTGCTTCATGCGAAAATTCGGTGTTTACGGAGGTGGAAAGTGGTTTTGATACGATATTTTATGATTTTTATGCTTCTTGTAGTACTTTTTGGCTGTACAACGACTTACAACACGAAAATCAACTCGGAAAACACCATTTTAGTAGAAAAAGTCACTCCAGTGGTACTAATTCGCGATCCACAAAACCCTTACAAGAAGTCGGAAAAATAAACTTGACTTGCAAGACCGATTTATGGTATAATAGGATGTCGGGTGTCTACAAAGGAAAAAGAAATGACAAATGAAACTGATAAAAATCCAGATTTAGAAAAATCCAGCGAAGTCGAGGGTGAGTTTAAGGACTCTCTTACTAGACTAAAGGAAGCAAGGGCATTGAAAGCTGAAAAGAAGAAAGCAGTGAAGGAAATGACTGTTAAATTTGGTAATGTGAAGATGGCTAAGAAGTTGGTAAAGACCGCTGTTCAGAATCTACAGAAAAAAGTGCGTAGGACAACTGGTCGAGGTCGCTAATGTTATTTGAAGAACATGTTCCCTTTAGAACATCTATATTTTCAACGAACATTGAATTTGACCCTGCTCCAATAATTTCCAAAATCAAAGAAATACAGGATTCAACTCCATCTCTGGAATTTAGCAATCGTGGTGGATGGCAGAGTCCGACCTATAAGTTTGAGTCGCTAAGTAGTGAACTGGCTGTAGTAAACCCAATTTTTGATGTAATTGGTAATGAGATGGTTAAACTGTATGAAGTGTATGGAATTGATCGTCCAGTGAACTTGCTGAATTTTTGGTTCAATGTAAATAAGAGGTATAATTACAATGTAAGTCATACACATCAATTTTCATTCTTCTCTGGAGCTGTATACTTTAAAGTTCCAAAAAATAGTGGAAATATTGTGTTTGAACGACCTGATAATTCTAAGTTTGTGCTTCCAGGAGTACAAAATGATAGAAATTGGTCGGCTTACTACATAGATCCGACAGTTATTAATACTGTTGTATTTCCGTCTTACTTGTCTCATCATGTTGAACAAAATTTGACTGAAGATGAAGATGATGAAAGAATTTCAATGGCATTTAATTTTGGATAATATATGTTAGATATTTTTGGACCTACACTAAAATGGATAAAAGATGACTGGACTTCAAATCGTTTTCGTTTCGTTCTCGAGTTGCTTGCTTGGGCTATTAGCATTTTTTGCTCTCTTACAATGGCAATCACAGTACCCAATCCTCCGTTGCTTGCTCTTTATCCTGTGTGGATTACTGGTTGTGCAATCTATGCTTGGTGCGCTTATACTCGGAAATCTTTTGGGATGCTGGCTAACTACCTGTTACTAACTACTATTGATATGATTGGACTACTAAGGATGTTACATGGATAAAACACCAACTGGCTCAGCTCTATGGGCTTTTAAACCTGATAATGTTGAAAACTGGGCATATGCCAATAATGTTTTTACGCCTGAAGAATGTGATAAAATTATTCAGATTGGATTGAATAAAATCATTAAACCAGCTTTAATTGGTGGTAATGGTAATGGGGTTGTTGACACAACTATTCGTGATAGTAATATTACATGGCTCGGTTCTCAAGATGATATGGGTTGGGCATATGATAAATTGGCTGGAGTTGTTCAAGAAGTAAATTCTAAATTTTTCAATTTCGATTTGTTTGGATTTACGGAAAACATGCAGTTTACTGAGTATAAACCTCCTGGTGGTAAATACGACTTTCATATTGATAAAATTCTCTATGGAACTGTTCGTAAACTTTCGATGGTTGTTCAGCTGACTGATCCAGCTCAATACACTGGCGGAGAGTTGCAAATTTGGACTGGTGGCAGAGATGAACTTAACATGGAAAAAACTCGTGGTTCTGTTTTCTTCTTTCCTAGTTATGTTATGCATCGTGTCAAACCTGTAACTGCAGGAACTCGCTACAGTCTTGTAGCTTGGGTTGGTGGAGTCCCATTTAAATAACTTGACATTAATTCAAATATCAAGTATAATTGAGTTATGAAGTTAGGAAATTACTATGAAAATTGCTATTTGCTCCGATGTCCACTTAGAGTTTGGACAACTTAACCTTGAGAACACACAAAATGCCGAAGTCCTTATTCTATCTGGCGATATTTGCACTGCTTGTGATTTGCTTCCCAATACTGGGGATACCCTTGTTGGCTCTGCTAAGTCTAATCGTTATCACGAGTTTTTCAGCCTTTGTAGCAGTCGGTTTAATGATATTGTTTATATCGCTGGCAATCATGAACACTACCATGGTGATTATGCAAAATCTCTGGGTATTCTAAAAGAAAATCTTGCTTACCTTCCGAACATTCATGTTTTGGACAAAGAAGTATGGGATCATGGCGACTATCGTTTTATTGGTGGAACTCTTTGGACTGACATGAATGGCGAAAATGAGATGACCATGAATCATGTTGCTCGTCGCATGAATGACTTTCAAATCTGTGAGAACAGTAATGAAATGGTCAACTACAGAGTTTGGGGTGAGAACGATAATGGCGATAAAACTACAAAGTTTAAAATTCGTCCAGCAACTCTTTCACCTCGTCATGTTGTTGAAGACCACAAGGCAATGCTTAAAGTTATTGAGGACACCTACGCTGAGACTCCACCTTGGATGACTGTTGTAGTTTGTACTCATCATGCTCCAAGCAAAGGTTCTGAGCATCCTCGTTATAAACATGATCAATTGATGAATGGTGCGTATAATTCTCAGTTGGATCAGTTTATCATGGATCGTCCAGGAATTAAATTGTGGACTCATGGTCATACTCATGAAGATTTTGACTACATGATTAAACAATGTCGTGTTGTTTGTAATCCTCGTGGTTACATCAACTACGAAGATCGTGCTGATCGTTTTGAGTTAAAGGTAGTTGAAGTATGAGTGATTACAATCCTGACAAATGGATGGTTGTCAAAATTACTGGAAAAGATACACCACCTGTCTATAAAGTTTTTGCTTGTTGGTATGGTGGTTATCTTGAAGGCGATTCTTGGAAATTAAATTCAGGTATTACTAAGGTAACCGAAAAAGAAGATTGCTTCTTCTTTGAAGGATCCAGTGGTTCAGTTTATGAATGTAATAAAGGATTATATGGTGCCAGTGGATTTGGTACTGGAATTCTTCAAAATATGAGTGATAGACTTTATAAAGTAGGTGGAAAAATTGAGATTCTACCTGAAGAAACAAATTGGTTGGAGATTAATTATGAGTAAGTATACATTGGAAGTTCAAGAAAATGAAGATGGAGAGTTCTTTATTGAATTGAATGACGAAATTCTTGAAGGCACTGGTTGGAAAATCGGTGATGATCTTAATTGGAAAGATAATGGAGATGGGAGTTGGACTTTGAGTAAATCAGATAAAGTTTGGGTTCTTGTTGAGTGTGTTCAACAGTATCGTATGCGTTACATGGTTCAAGCACCAGCTGACCATCCTGAATATGCGCTTGATGATGTAACTTGTCAAGACGCTAAAGAGTTTTCACAGTTAGATATTGGTGAGACAATTGTTTCTCATCGTGTAATTTCTCATGATGACGCATTAAAATTATGCGACGAAGATAATGACTATACTAATGGTTGGACTGAAGAACAAAAGGTAAGAGCATTTTTCACAAAAGAAGGCGAAGGAAGAGGTTTTTAATATGCCAAAATTTACACTAATTGCTGAACATACAAATTGGTACACTGGTAAAGTTGAATCTAAAGTTACCTATGAATTTGAAGCTGATGGTATATCTGATGTACTTCAGAATACTGATCTGTTTATTCGTGGAGTAGGTTATTTCCCAGAAGGAACGCTAGATTATGTTCCTGATGAAAATTATGGTGAAGCACCTGAGTGGCGAGTACCAGAGTGGGAAACACCACAAGATGATATCAGTCATTCAGAGTTTTTCTTTGACACCGAAAGGAACAAATAATGGGAATGCCACTTGATGTATTAATGTTTCAACAAGCATGCGATCAAAAAGCATCGCCTGAAAATGCTGCATTATATAAGTCTTTGATGGAAGAAGAATTCAAAGAGTTTATTGATGCTCATTGGAATCGTGATGAAGTAGAAATGCTTGATGGTTGTATGGACTTAATTTGGGTTACGCTTGGATTCTGTCACATGAAGGGTTATGATGTACAAAAAGCGTGGGATGAAGTTCTTCGAAGCAATATGGCAAAAGTTGACCCTACTACTCGTAAGGTTACTCGTCGCGAAGATGGTAAGATTTTGAAGCCAGAGGGCTGGACTCAACCTGATTTGAGCAAATTTATTAAAAAGTCTTGACATTAATTCAATGTTAGGGTATAATTATATTATGATTACATTATACTTAGATATGGATGGTGTCCTTGCTGATTTCAACAAGGAATACACCAAATATGACCCATTGAAAGAAGATCGAAAGAAATTTCAATCAGCTGTTATGGAACATCGTATTTTTGAGAAGTTAGACTTTATGTGTGACACTCAAGAATTGCTGAACCATGTTGCAAAACTGAAAGGAATCAACATTGAGATTCTTACATCAATGGGAACTTTTCGAACTGAACAAGGTGAGGCTGCGAAATCACAGAAACTTAAATGGTTGAATGAGAAAAACATTCCTTACCGAGCAAACTTTTCTAGAAGTAAAGATGAAAAAGCGAAGTGGGCAACACCTACTTCAATTTTGATTGATGATTCTGTTGGATGTATTAGTCCGTTTGTTGAAGCAGGTGGTCATGGTATTTTACACACTACTTCTTCTGAAACGATTCGATTACTGGATTCAACGATAAAACTTTTATCATGAATATTTTTTACTTACATAACGATCCGTCGGCATGCGCTAAAATGCATGTCGACAAACATTGCGTAAAGATGATTTTAGAATATGCACAATTACTTTCTACTGCCCACCGCTATCTTGACGGCATTCTTGTTACTGGTTTATCTCAGTCTGGTCGCAAACGGAAGCAATACATTATCGAAGACGATCGTGAGCATTTACTGTACAGTGCTACTCATATTAATCATCCCTCTGCTATTTGGGTAAGACAATCTGCTGCTAATTATATGTGGCTAGCAGAAATGCTTGAAGAACTCTGTAAAGAGTATTCCTATCGTTATGGGAAAATTCATAAAGTTGAATCGATTGGTTTGATGCAGATCCTCAAAAATAACTTTCCTAAGAATTTACCTGAAGGAAACTGGACTGAACCAACTCCAGCCATGCCTGACCACTACAAAGTTGCTGGAGATTCTATCCAGTCTTACAAAAACTACTACCTTGGCGACAAAACTCGCATGTTCTCTTGGAAAAATCGTGAAACCCCATCTTGGGTTTCATAAATAGAATTATAAGGAGTTTTACGATGCCAACATATAGATTCCGTAATACGGAAACTGACGAGATTTTTGATGTTATTATGAAAATTTCAGAGTACGATCAGTACAAAGAAACAAATCCAACCCACGAAAGATACCACGACACCCCTATTCCTATGGGTGATCCTGTCCGACTAGGTGTCCGTAAAAAAGATTCAGGATTCAAGGAGGTGCTACAAAAAATTAAAGAGAAAACTACCTACGCAGATTTCGATAAAACATCTTCACAAATTTAAGGAATTTAAATGGCTCGTAAATCGCCACTTTCAGTAGTAGAAAAAGATAATAATGAAATTCGTGAGTCAAAGCCAATAGCAAGCAATCAGTTAAAAGTAAGATTAGATAATTTAAAAACTTTTCAACCATTAACTGAAAATCAAAAGTTATTTTATGATGCGTATAAGCGTGGTGATTATTTTGTAGCACTTCATGGTGTAGCAGGAACAGGTAAAACTTTTATCGCACTTTATAAAGCAATAGAAGAAGTGCTTGATAAATCAAATCCATTCAATAAGATTATTGTTGTTCGTTCAGCAGTTCAATCTAGAGAGATTGGTCATCTTCCAGGAGATGTTGGTGAGAAAATGGAAATCTACGAACAACCTTATCGTCAGATTTGTCATCAGTTATTTGACCGCAAGGATGCTTGGGATCGTTTGGAAGAACAAGGTTATATTCAATTTATTTCTACATCCTTCATCCGTGGTATGTCTTTCGACAATGCTATTATTATTGTTGACGAGATGCAGAATTTGACATATGAAGAAATTGACACAGTTATGACTCGTGTTGGTCATATGTCTAAGATTATTTGGTGTGGAGACTATCGCCAAACTGATCTAAATAAAAGAAAGAACGATGTTACTGGTATTCTTAAATTCTTTGATATTGCCCAACATATGTCGGCATTTACTCGAATTGAATTTACTGTAAATGATATTGTTCGCTCATCGTTAGTCAAAGATTATATCTTGGCTAAATTAAAATACGAAGATTACGAGGACAGAAAATGATTACAGGAGATCAATTTAAACACTTATTTCCAAGAGCGCAAGATCCAGATGGCTGGGCTGAGGCAATGAATAATGTGTTTCCAACTTACGATATTAATACACCACATCGTGTCGCAGCATTTCTTGCTCAGTGTGGGCATGAGTCTGGTGGTTGGACTGTGTTTGAAGAAAACCTAAACTATTCCGCACAAGGATTAAACAGTATTTTCAAGAAGTATTTCCCTACTATTGAATCTGCAACACCTTATGCTCGTCATCCAGAAATGATTGCTAATAAGATCTATGCTAATCGCATGGGTAATGGTGGTCCAGAATCTGGTGATGGATATAGATATCGTGGTCGTGGACCAATTCAGTTGACTGGTCGTGCGAACTATACTAAATTTGCTCAAGAGATGTTTGATGACTGGCAGAATGTTGTTGATAATCCTGACTGGGTAACTGCTGATCGCGACTTTGCTCTTATGTCAGCAATTTGGTTTTGGAATGCGAACAAGTTAAATGTTCAAGCTGACAATGGTGATATTAAGTTAATGACTAAAAAGATTAATGGTGGATACATTGGTCTTGAAGATCGTATTAAACACTATGAGGAATGCATTAATTTACTTACATAATGAAAACATTTATTGATCATGAATTTGCGAAACTGGAGCGTATCGATAGTCCCGAAGGCAGGTTATACCGCACACCTTCGGGTAAATCCTATCCCTCCGTTACCACAGTTACTGGATTGCACTCAAAACAGGGAATCCTTGATTGGCGAAAAAGAGTCGGAGAAGAAGAAGCAAACAAAATCTCCACCAGAGCAGCATCAAGAGGAACCAAAATTCACTCCCTCTGCGAATCCTATTTGCGTGGAGAACCTACTCAACCAGATTTCTTTGATTCGCACCTATTTAAAAGTCTCGTCCCAGAATTAAATAATATAGATAATATACATGCGTTAGAGAGTCCGCTTTATTCTCACCATCTACAAGTTGCAGGAACTGTTGACTGTATTGCTGAGTATAAAGGTAGGTTATCTATCATTGATTTTAAAACATCATCTAAACTTAAAAATCGTGATTGGATTCATGGTTACTTTATGCAGACTTCTGCATATGCAGTTATGTTTGAGGAGTTGACAGGAATTCCTGTTAATAGACTTGTAATTATAGTTGGGGTTGATAATTATACCCCACAAGTGTTTGAAGAGCGTAGGAATGAATGGATTGGACATTTTAAAGATCTTCGCAAAGAATATTTGCAATTAAAAGGTATTTAATTTGACTATAATAAATATATAATGTATAATAGGTGAATGGTTGTGTGAAGCAACTAGAAAAGTATTCTGGACGGGAGTTCGATTCTCCCCACCTCCACCAGAAGTGCATGTGTTAGATGAAAGAAACCATTTTATGGGCTCTAATGGGTGTGCTTCTGATGGGGGTGACTAGGTTTCGACAGGGTAACAAGTATAGAAGTGGACAACCCATCAGAGTAGATGTTAAAACTAAACAAAAGTAAACGCAAACGACTCACAGTTCGCATTGGCAGCTTAATCGCTGACTAGGGTTTCGGTAACTTTCCTCGTAACAGAATAAGTTACCATATTTTTTAAAAAGGGAATTAAATGAAAAAAGTTATTTTAATCGCAGCATTATTGGCATCTATGGGTGTTCAAGCAGTTGAACTAGGTATCAACGCAAGTCGCGATACTGCCAATACAGATCGTACTGGTGTAGGTATTACTGTTGGACAGAAGTTTGATAAAGTAGGCATCACTGCTGGATTTGATCAATACAAAACTGGAACTGACATGAACAAGTACACTTTAGTTGGTTCGTATGATGTTGCAACAGTTGGTGCAGCGACCATCGCAGTTAAAGGTGGAGTTGCTTACTTGGATCAAAAGAATACAACTGATGGCTATGCTGCATTAGTTGGTGCTGGTGTTTCTTATCCATTAAGCAAACAAGTTGCTCTCACTGCTGATTATCGTTATCAAGCAGGACAATCTAAAGTTAGTTCTTTAGATGGTAGTACTGTTATTGCTGGCTTGAAATATTCATTCTAAGGAATTACTATGAAGACAATTATCTTACTTACTGCTTTAGCATTTTCTTTCTCAACTTTTGCTGCTGAACCAGCAAAGAAAGAAGAAACGAACTGTGTAACAAAGGACAAGAAAGGTAATTGTCCTGCTGCTCCAAAGAGTCCTAAACCAACTCCAAAGAAAAAAGCAGAAGCACCTAAATAATATTATGTCCCAGGGATGGGATATGGTGGCAGTAACCATATAAAAAACTGTCATTACACACAACTCATTAACACACAAAGGAATTAATATGAGTAACATGACTCCGTTCGAGATTCGCCTTGAACTTTTAAAAATGGCGAAAGACATGCTTAACGATGAATACTACGGTAAGCGTGAAGTAATTAGCAATAGTTGGCATGCTCAACTAGAAGTTGCTAAAATCAATGGTGGGGAGTTGCCTGTTCATCCAGGATTTCCAGCTTATCCATCAGAAACTGAAATCATTGCAAAGGCTCAAACCCTAAATGGTTTTGTTTCAAATATTCCCCTAGATACTAAGACTACGAAAAAGTCCACCTGATAAATGGGATTGGAAGGTGTGTTCGCACACCTTTCTTCTGCACATTAAGGAGATGTAATGCATAAGAAAATATTATATACGACATTAACTATACTAAGTTTGATTATTATTGCTCCAGTGATTGCTTTAAATGGTAAAAATGTAATTCCGTTAAGTGGAATTGATTATTCAGATCTGACCCCATCGGCTAAAAAAGAAGTCGAATGCTTGGCAGACAACATATATTTTGAATCAGCCTATGAACCAAAAGATGGAAAGATTGCGGTAGGGCTGGTTACAATGAACAGAGTTAATAAAGGATTTGAAGATTCTGTTTGCAGTGTTGTGAAACAAAAAACTCAAAACACTTGTCAGTTCTCTTGGTGGTGTAATGCTAAATTGCAAATGACATCGCTATATAAAACTAATTATTTTAATGATAGACAAAAAGAAGTCTATAAAGAAGCGCAAGATGTGGCAGTTTATGTTTACATGAACTATGGTAATATGATAGATAACACTCAAGGTGCTTTATTTTATCATGCGGATTATGTTAATCCTAGATGGAAATTAGAGAAAACAGTAACGATTGGTAGACATATTTTTTATAAACCCTAATGGAGTAATTGATGGCAAATAGTATGATGCAAAAATTGAATTTAGATTTTCTCAAAGAGGGTGATAAATCTACTCACGGATTCTTTCTTCTTATGGAAGAAGTTTCCCTTTCTTCGGTAAAACCATTGGTAGAATGGATACTTGAATCAAACTTCACTGCTGAAACACCAGAGTTGTTAAATTTAATTATCTGCTCTCCAGGTGGCGATTTGAATGCTGCGTTCGCAGTTATTGACACGATGCGTGGTTCTTCTATTCCAATTCGAACAATCGGTTTGGGGCAGGTTTCTTCGGCAGGTCTATTGATCTTTGCTTCAGGAACTAAAGGACAACGAATTCTTACACCGAACACTTCAATTTTATCGCACCAATATTCTTGGGGTGCGTTTGGCAAAGAGCATGAGTTATTTGCGACAGTTAAAGAATTCGATTTGACAACAAAACGAATGATTGCTCACTATAAAAAAGTGACAGGTTTAACTGAACCAAAAATTAGAGAAACACTTCTTCCTCCGCAGGATATTTGGTTATCTGCTCAGGAAGCACAGAAACTTGGACTATGCGACTTAGTAAAGGATTTAAAATGAATTGGTTAAAATATTCAGGTGTTTGGATTTCGCTTGCGGTAAACCCATATCACTGGAGAATTGATTTTGATGTGCGTGGTCCAGATGATATGGATCCAGCAAGGCATGTAATTTGTGCCACTGTTGGTCCACTAACAGTAAGGATAGTTATCGATGATGGATCTTATTAACAAAATAAAAGGATGTTTTATTATGACTGAAAGAAACTTATTTGTAATTTGTACGACTGTGGTTTTGATGACAGCGATTAGTTCTATTGCATACTATAATTTGCAAAAAGACCGACTCATGTCTGCAAATATTGAAAATGGTATTGTAAAGGGTGTTGACCCAGTTGCAATTAAATGCGCCTACGACTCTCAAGGCACTATGTGTATGCTATACGCTGCAACCAAGCATGGAGACTCTCCTACAGGTCGAAAATAATGCTTGACATTAATTCGTAAATAGGGTATAATAGTCTTAGGACTATAGAAAAGGAGCCTGTGATGGAGTTGAGTAAATATGAGTATCAAGAGAAGTTTTCCCTTTGCGCAATGGATAGAGATATCGTAGCATTAGAGAAAATTCATCTTTCTTTGATTAAGCAACGAAAAGTAATGGATCGTTGGTTTGACAAGTATCTTGATATGTTTGACCGAAAAATGAATCCTGAAGAAACTGATACCCCAGTTTGGAAACTCTATAAATCAAAATCGCGAGAGTATAGCGAACTAAACGAGGTAATCACAACAGCAAATGCCTACATCAACAAACTTAAAAGTATTTGAAGATTCAAAGTCGTTTTCTCTTTATATAGAACAATTGGCAAGAGACAAGAAGTGTACCCATGTCGATGCTATCTTGGAATATTGTAAGGAAAACTTCATTGACCCTGAAGAAATTAAATCTTTGATTAACAAGTCCCTCAAAGAAAAAATGAAGATGGATTTTCAACAGAGTGGACACCTACCGAAAACGGCACAACTTGATGTTTAATTTGAAATTGACGCTTGCTGTTATTTTTGCTTTTACGCTGGTTTGGGGAACTATGTTCTTAGCAATCCCTAAACATGGCGTAGTAGTTTATGATTGTAGATTGGCGGAAATCTCTCCAGATTTCCCAATTGAAGTGAGAACTGATTGTAGGAAATTAAATCGTGGACGGATATAAGGTATGGAAACTTTATATGGCTGTGAAGTTACACTTTACTACGAATGCGTATAATGTGTTTAACAATCGTGGTCATGTAAAAGGTGCTCGAGACACTTTTTATAATCGTAATGATAGGTTTATCTTTGAAAAATTGGCAAGAAAGTTTCCAACCGAAAGGGATGTGATTCAATATTTTGTTGCTAATTTTGCTTACGGAAATAATGAAGTTGTCTATGACCCAGGAGAGGGTGAGCGTAATTTAAGTACTTGGAATAAACGAAAAGAAAGTATGTCACAAGTTTTTGAAAACGACTTACATGCAATCTGCTTGCATCTAGAGAAAGAGGGTTTATCTGAGAATCATCTATATGAAAAGAGTGGTAGTGATTTCCCTGAGTTATTTAAATTATATCTCGGTGGTTATATCACAATAGAAACTATGGTAATTTTAGATTCTTATACGAATTACATTGCAAGAATACCTTCGCAATTAAATTTGCTTTTGGGAGAAGAATGCCGTAGAATAGATAAATGTAAGGGTTTCGTGAAGTTTAATACCGAACGACTCTTGCGTGTCTATGAGAATTTTAAACAGGAAATTTTAGAGTTGCACTGATATGAATCGCAAGATAGATCTTCACTTCGAAGATGAAGTAGAGGTTACTGGTAAGTTTAAAAAAACTAAACATTCCAAGAACCAAAAAGGTAAAGGTATGAAAGTACTAAATAGTTATGTTGAAGAATATTATGATGAGCAAGACTTAGATTATGATTTTGAAACATACGATGAAGACGATAATACTAATACAAAAACATATTAATACATTTATACAAAGGAAATACGATGGACATTCAAGCACTTCGCAAAATGCGTAACACAGATTTCGGTAAAATCACTTCCGAATTCGAAAAAATTGCTAACCCCGAATCTGGCGGTGGCAAAAAATCCTACCAAGACGACAGAATGTGGAAACTAGAAGCCGATAAGGCTGGTAATGGTACAGCCACACTGCGTTTTCTACCTCGCGTAGAAGGTGACGAACTCCCATGGGTTCGTATCTTTAACCACTCCTTCCAGGGTCCAACTGGTAAGTGGTATATCGAGAACTCTCTTACCACTCTTGGTGAGAAAGATCCTGTCGGTGAATTGAATTCTAAATTGTGGAATTCTGGTTCTGATGCCAACAAGGAAATTGCTCGTAAACAAAAGCGTAAGTTATCTTACATCTGTAATGTTTTGATCGTTTCTGATCCAAAGCATCCAGAGAATGAAGGACAAGTTCGCTTGTTTAAGTTTGGTAAGAAAATCTTTGATAAAATCATGGATAAAGCTCGTCCGACTTTTGAAGATGAGAAGCCAGTTAATGTCTTCGATCCATTCGAAGGCGCAGACTTTAAGTTGCGTATGCGTAAGGTAGATGGTTATGCTAATTATGACCAATCCACTTTTATGGATCCAACTGAGTTGGCATCTGGTGATGAAGAAAAGATGGTTGAGATTCTAAACAAATCTTACAAGTTGTCTGAGTTCTTAGATCGTAAAAACTTCAAATCTTTTGAAGAACTGACTAAGAAACTGTCAGATGTGTTAGATGGTGAAGGAACACCTATTAAGTCAGCTGCAGCCTTGTCTGAAGATGATGATTATGTTGCTCCAAAGTCAACTGCCACTACTGTAGCATCTAAGCCAGTAACAGTTTCTAAAGCACCTGAGATTAATGACGATGACGAAGATGTCATGTCTTACTTCCAGAAAATCGCTGACGAAGCATAATTTTCATTAGTAGAGTTTAATAGATTCACTTAGGCAAATCCTGCTCTTATATTATAAGTAAATGTGACAGGATTTGCTGTCAATCTTTTGGAGATTGTTATGTGGACTAAACCAGCTGCTACAGAAATGAGATTTGGGTTCGAAGTTACAATGTATGTAATGAACAAGTAAATGAAAAAGGGATCTTCGGATCCCTTTTTTTATGCGTAGCGATTGGAAATGTAACTATTTACGCTTGATTCTTGATTACGGAGTGGTGATCTAATGTCAACTGAACCACCCTTACTACCGTTATTATTAATTGTTGTTGGAGCATTAACAACAGTTGGAGCAGAGCTTGTTTTAACTTTTAATGATTCATTTGTTTTAGAACCAGTTTCTATTTTCTCCGAGGATGTAGGAGCAGATCCAATAGGATTACCCATCTCATCATAAGCAACTGTATCTCCAGCTTGGAATCCTTGTGCTGCTTTAACACCTGCGCCACCAACAGCAGTACCAACTTTTGAACCACCATAATATCCTAGAGCACCACCGATTAAACCACCGATGGCAGTTCCAACCACAGGAACGACAGAACCAATTGCAGCACCTGCAGCAGCACCAGCAAGTGCACCACCTGCGCCACCAACACCACCTCCAACTGCCTCACCTTTTTTAACCTGTCCTTCTTCTTTGGTTATTTCACCACGCTGAACTGCTTCCTCAGCATCATTATACCCACTATATGCTTCATAAGCACCCATACCAACTGCTCCGATAGCACCTATCTTACCAGCATTTCTGGCCAAAAATTTACCTGCCTTACCAAGCATTTTACCTTTGCCACCTTTACCATTACCAGCACTGTCTACAGCAGCTTCTGCTAAATCTGCAGCAACAGAAGAAGCACTACCACTTCCTCCACCAGAACCACCAAGTTCAACAAGTTGTTGTAATGCTGCGAGCTGTTGTTTCTGAACATCAAGCGAGTCTATTAATGACTTGCCAATACCACGCTCGATTGTTACTTCGTCACCTTGTGCTTTTACTGTATCTAATTTCGCTTTCTTATCAAACTCTTGCGCTTCTTCTTGAGCAGTTCTAGTTAGAGTTGACTTCATTCTTGGATCCATAGTGGCAAGTTCTTTTGTTCCCTTGTCCACTGCTTCTAGATCTTTTTTCTTTGGAGCATATCCAGCTGCTTTAGAAGCATCAACTCTTCTTTGTGCTTCTGCTATTTCTTTTTCTTTTGCTTTAATTTCTTCGAATCTCTTCTCAGCGTCAGCCTTAGCATAATCTTCGCCTTTTAGATTCTTTAACGCAATTGCTCGCTTATCATTACCAAGAGCACCTTGAACGAATTCTTTTTTCTCTTGTTTAAGTGCTGCTTTTTCTTCTCTTTTACCAAGCCACTTATCAATTGCACCACGAATACCAGTTATACTTTGTACTTGTTCGTCGCCTTTTTTACCACCAAGCATTAATTCTCTTAATTTACTATTTGCTCCAGCGACATTTTGTCTAGATTCATCATTTTCACCAATTCTTGATGCAGTTGCTGCGCCAAGACCATTTTTGATTGCTTCTTTAATTGTCGCATTTAATTGCTTTAGACTATCAGTTACTTGCTCTTCGCGTTTCTTTTTGTATTCTTCATCATTTGCTGCTTTGACCTGCGCTTCAGATAACTTCTTAACATCAACCTTTAGATCGTTTGCTGCATGCGTGTTTAAATTGATGGACAGAGTGTTTTTCTCTGTCATCGCAGCTTGCAACTTAAGAAGTTCTTGCATTGTCATTTTACTTGTTTCTCTCTAATCTTTGTTTTTCTTCTTGTAAGAATTCAACCAGCATAGCAACATAGATCTCTCTTTCGAAAGGAATCATATCTTCAATCTCAGTCAGAGAATATTTGTGATATTGCATCAGAGCGAAGTTGGTTTTATAGTAATTGGCCAACGACTCATGACTGAGATTTATTAAAAAAAACTGGCTGTTCCCTCCAGAGCTGTTTCGTTATGTGCGCCACACGCTGGGCAGTCAAATTCTATTACTTTTTTAAACTTTGGAATACTAACAAAAAATTCTTCAATTTTATCGAATTGTTCTTTGGTAAGATTCATTACAAAATCTTCTAATTCTTTTTTAGTTTGTTCTTTGGCATAAAATACTTCATCGCCATTATAGATTGACTCAATACAGTCAATAACCAACTCCATAACAGCATTAATATCTTCTTCTTTACCATCCGCTTTTCTGAATGTTTCTAGATTTGGATATCTCATCATTACACCACACTCATCAAATAGATGTATTCTATTTGTATGGTTAGGATCTTTAACTATTTCAATAGTTGTTAAATCAATAGACAATTTAACTTTATTTTTTTCTTGTTCGCAGTGCTGACAATTAAACACTAAGTCAACAGTTTCACCCACAGACTTTGCTCTTATTTGTGTAAACAAATATTCAACATCAAAAACTGCCAAAGAATCAATATTAATTTTTTCTCTAACGCAGTTTGTAATAATTTCTTTCAGTGTATTGGTCATAACCTCAACACTCTCGCTTTGCTGTGCCAGCAACAATGCTTTTTCTTCTCTGACCAAAAATGGTCTAAATGTTACTTTTTGTTCTGTAGAAGGAATCTTCACAGAATATAATGGTGTCTTCATCATCGGTAATGACATAACTCAATTCCCCTTATTCATCTTATCAATCAATTTGTTCAATTCGCTTGTGCTACCTACAAAGATAGCATTATTATTTACAGTTTTTGCGCCACCTTTTGGTTCATCAATTTTCTGTTTCTGTTGATGTAATTCCATAAGCTGACTATTAATATCTGCAACCTGTTTCATTAAATTCCCAACGACTTCAAATGCTCTTGGATGTTCAGACTGTTTTGCAACAGCAAGAGCAGTTGTTAATGCGTCTTGACCTTTGGTCAATAAGTCCAAAAGATTTGCTCTGGTTTTATCATAATCAGATTCAATCTTTTGGTCTTGTGATTCTATAATTTCTCCAGTTTCAGCAACGATTAATTCACCTGTTACCTTTTCAATCGGAGTCATATTAAAGATTTCGCTCAAATTATCATCAATTTTCATTATTAGTCGTTTCTAGTATTACGAGTTGGTGGATCATCAGGATGTAATCCTGCTCCGAAATTAAATCCTGTTCCAGCACCACCATTTGCTACTGTTGTTGTTGATACTCCTGCTCCACCGAAACCACCTGCTGTTGTTGGAGTTGGGGAATTAAAACCTGAACCGAATCCTGCTGATTGCGTTGGGCTAGGTGCTGAAGGCATGCCTGCTCCAAAGGATGGCGTTGGTGTTGGGGTAGTACTTGGTGTGGCATTTGTTGCGCTCCCTGCAATTTTCTCTTGAGTACGACCAAAAGCAGCAATACCTAAAACAGCACCCATGGCGACATGGAATAAACCAGCACCTTGAAGTGTTAAAGGATTCCACTGAACCAATTGTTGGTGTTGAATTGTTTGTACTAATGCCCAAAGAATTGGGAAGATAACCATATCAAAGAAACAAACAACCATGTACATCCACCCCATGGCTGGACGCCATTTCTTTTGCATCCAATCTTCGTCTTTTTTCTTTTCTTCTGCCATTTTAATACTCCTTAATTAAACTATTTCTTCGCCAGCACTTAATGATTGATCAGCACTAACACCACCACCTGTTCCTTTCATCCAACCCAACAGTGCGGTACTATTAAGTCTAGAAGAAATTGCTCCAGACAAATCATTTTGGAATGAATTAAACTTAGAGAAATATTCTTCAGGAATTCCTGTAAGTTTACTTAATTCAGACTGTTCTTTAATATTTTCTCTTGTGTCATCAACTGTAATATATCTCCAATACTTATACTGTAGAGTTACAGACAGCTTCATAATATCTTTAGAAGCATAATCTAATTGAATTGCTCCAATACTTTTTGGCCAAACTTCATACAGATTTACTTGATATGTTGATCTGTCTTTTGTATCTTGAACTAGAATCTGCATTTGTGGGCAAATATATTCATCATAGTATCTGAATGTTCTTTGACTTCCATTTTGAATCATTTTAATCCAATCATCGAACCATGCTTTAAGGTGCATTTTTCTGTCAACATAAAAAGAAAGAGTAATTGGTTCGTAATTATATTCTGTAGGTGTTTCTCTTACTTCGCCAAATATTCTAATTGGTGTTGCATTTACTGTAAGTCCAGGTAATTGGGCTTGGTCGCAGAACAGTAGTAAATTTTTTAATTCTGTTCTTCCAGGAGTTGCGTCTCCAGTAACTACAGTTGGCATAGATAAAATAACAGAAAATCTGTTTGTTCTTGCCATTCCTTTACCCATAGACGAAACGAAATCGCTAATCTTCATATCTTTTTCCTAGATTCTGACCAGACATATTCTTTAGATGCTTTAGTAAATCTCTCTACAGGAAGCATCAATGCTGTTGTCCAATCATCTGCTGGCACATTTACCAACTGAGATTTTAAGTGGTTTGTTAAATATCTTTTAACACATGGCTTGGCCAAATTAAACTTAGCCACACCATCAATCAATGCCCAAGAGTAACGCAATTTTGTTGTAGCGTCCATTTTGTCATTGTTTGCAAATATCATCAACCTGTCCATAAGCATAATTCTTAATCTATGTGGAAGGTAGTGCATGTTTAAACCGATAAACCCATCTTCCATTCTTCTAAATGGGAACACTAGTGGAAACTTATCGTAGTATGGTAATTCTGCCTTCAGCTTTGGATCATAGAAAAACATATACATTTTTCCAGGCATAATAGCATTTGGGCTTTTTACATTTGCTGGGTCATTATTAATCACCATTTGTGGTGTGATGCGTTTCTTACTCAACAACAGTGCTTGTTGTTCGAACCAAGTCTTAGACTTTTTCACTATCGAAGGATCGTAGCGATACTTATCAAAGATATCCTGCATTTGAGATTTAGTAGCCATAAGTATATTTATAGTCCCAGTTCATGTTCCGTCAGTTTAATAAACTCCCAACCTCGCTCTTTTGCATACTGTGTCGCTGCAGACCATTTAGACTGGTTCTTGATATAAGCGAATGATTCTTGAAGATAACGCTGAGTTTGGCGTCCAGGAAACACAGGAGGAATTGTCTGTTTGTATGGTTTAATTTCAACCAGATATGTTTTAAGATTACCAGTTGACTCTTTTACAACGATCTTAAAGTCAACGAAATAACGATGTATTTTGTTATCTGTGCCACAACGATAAGGGATAATAGTTTCCTCTGAAACCCACTTAACTATACTTGGATTTACATCACACCAGTTAGCAAACTTGGTTTCCCAGCTGGATCTCATAATTATGTTTGTTGGATCCCCAGAGTATTTTTGTGGGTTTGTTGGTGTAAACTTTCTTTTGTGGAACATAAATATACTATAACGATCTAATCTACTATTTAGAGAAAAACATGGCAGATACCCAAGCAACACCAACTAAGAGTGCCCCACCAAGAGCAGCTGGAGTACCAACAGAATTTACTCCATCGCAGTATGATATTAAACAATATTCATATCCAAGCGATTTATATTCTAATAACCAAGTTTATGGTGGAAATTATGTTATTTTCTACATTAATGTAGCTGAAGATTCAAGAGTTTTAAAAGTCAATAAAGAACCAACTGTTGATGCTTCTTTAGTTCCTGCCAGAATGCAGGGTGATCTTGCGTCAAATAATTATAACCTCGCTCAAACGATTGCTGGAACAGCTGGTCCATCAGCCATTGCCCTTGGCGCTGCAGGTGCTGCTGCTGGAGCAGTAGCTGCTCCTGGAAAAATTGCATCATCGTTAGCAGAAAAAGCAAAGATGGCTGGTGGAATCAAAAATGTATCAAGAAGTTCTCGTATATTTACAGCTGCCAGTGTAGCAACTAAAAGTGTTGTTGGTGGAGCGATGGCTGGTGCAGCTGGTCCATTAATTGCTGGTGGTATTGGCGCAACTGCTGTTGGCGCACTATCAGGTGGAAAATTAACTAAACAACAGAAACGACTAAAGAAAGCAATTGCGCTTCATGTTCCAAATCAGTTAAGTATTCGTTATCAAATGGACTGGTCTGCTGAAGATACTGCTGCGTATCAAATGGCAGCAACAGGTGGTACTGAATTAGTTAAAGCAATGACAACTGGCAATTTAACAAATGCTACTGGAACTGTCAATGCTATTGTCGCATCTTTAGCATTATCTAAAGGTCCACAAGCAGCAGCTCTTTCTGCTCAGTCTGGTTTAGCAGCAAACCCAAAGAAAGAAAATTTATTCAAATCAGTTGAGTTTAGAACATTTAGTTTAGATTATAAGTTTTTTCCAAGAAATTCCAATGAAGCAAAAAATGTGTTAAACATCATTAAAGAATTTAAAATTCATATGCATCCTGAATACAAAGATTCAAATAACTTTGTGTTTATCTATCCATCTGAATTTGATATTTTCTACTATAATAATGGTAAAGAAAATTTGAATCTACATCGTCATACATCCTGTGTGCTTACAGATATGAATGTGAATTATACGCCAAATGGTATGTTTAATGCGTTCGAAGATGGTATGCCTACTCAAATCGATATAACATTATCCTTTAAAGAACTGGCTATTCTTACTAAGAAACAAATCGAGGAAAACTACTAAAATGTACTTCGCTTTAATGCCAAATATTTACTACGACTTTCTAGATAAAGAAGGAAACCCATCGTTAAAAATTGTCAAAGACATTACAACAAATGTCAGGTTTCTTACAAAAGATCTTGAAAATTATACCATGTATGATTATTATGATATTCTAGATGACGAAACTCCTGAAATAATTTCCACAAAAGTTTATGGTACACCAAAATACCATTGGATTATTATGATTTTTAATGGACTCTATGATTATAGAAGCGATTTCCCATTAAATTATAATACACTTGGAAAATATGTAACAGACAAATATGGCGCAGGTAATGAATACCATACTCATCACTATGAAGCTACAGTTGATGCTACGACAAACTCAGGAATTGCCACAACACATGTTGTAATGCCATCATTTCCAGGAGCCAGTCCTGTCGATAATTTCGACTACGAAAATAGGATAAACGAATCAAAACGAAGAATTAAATTACTGTCTAAAGATGTTATAGATTCTATCGTTAAACAATATTCTACATCGTTCTCATAATGACTGAACAAAAAGAAATTATTGACATATCATCTGCAGAGTTAAGACAAGCTGGTGATGTAAATATTGAAAAGGTAGAGATCGTTTCTCTTGCCAGTGGGGCATCATTTGACATTAAAAACCAAGTTCTTACTATTCAAATATTTGAAGACTTATTCAGTCCTTTTACAACTGGGTCAATTATCATCAAAGATTCTTTAGATTTGGTAAACAACTTACCATATGTTGGACAAGAGTTTGTGGATTTAAAAATCTTTACACCTACCCTTGATCAATCATTGGGTGGTGCTGGTATTATTGAAGATAGATTTTATATTTACAAAATAACAGATAGAGAATATGTTGCAGATAAGAGTGTTGTTTATCAGCTTCACTTTATTTCTGCCGAAGCAGTTGCCGATTTAAATTTATCTTTGAGTAGACCATTTAAAGGTAAAATTTCAGATATCGCAGCTTCAATCATAAAAGATAAAAACTTTTTGGCATCTGATAAACAATTAGTTCTTGAAAATACAAAAAATGAAACAAAATTTGTTTCAAATTATTGGGCACCAACTAAGTGTATAAATTATATTCTTCAACAAGCAACTAATCCTAATGGTAGTACAACTTATTTGTTTTTTGAAAATAGACAAGGTTTTAATTTTGTAAGTTTAGATTACTTAAACGACAAAGAACCCCATCAAATGTTTAAGTATGGTGTTCCAACAACAATCGTAAGTCCATCGGGTGGATCTACTCGCGTTATAGATAAGGAATTTCAAAAGATTTTAGAAATTCATATTTCTTCTGGATTTGATTATATTGATAGAGTTAGAAATGCGACATACGCATCAAGACAAATTGTTCATGATTCAACAACTAAAAGATACAAAACTATCAACTATGATTACCTTGCCAAATTTAATGAAGGTAAAGAAACTCGATTGAATAAATTTCCAATCACTACTGATGAGGTTTCAGCAAGAATTGGTGCGAAAATTATTGTAACAGAAACCGAAAATCAATTGTTTACTGGATTTGGTGATATTTCTCAGTCCCGTGCCATTCAAGATCGTATCTCCAGAATGAAACAGGCAGAAGCATTTAAAGTATCATTGAAGGTAAAGGGTAGAACAGATTATACTGTTGGGCAGAAAATTTATCTAGATATTAATAAAGCAGAACCAACATCTAGCGAAGATACACCAGAAGATACAAAAGATAAAATGTACAGTGGAAATTATTTAATCTCGGCAATTAATCACTACATTGATAGAGAAGCGCATCATTCTTACATAGAAGCAATTAAAGACAGTTTAATATTTGATTTGAAGACAGGTAAAACATCATGAACCAGCCATTTTATACAGGTGTAGTTGAGAACAGAGATGACCCATTAAAGATTGGTCGCTGCCAAGTTCGTATTGTTGGTTTACATACAGAAAATAAATCACTACTACCAACTGCCGATTTGCCTTGGGCAGTTCCTGTGTCTCCAATCAATTCTGCTTCAATGAATGGTATTGGTTGGTCACCTGTTGGTCCAGTAAATGGAACATGGGTTCTTGTTACTTTCACAGATCAAGACCAGCAGAAACCTATTATGCTTGGTACGATTGGTGGTATTCCGCAAAGTAAATCAGCGGAAATTGCGATTGAAGAATCAGACAGCGATATGATTGTTACCGATGGTGGAATTTTAGTTGACTCATCAGGAACTGAAGTCACTAATGCTTCTGGTATTCCTGTTACTGTTGGAACTTCTGATTCTCGAGCAAATCCACCCTCAACTTCTAAGCCAACAACAGCTGCCGATGTTCCAAATCTAACAGAACAGAAGACACCAAATAAACCATCGGATACTGTTCTTAAACAAGATATTACAACAGATCCACCAAAAGGATCAACTGCTAACCCAACTGTTGCTAAACAAAATATTCAGTATCTGCTAGATGCTTGCGACAAAGTTGGATTAACAAGTAAGTATGCTAAATGTGCAATTCTTGGAATTTGTGGTGGTGAATCATCATGGTTGTGTGTTGAAGAAGGTTCTTATTACTCAAAAGCAAGTTCCCTTTCCGCAATTTTTAAAAGAACATTTCCAACAGAAGCTGATGCGCAGGAATATACTAAATGGGCTGGTACAAAATTTGACTTCTTTAAGAAAATATATTCACCAGAAGGTAATGGTAAATTACTTGGACACAAAGATCCAGATGATGGTGGTAAATATTATGGTCGTGGATTTAATCAGATTACAGGTAAATCGCTTTATATACAGTTACAAAAATATCTAGCAACAAAGGGTGTTGTTGTTGATTTTACAAATAATCCAGGATCTTTAGTTGACGATCCTGCTACTTCCGCTTTGGCTACAGCTGCATTTTATGCTATTAATGTTAAACATGATCAAAATGATCCAGGGTATTTCGTTGCTGCTTTAAAACGAACAGGTGCAGATGCTAATGGAACTGGTTACGCAAAGAAACAAAAGTTCTATGAGTATTTCCTTGGTGCTGTTGTCGCAGTTGATTCAACAAATAAACCTTCTGCCGATGACCAAAGAGTTTATACAGCAGCAGAAGTGGCAGATCTTCCACCTGCTAAACAAGCAGCATTGCTTGAAGATCGATCAGATTCAAATATCCTTGGGTTCAGAGATCCGAAGGGTAAATATCCACTTCGTAATTTATTAGATGAACCAGATACTAATCGTTTGGCTCGTGGTGTTATTAAAGAAACAGCGATTGAGTTTAAAGACTCAGTAAGAACTATTGCCATTCCTGCTGCGAATGGCGATGACTCATGGGATCAACCTCTTGCTCCGTTCGGTGGTATGTATCCATATGCAAAAGTTTTAGAAACAGAATCAGGACATTTATTTGTTCTTGACGATACACCTGAAAATGAAACACTAAGTTTATATCATAAACAAGGAACATTCCTTGATATAGATGCTAATGGAACACAAGTTAATAAGATTGTCGGCGATGGATATACGATTATAGATCGTAATGGTTCAATCTTTATTGCTGGTAAAGCAAACCTAACTGTTGGTAATGGTGTTAATATTCTTGTTCAAGGAACAGCCGATATTCAGGTAGATGGTTATGCCACTGTTAATTTGCAGAATAATGCTGACATTGGTGTCGGTGGCGACTTAAATCTTGCTGTCGGTGGAAACTTTAAAGTTCAAGCAGGTGGTAGTATTGATTTTAAAACTGAAGCAAAATTTGGCGTAACTGCTGCAGATAATATTACACAAAATACTGGAAAATCTTTTGGCGTAACTTCTGGTGTTGATGTTAGTATGAAAGCATCTGGTAAATTTTATGCCGACTCTGCTGGCGATACGCATATTAATGCATCTGGCGCAGTTTATAATACTGCTGGTGGAGATAATCATATCCGTGCTGGTGGAAATATTAATGTTGATGGAACACAGTTCCATGGACAAGAAGGTGCTGCGGGAACTGCTACTGGCGCACCAGCAGTAGAAGCAAATACAGTTGCTCTTACATATCTTGATTTTTCTGAAGGAAGAAGCAATCAGTTCAACTATCTAACAACTCCTGTTAGACCTTCTCCTCCTATTCAATTAAAATATGCTATCGATGAAGAGAATAACGCATTAGTTGCAGATTATATTGCCAATCCTGCAAAATATAAAAATCCTGAAGCAGCAGAAGGTGGCGTAAAAGAAAATTACGCAGGAACTCCAAAAGACGATGGACAAGGTAAGAGTTTAATTGCCACAAACACAACTGGAGACATTTATCTTTTCTTACAGAAACAACTTCAGTTGGCTCAATCTGGATATTGGTCAGAAACAGGCATGGGTGGCGCAGTATCAAATGCTAATATTACTCGTATTTGGGCAGACCTTGGATATCCTAAGTCAGGATTGTGGGTAACTGACCAAACTGCTTGGTGTATGGGATTCGTAAACTGGACACTGAAGCAGTGTGGTTATCGTTATGTTCAGACAGCTTCTGCTGCTGAAATTACAACTAACACTGCTCGTTGGAATGCGACAAAAATTGAAAACCTTGCCGATGCTCAGCCAGGAGATATTGCTTTCTGGAAATATCGACATGTTAATTTTGTATACAGTAATGTCGGAGGTAAACTAACATTCGTTGGTGGAAACCAAGCAGACAAAGCAGCAAATAATCCATCAGGTGGTACAGTTAATAACTCTTGGCCATCTGGATATAATGTTCCAGGAAATGGATCTTTGGTAGCAATTTATAGACCGAGTAAAGCATAATGCCAGCAATAGCAACTGAAAATAATAAATCGACTGGGGCTTGTGGTAAAACACCTACCCTGCCAATTGGTCCATTTACCTCAACAGTTACTTTTGCTGGTAGAAAAATACAATGGCGTGGAACAACAGTTTATAACGATCATCCTGATTTAGTTACCCACCATGGGTCTAGAACAGTAAAAGCAACTCAAAGCACTCCTTCCACTTTCTTTATGGAAGGACATCCTGTGGCATTTGAGGGAGATCTGTTAGATGATAATGATACAATCGCTGTTTTGGCTGGTAATACTTCTTTTGGATAACCCTTATAAATAATACATATGGCAAGAAATACAAGAATATTCTCTGATATAGATTTAAATTTTATCCCATCACCAATGTCATTGGTAATTAATACAGGGATAGGGGTCGTTTCATCTTCAACATCCAGCAACTTAATTCGTGGAACTAGACTTTGGGCTGCTGGAGTTCCTATCTATATTGGCCAAACATTTTTCTGGAATTATAACTTATACACCTGTACTTTAACTGGGATAACTGGATCTTCTGGTCCATCTCATACAAGTGGTTCAGCATTGAACGGAACAGCAAGATTAGCATTTAGTGCTGCCAGACCAACTGACGCTGCTGTAACAAATTTTGAACGATATGATATGCTCTATCGCAATATATTTTCGAATGGTGTTTTTCTTGGTAAAGTTAAATCTACTATTGACACATATACTCTAGAATTATATACTCCTGCTAGGCAAAATGTTACTTTACAGGGATTTACTTATTCAAACCCAGCAGATATTGTAAAGCGTTATGATGAAAATGCGATTAAAGCATCCGTTAAAAATTTAATTTTAACAACAAATTATGAACGAAAATTTCATCCTGAGATTGGATCTCAGATAAGAGGATTATTATTTGAGCCAGCAACACCAATGCTCGGCGCTGTGCTTGAACGATCAATTAGGCAAACAATAGATAATTTTGAGCCAAGAGTGTCGCTAGATCAAGTTGATTGTAAGGTAAATCCTGATAATAATAGCGTTGATGTTTCAATTTACTTTACTATATTAAACACTCAAACACCTCAATTTCTTAATCTTGTATTAGAGAGAACACGATAATGGCACTAACCAGCAACCGAATTAATGTAGCGGAATTAGATTTCGATAATATCAAAGAAAATTTAAAAAACTTTCTTCGTGGTCAAGACCAATTTAAAGACTATGACTTCGATGGCGCTGGTCTTAATATTTTGATCGATGTTCTTGCCTATAATACTCACTATAATAATCTTTATACGAACCTTGCTGTCAATGAGATGTTTTTAGATTCAGCAGCAAAGCGTTCTAGTGTAGTTTCTCTTGCTAAGATGCTTGGTTACCTTCCTCGTTCAGCAAGTTGCGCAAAAGCAACTGTTGATCTTAGAATTGTAAATCCAACATCAACACCAACTGTTACAACTCTACCAACATATCAACCATTTACTACATCAGTAGATGGACAAACATATACCTTTTATAATCTTGGAGATTATACAACTATTAATGGCGCCAACGGATATGTTTTTTCTGGTGTCACATTAGTGGAAGGAACACCACTTTCTTATAGTTATACTGTTACCGATGGATCAAGATATATTATACCAAATAGTAATGTAGATTTAACGACTGTTCGTGTTACTGTTCAAGATTCAGCAAGCGTTGGTAATTTTACAACATATACCTTTGCTAATAATATTTTATCTGCTTTAACTTCAGCAAGTAAAGTATTTTTTGTAAAAGAAATAGAGGGGAATTTATTTGAAATATATTTCGGAGATGGAGTTCTTGGAACACAACTCGTAAATGGTAATGTGGTTACTATTGATTATTTTGTTTCAAGTTTAGATGCTCCGAATGGCGCAAGATTATTCAATTATAGTGGTATTAGTTTACTTGGTGGGTCATCAAATATTTCAACTAAAGTAATTGCTACTGGTGGTGGTAGTCCAGAAGATATTGAAAGCATTCGTTATAATGCTCCAAGATCTTATGCTGCACAAAATCGTGCGGTAACACCTGATGATTATAAAACACTAATTTTATCAGGGTTTCCGCAAGCAAGATCCGTATCTGTTTGGGGTGGGGAAGTAAATTATCCAGCAGTATACGGTAAAGTTTATATTTGTGTTCTTCCTACTGATGCTGATAAATTAACAAATTTACAAAAAACATATATTCTCAATCAAATTCTTTCTAAACGAAATATGGTTTCTGTAACACCAGAAATTATTGATCCAGAATATATTAATATCGCAATAGATGTTACTGCATATTACGATCAAACTAGGACTAAAAAAACAGTTAATCAGTTGCAACAAATTGTAACTGATACTATCGTTAATTATAACAATTCTGATTTAAGAAGATTCGATGGTGTATTTAGACACTCTAAACTTTCTCGTTTAATAGATACAGCAGACACATCTATTGTAAATAGTAATATCACAGTTTTATTGAGAAGAAAACTTATAGTAAAATATAATATCTCTGCTCAATATGTTTTAAACATTATTAATCCATTATATGCTTCTGGTCAACCAGATGGTAGTATCTATTCTACTGGATTCTTTATCAAAGGCAGTACTGATGTTCACTATATTGACGATGATGGTTTGGGATCAATTCGTCTTTACACATTGGATAATAATTTCCAGAAAATTATCGTTGACCCAGCAATTGGTTCAGTTGATTACGACGCTGGATATTTACAAATTAGTAATCTTTATATTACTGCTTTAGCAGATGTTGACTTTGAAATTTCAATGAAACCAAGATCTAACGATGTCGTTTCAGCATTACATCAAGTTGCTGAACTTGGTTTAGATCACTTAACTGTTAATATGATTGCTGACCAAACTGCATCTGGCGATTTAAGCGCAGGCTTCAACTATGAATTTACTGACTTAAGACCAGCATAATATGCGTATATCTTCACCATCTTTAATCCCAACACAAGTTCCTGAGTTTGTTAGGGAAGACTATCCAACATTCGTTGCCTTTATTGAGGCATATTATGAGTATTTGGACAACAGTGGCGTTGATCTTACATCGCTAAGAGATCTAGACACAACACTAGACGATTTTATTAAATATTTTAAAAATGAGTTGGCAATTAATATGCCAGCAGATTTACAAGTTAGTGATTCATTTTTACTTGAAAATATTAAAAATCATTATTTGGCAAAAGGAAGCGAACAATCTTTTAAATTATTGTTTAAACTTCTCTATAATAAAGATGTTCAAGTAAAATACCCTGGAACACAGATGCTTCGCGCATCTGATGGTAGGTGGCAGAAAGATGTTTCACTTTTTATTAAAGTTTCCACTGGAACACCTGATTTAATTGAAGGTAAACTGGTTGATGTTATTAAACCGAATACAACATTCAAAGTTCTAGTTGATCGTCGCCAATATGTTGAAGTTGAAGTTGATCGTGTTGTTCAATTAAGTAACAACACTTATGAAATTTTTATTGATAGAAGGTTTTTCGGTAACATTGAAGTTGGAGATGTTATTCGTTATCAAACAATTTTTGCTGGTACGATTGTAGCAACTACATCTAAAGTTTCAATTCTTGAAGGTGGTTCTGGGTTTAAAGCTGGTCAACTTTTTGAACTTAAAAACGGAAATGGTGTACGATCAATTTTAAAAGTAACTCGTGTAACAACAGCGCAATATGTTGGAGATGCTACTGCTGGAAGTATTCTTTCTTGCGAATTTATTAAATTCGGTATTGGGTATTCTACAGATTTTACAATATCAATTAATTCTTCTCAAGATTATTTTACAACTGCAATTCAACCCTTACTTTCTACTGTTCTTGTTAATGGTAACATTGTAAATATTACAGAAACAACAAATGGTAGCGCAGAGCAGGGATATATCAACAAATTCGATTATGCTTATACCTTTGGTAGTGGTGCGGTAGCAACTGCTACACTTTCTTCTGGTACTGTAAATACTGTTGATGTTAGTTCTGGTGGATCTAACTATGGTAATGTTGTTACTGTTACATTTTCACCACCAACTTCTGGTGTAACGGCACTTGGATCTGCCACAGTTGTAAATGGTGTTATTACTGCTATAACTGTAACTAATGCTGGATCAGGATATACATCTCCTCCTACTGTTACAATTACTGCTGTTGATCAACAGTTTTGGGTAGATGGTACATATTCTGGTTCAGTTCTTGGAACATTTACTACACAAGCAATTAGTCAAGTTGTTTCTTCAGTAAGTAAAAATCAAGCAATTTTAAAAATTGAATTGGGTTCTCTTGCTAATTATCCAGGGTATTATACATCAAACGCAGGGTTCTTAAGCGACTCTATCTTCATTCAAGATAGTAAATACTACCAAGCATTCTCTTATGTTTTACAAATTGATGAAAGATTATCTTCATATAAAACTGCTGTAAGAACTATGGTTCATCCTGCAGGAACAGCATTGTTTGGTGAATATCAGATATCAAATAATTTTAATATCGGTGCTGCTTTACAATCTCTTGTAAGAATTTTAGCATTGAGTTTAAAAGACTCTGTTGGAACGATAGATGCAGGAGATACTGCAGGTGGCTTAATATTTAATATAGCAAAAGCATTAACAGAATCAGCGTTAATAACAGAAACGCAAGCATTCAGCGTTGAAAAATCGCTAACCGATTCAATCAGTACCCCAAGCGATAGTGCGTCGTTATTGACTGGAAAATCATTATCCGATTCAATCAGCACCCCAAGCGATAGTGCGGTTTTATTGACTGGAAAATCGCTAACCGATTCAATCAGTACCCAAAGCGACTCAACAATAACTTTTGATATTGGAACATCTTTATCTGATTCAATCAGTACCCCAAGCGATTCTATCGTCAGAGATGTCACTAAATATCTTACAGATACAGAAACAATGTCATCGGCAGATGATGGTTATGTAGCAAAGAATCCATATAGTCAGGGTGGCTATTTTAGTATCCATCCGATTATTTACGACAATACTGTGGACTCAAAATTTGGTTCAACTGTTGACACCAATCCTCAGACATAGTATTAATTAAACCTCAATAGGAGATCTTATTCAAATGAATATTCAAGAAAATTTAAAACCAACTGGGATGGTTAGTGTATCCCACTTTAATTCTGAAGGCGAACTACTCAATAAATTTGAAGTTCCAAATTTAGTTGTTACTTCTGGTAAAGCATATATCGCATCAAGAATGAAAGACACAACTTATACTGCTATGACTCATATGGCAATTGGAACATCTTCAACTGCTGCTTCAGCAAGCGATTCAACTTTAGTTGCAGAGGGTGGTCGCGTAACTCTCTCAGCAACAACTGTTTCTACTAATACAGTTACTTACACTGCCACTTTCCCTGCAGGTACTGGAACTTCAACATCTCCAGGTGTGCAAGAAGCTGGTATTTTAAATGCATCTTCTGGTGGTACTTTACTTTGCCGTACAGTATTCCCATCAGTTGCTAAAGCAGCTGGTGATTCAATCGCAATTACTTGGGTTGTAACAGTATCTTAATTTTCGGATAAAAAATGGCGACAACATCTTCTCTCATTAAGTCTCTTTTACATAAAACCATTGCGGAGGGTGTGTACAAAGAGATTCTGTCAAACTCATCAAGATATTATTACTTCTTGGGTAAGACATTAGCGTGGACAGATGAAACTTCGCCACCATATCCAATCGACGATTTAAGATATGAAAGAGATACTCGTAATAATATTATAACATTAAAACAAATCCAATCAAATGATGTTGCATTTATTGTTCCAAGAATTGATTGGGTATTTAATACTGTTTATGATATTTACGATGATCAATATTCAACACAAGTTCTTGGTGTAAACATTACAGCAGGTGGTTCAAATTATCTTACTGTTCCTACAGTAACTATTGATCCGCCTGATCTTGCTGGTGGTACACAGGCGACAGCGTATGCTTCAACATATAATAACGAGGTGGTTGCTATTACCATGACCAACTTTGGTTCTGGTTACACAAATCCTCCAAAGGTTACGATTACTGATTCAACTGGAGTTGGTCTTGGAGCAGTTGCTAATGGTGTTATTGGTGTTTCTTCAACTGGTGCGTTTACCATAGAAGATGCAAAATTTTATGTTATGACAGATGAGTATAATGTATATAAATGTCTTGACAATAATAATGGAGCAAAATCCACAGCAAAACCAATTGGAACACAAGTTCTTCCTATCTCTCTATCAGATGGGTATGTTTGGAAATATATGTTTAATGTGCCGTTGGCATTAAGAACTAAATTTTTAAATGACCAATATTTCCCTGTTGTTACTGCGTTAAGTCAACAATTTTATTCCAATGGTGGTGTTGAAGCAGTAAAAATTGATTCTCGTGGTAGTGGATATACTTCTATGACATTAACAGTTAATGGCGATGGTTACTTAGCCAATGATCCTGTTTATCTTGGAAGCAATTCAATTACAACAGGTGGTTATGGATATGTTGATGGAGATACTATTTCTATTGCTCCTCCATATACAGTTACAAGCACATGGGCAGCAAGTACTGCTGTTTATCTTGGAAATCTTATTGGTACCTCAACAGGTAAAATTTATAAAGTTGCTCAGGCTGGAACTACAGGAGTTTCTGAACCAGCATTTAGAGATGGAACAGTTTCTGATGGGACTTGCGCCTTAACTTTTATTGGCGAAACTGCTAAAGCATATCCAACATTTAACTCATTTACTGTTGCTTCTACTATCGCAATTTCAGGAACTGCTGGGCAATTTACTTGTGGAGCTTCTTCTCTTGCTGTTGGAGATGTGATTAAAATTACTGGAACAAAGGGTGGAACTGCAACCTTTACTGGATATACAACAGGAAACTTATATAAAGTTTCTGCTGTAACTGGAACATCTCCTAGTGTTACTGGGTTCACACTAACAACTACAACTGGGACTGCTCTTGCGACAACTGCTGGAACATTAACAGGATTAACATTTACTGCAGGTGCAATTACATCAGTAAATACATTGGGTGGTATCAGAGAAGTAAACTTAACTTCATATGGTTCTGGGTATACATCAAACCCAACCATTACTTTTACTGCTCCTACAAAAACATTTGATGGTAGTATCGTTAATACAACATCTGAAGTTATTACCATTGGATCTCATTGGTTTTCTTCTGGAGATAAAGTAATTTACTCAAATGGTGGCGGAACAACAATTCCTGGATTAGTTAATAACACAGTTTATTATGTTATTAAATCTTCTTCGACTGCTGTTAAATTGGCTTCAACTTATGCGAACGCAATCGCAGGAACAGCAATTAATTTAACAGGAACAGGAGTTGGTTCTTCTCATACTCTGGCCAATTCGCTCAATTTACCATCAGCAACTACTGTTCTTTCTCCAGCTGGGGTTGTTCAAAGAATTAAAATTCTTGATGCTGGCGCCAACTATACATCTGTACCAACAGTAACAATCGGAACTGTTTGGACATCATCTACTGTCGTAACATTGGGTCAACAGTTTGCTGTAGGAACAAAATTATACACAGTAACAACTGCAGGAACAACTGGTTCTTCTTCTCCAACATCTACAACACTTGGTCAAATTGTTACTGATGGAACAGCTTCTCTACAGTGGGTTGGTTATTCTGCAAGTGGAACAGCAGTGTTGCGATATGGGTTTGGTTATTCAGGAAACCCATCAGTTGTTATCAATACGACAACTGGAACAGGATTTTCGGCATCTTTTCAATCATCTCAAACTAATGCGAAACTAATTCCACTTCTTGAGAATGGACAATTAGTTGGAGTGCAAGTTGATGATCCAGGAGTTGGTTACAGTTCTGCTACCATTACTGCAACAGGTGATGGAACTGGATGTAAACTTTCTCCTGACATTTCTATTGGTAATATTAATACATTACAAGCAAATAATGAATTGCTTACTGTTCCTGGAACAATTAATAATATTCAAATAATTAGCGGTGGTTATAATTATGGAGTCGCAACTGTTAATATTGTTGGAGATGGTACTGGAGCAACAGCAACTGCTACAACTGTTGGTGGTGTAATAAGTAAAATTACAATTACAAATCAAGGATCAAATTACACTTATGCTGATGTTGTAATTACTGCTAATACTGGAGCTCAGGGGGCAACAGCAAGAGCAATTATTTCTCCAGCAGCTGGCCATGGAAAAGATGCGTTTGATGAATTGTATTCAAAGACATTAATGTTCTACAGTAATGTTTCTAGAGATAAAAACCAAGGATTTGATGTAGCGAACGATTATCGTCAAGTTGGTATCATAAAGAACCCAAGATATTATAACACAACTAATAGATTTGCCGATCCACTTGGTTCTGGTTGTTTTACTATTTCTGGAACTTACTTAACAACAAACTTTAAAAGGGATATGGTTTTAACCATTCCAAGAACAGTTGATGGTAATTCAGAACAAAAAAGATATATTATTATAGCAACAAATGATACAGGAACAAGTTTGTTGGTGTCGTCTTTAGATGGAGATACTCCACAAGTTGGAGATCAAATGACCAATATAAACAATCAATTTGTTAGTGTTGCTGCAGTTGGTAATCCAACGCTTGATAAATATTCAGGTGATATGTTGTTTATTGATAACAAAGCTGGATTTACGCCATCAGCCGACGAAACAGTTACCCTTAGAACTATCATAACATTCTAACTAAATAGTTGAATCATAAAAGAAGAGTAAAACATGCTAGATTTCAATACCGAACCGTATAATGATGACTACAGCGAAGATAGTAAATTCTATCGTATTTTGTTTCGTCCATCGTTTGCTGTTCAAGCCAGAGAATTAACCCAATTACAAACCATTCTACAGAATCAGATTCAGAGACATGGCAGCGCAATTTACAAACAGGGCGCAATGGTTATTCCTGGTCAAATTTCTATTGATTGTAATGCTCAATATGTAAAATTAACAAAAGATTATGGTACTGTTACAACAGAATCATTCATTCAAGGAACTGCTGGTAAGTATATTACTGGATCAAGTGGATTAAAAGCACAAATTATTAAAGTTGTGTCTGCAACTTCTACAGATCCAACAACGATTTATGTTCGTTATAATACATCTGGAACTCCATCAGGAACTAGTGCAACTGGAACTCAAAAAGTTTTTGCTGATGGTGAAGTAATTACTTTAGATGATGCTTCGGGAACTGTTCAGGCAGCATCGAGTTCAGCAACTGGTACTGGTTCTTTAGCAACTGTCGAGCGTGGTGTTTACTATGTTAATGGTTTCTTTGTTCTTTGCGCTGATCCACATACAACTAAAGAACAGGTTATTGTTCTTGACAAATATACTAACACACCTTCATATCGTGTTGGTTTAAGTGTTATTGAAGCAGAAATTACACCAGAACAAGATTCTACATTATTAGATAATGCTCAGACTTCTTATAACTATGCTGCTCCTGGCGCACATCGTTATCACATAGATTTAATTTTATCAAAACTACCATTAAACAGTGCTGCAGACGATACATTTATTGAATTACTGCAAGTTTCTAATGGAACGATTATTCGCATTGTTAATACAACACAATACTCAGAGTTAGAAAAAACAATGGCTCGTCGTACCTATGATGAGTCTGGTAACTACACTGTTCGTCCTTTTAATGTTGATGTTCGCGAAGCAAGAGATAATAATCGTGGAACATGGACGACCACTGGTGTTTCTTATATAATTGGTGATGTAATTTTAGTAAATGGAAATTACTATACTGCCAAAAATACTGGAACATCTGCTGGTACTGCTCCGTCACATACTACTGGTTCGGCTTATGATGGCGCTGGTGGTATCAATTGGGAATATACTCTTGTTCCTTCGTTTAATCGTGGAATTAGTAAAACTGGATCTGATGGTCAGTTAGCAATTGCGCTCGATCCAGGAAAAGCATATGTCAGTGGTTACGAGTTAGAAAAAGTTGCAACTGAATATGTATACATTAATAAATGTCGAAATGATGCCCATACAGTTCAAGTGGCTGGGGCATTCCAACCAGCAACAGTTGGTAACTATGTTTTAGTAAATTCTGTAAACTCAGTTCCTTTTGTTGATACATTTCCAACTGTTGGATTATATTCAAATTTTACAACTACAGGATTAGCAACTGCCCTTCCAGGTATTCCACCTTCAGGAGTTCAGCCAGGAACTATTACAACAACTACAAGTTCAGCAACAATTACTGGAACTTCTACGAAGTTCTCAACGCAGCATGTTGTTGGTAGTATTATCCGTAAAACTGATGGTACTGCGATTGGAACTGTACTAAGCATTGCTTCTGATACTTCTTTAACATTGACTGCCAATGCTGCATCAGCTAACACTGGTATCTCTTATATTTCTTCAAGACTTATCGGTACTGCTCGTATTCGTTTTATTGAGTGGGATACTGGAACAATCGGTTCAACCTCTGCTCAATATAAACTTGGTTTATTTGATATAAAAATGACCAGTGGTTATGACTTTAAGCGTAATGTTAAAGGAATTTACTACGATAATTCAGGTGGTGGATCAGTTGTTGATTTTTCTGCTGATATTGTCCCAGTGGCTACTCGTTTAGTTGGTTCTGCAACTGCTTCTTCTAGCACAACAATTACTGGTGCTGGTACCTCTTTTCAGACAGATTTAGTCGTTGGTGATTATGTTTCTTTAGGTGGAACATATCGTCGTGTTGTTACTATTTCTTCACAGAATTCTATTGTCGTTGATCAAGCAACCACAGTAACTGGCGTTACTATTGATCGTGTTTCTACTACACTTGTTGAACCACAAAATGAAAAAATGATTTTTGAACTTCCATATTTTGGAATTAAATCATTGCGTGCTTTAGATGGAACTACAAATAAAACAACTTATTACGCATATCAAAAGTTTGATTCTCTTGCTGGAACTACTTTTAGTGGAAATACAAAAGTAAGTCTTAGCACTACTTCTGGTGTTCTTGCGCCTTACACTAAAGTAAATTACATTGTTATTGATAATACTACTGGTTTAATTGTTGAACCGATTGATAGTAATATCGGAACCACAACTGGTTACCTAGTTCTTTCAGGAACAGGATATGTTGGAACAAGTCGTTTCAGTGTTATTGCCACTATTGCTAAAACTGGCGCATCAAGTACAGAAAAAGTTAAGACATTAAATCCAGGAACAGTTACTTTTACAACTCAAGCAGCTGCACAAGTAACTCTGTTAAGTCTTGGACAGGCTGACGGATATCGTGTTACTAGTGTTCTTATGGATGCTGGAACATTTGCTAGTCCGAATGGAACTTATACTATTGATATTAGCGATCACTACACATTCGATAATGGTCAAACATCTACTTACTATGGTATATCAAAACTGGTTTTAAAACCATCGTTCACTGTTCCAAGTGGTCCAGTGCAAGTTACATTTGAATATTTCACACATAGTGGTGGGGATTATTGTTCAGTAAATTCTTACAAAGATATTGACTATAAGAGAATTCCTTACTATGGAAATATTTCATTAAGAGATTCTATCGATTTCCGCCCAAGAATTTCTACTGATGGTTCTACTTTTGATGCAGGATCAAATTTAGTTCCTAAGCGTGGACAAGAAATACAAACAGATTTTTCATATTACTTGGCAAGAATTGATAAAATTGCGATTGATAAAACTGGTAAGTTTTTCAGTAGATCAGGAACACCTGATCTTAATCCTGCAGAACCACCAGATCCAAAAGATTCTATGGTTCTTTATACTCTTAGACTTGAACCATACACATTCTCAACAGCTCCAGAAAGTGTTGGAGTAACAAAAATTGAAAACAAACGCTATACAATGCGTGATATTGGTAAGTTAGAAGCAAGAATTAATAACATTGAGTATTATACATCATTGTCATTGCTTGAACAACAAACAGAATCATTGACTATCACAGATCCAGCTACAGGACTAAATCGTTTTAAAAATGGTTTTATGGTTGATAATTTCAGTGGCCATAGTGTTGGTGATGCAGCCAATGTTGATTACTACTGCGCTATTGATATGGAAAAGAACGAACTCCGTCCATTCTTTTCTATGCAGAATGTAAATTTAATTGAAAAAGTTTCAACTGATACAGCTCGTTCTGCAGCAAATTATAAAATTACTGGTAATCTAATCACATTACCATATACTACTACACCGATTATTACCCAACCATATGCTTCTCGTATAGAAAATATTAACCCATTTTCAATCTTTACTTTCTTGGGCAATGTTGAGTTGAATCCACCAAGCGACACTTGGTTTGAAGTAAATCGTCGTCCAGATATTGTACAAAATCAAGAAGGCGATTTTAATACTATCGCAACTCTTGCTGAAAAGGCAGGAGTTCTTGGAACTGTTTGGAATGCTTGGGAAACTCAATGGACAGGAACTTCCGTCACTACTCGCGACTATGCTGGTTATAATCCATATGGTGCTACTGGAGGAGATTACAGTTTAAATGGTGGCTGGGGTAGATATGCTGGTAGTTATACTGTAACAGATACAACTGCCACTGTAGTTGGTCAATCTAGAACAGGTGTTAATACAAAAGTTGTTGCTAAGATTGATACACAGTTAGTAAACGATCGTGTTCTTTCTACTGCAGTTATTCCATATATTCGTTCAAGAAATATTTTAATTCAAACTAGTGGATTAAAACCATATACTAAATTTTATCCATTCTTTGATAATGTTGCCGTTGATGCTTATTGCACTCCTGCCACTAAGATCACTTATAGTGGTGCTGTAGATTTTGATTCTACATCAAATGTCGGAGCAAATACAACAGATACAGCTCGTTTAATTAATGGCGATACAAATATTTGTTTAAATACTGGAGATGTTGTTACTGGAATTGGAGCTAGTGGAATTACTGCTTCTGGAGCAACTGCTGTTGTTGTTGGAACAGAAAAAATCTTGGACGATTCTGGAAATGTTACAGCAAGAAATATCTATGTTGTTAATATTAAAGGAACATTTGCTACAGGCGAATCTATCAGAGGAAGTGTAAGTTTAGTAACTGGAACTGCTATTACAGTTGGTACTATTAAATCAGCTGGTAGTTCAATTTATACTGATGTGAATGGTAAAGTTCAGATGTTATTTACTATTCCATCTACAGACTTAGTTCGTTTCCGTACTGGTCAGCGTCAATTTACTTTAACTGATGTCTCAACAAACGATGTTACTTACACAAGTAAGGGTAATGGTCAATATTATGCGCAAGGTGTTCTTGAAACAAAACAAGCGACATATATGTCTACTAGAAATGGTATTCTAGTTCAGAATCAAGTTTCTGATACACAAACTATTACCCAAACAACATCTCGTTTAGTTGGTAGCGGTAGCGTTTATTACGACCCACTTGCCCAAACTTTCCAGATTCAATCTAGAGGTGGCGCATTCTTAACTTCAGTTGATTTATTTTTTGCCACTAGAGATAAAAGGATTCCTGTTCATATTGAGATTCGTGAAGTTATTAATGGTGCTCCAGGAAAAACAATCCTACCATTTTCACAAGTAACATTAAATCCTGAACAAGTTAATATTTCCACAAATACTGTAACATTGCCAGATGGAACGATTGTTCCAAGTTATGATACTCCAACTAGATTTACATTCCCATCGCCTGTTTATGTTCAGGATTTGGGAGAGTATGCTTTAGTTGTTGCTTCTGATTCTAATAGCTACAAAGCGTGGATTTCAAATATGGGAGATCAAATCCCAGGATCTAGTCGAATGATTTCCGAACAACCATATGCTGGTGTTCTGTTTAAATCTCAGAATGGATCTACTTGGACTGCTAATCAAGACCAAGATTTGAAGTTTACTTTAAACAGAGCAGTATTCCAAACAAATACAATCGGAGCTGTTCAGTTTAGTAATGATGTTATTAATAAAACTGTTTTAGATAATAATCCGTTTGAAACAAATATTGGTTCAGCGAAATTAAAAGTATTCCATCCTAATCATGGATTAATTGCTTCTTCATATGCTGTCTTATCCGATAATGATTCAAGAAATATTTACGGATATACTCCAACATCTGGAACAATTTCCGTAAATACTGGAACAACTGCAGTTACTGGTACTGGTACTGTGTTTAGAACAGATATCGGAACATTAACAAGCGGTCAAGGTGCTGTTCTTTATACAGCTGAAACAACTCCAAGATTAATTGGTGTTATTGCTTCTGTAACAAGTGGAACCCCAGGAGATACTGCAGCAACTCTAGTTGTTAACTCAGCAGTTACTTATACTGGCGCATTTACTATCGCTCCTTCCGTTAATGGTATTCCAGTTACAGAAATTTATGGTCAGAAAACAGTAGATAGAGTTATTGATAACGACTCTTATGTTATCATAACAACAACTACTGGAAAGAAAACTGGATACTCTGGTGGTGATACAGTTACTGCTATTGGTAATATTCAATATAATGCTGCTCAACCACAAGCGCAGTATCAAGATTTTGCTGATACTAGTACAGTATTCTATATGCAAACCACAAGCGGTGAATCTATTAATGATACTCCTAATACACAATCTCCATATACACTAGACTCGCTTACAAATGGTCTTGCTAACGCAGTGGCAATTAATAGTAACAATTATTGGTCAACCCCAAGACTTATCGCATCAACATCCAATCAAAGTTTGATGGCAACTCCTGGAAAAACTCTTACACTTCAGGCACAAATTAGCACTACAAATGATGCTGTTTCTCCAGTAATTGACAGTAACAGAATGGGATTGATCGCGATTAGTAATACTATAAACTCTCCATCTGAGTCTGTTGTTAACTATGGAGATTTAGATCAAATTGCTTTAATTTCTTCAAGTATCAATAGTGGAAGTCAAAACAAGATTGCTATAACTACTACTGGTATTTCTTCGACCGACTCAACTGCCAAAGGATTATTGGCTACTTTACAGGTTGGAAAATATGTAACAATTAGTGGTTCTGGAACTTCAGGAAATAATCAAACTGGATTAATAACTGCCGTTGCTGCTGATGGTTCTTCTGTTTCTATAACAATGCCTAATGCTCTTTCTGCCGTTGCTGCTGGTGACAATATTACTTTGGTATTTAGAAATACCTTTATTGATGAGATCTCTCCAAGAGGTAGTTCTACTCATAGTAAATATGTTACTAAGAAAGTAAGTTTAGCAAGTCCTGCTAATACATTGAAGATTCGTATGTCAGTTAATTCTCCAACATATTCTAATTTGTTAGTTTACTATAAAACAAGTCCAGTTGGAACTAAAAACTCTTACTCAACTATTAACTATGTTTTGGTAACACCTGATACATTGTTCCCTAAAGTTCAGTATGGAGATACTCCGTTCACCGATGTTGATTATACAATAACTGGTTTAACTGCATTTGACGCATTTACTGTTAAATTGGTATTTACTTCAACTAACAGTTCTGAAGTAACAAGAGTTAGAGATCTAAGAGTTATTGCTTGCACATAATGGAAAATATGTTACATGTTGAAGGAAACCCATCTCTCGTAAGGGATTTGGGTTCCAATGCGATTGTTAATACAAATAGATCAGAGTATGAAACATACCTTAGAAATAAGGATATTATGCTTGGTAGAGTTAATCAAATCCAGGTCCAGAACGAAAAGATAAATAGACTTGAACATGATATCAACGACATAAAAACTATGTTGCAACAGTTGATTAATAAGGAAAATTAATGGCATCAATTACGCTACGCACTATTAAAGGAAGTCCTCTCTCAAACCAAGAGGTCGACGATAACTTTAATAATATCAATACACAGTTAAATCTTGCTTTGCCATCAGCTTCCTACACTGCAGCTGATGTTCTTACCAAATTGAAAACTGTTGATGGAACTGGTTCTGGTTTAGATGCTGACTTGTTGGATGGATATAGTTCTGACTCTGCAGCAACGGCAAATACTATTGCTCTTCGCGATTCTAATGGAGATCTTTTTGCTGGAACAGTTCGTGCTACTACAGTAATTGCGAATTTAACTGGTAATGTTACAGGTAATGTAACTGGAACTTTAAGTGGAAACGCAACCAATGTTTCGGGCACAGTTGCTATTAATAATGGTGGAACAGGCGGATCTTCTGCTTCTTCTGCTCGTTCTAACCTTGGATTAGGGACTATCGCAACACAGGCAGCAAGTGCTGTTGCTATTACTGGCGGAACAATTTCTGGTCTTACAACTGCTTTGGCAATTGCCGATGGTGGAACTGGCTCAGCGACTGCTTCTGCTGCTCGTTCTAACCTTGGGCTTCAGCTTGGTTCTGATGTTCAACCATTCTCAAACGAATTAACAGGTATTGCTGCAGCAAACTCAGCAACTGGAATCTATGTTCGTCTTGGTGCTGGTTCTGTTATTCAACGATCAATTGTTACCAATGGTAATGGTATTGTTATTACTAATGGTAGTGGTGTTGGTGGAAATATTTCTGTTGATCTTCCAGCATCATCAGGAATTTCTATTACATCATTAGTTTTATCTGGCAATGCTACTGTAGCTGGAACAGCTTCTATTACTGGCGGATTATATGCTAATGGTAGTATTAATACAACATCATTGTCTGCAAGTGGTTCTATTACAGCAAATGGAATTGCTGTTACTGGAAATATAACTGCAACTGGCAACATTACTGGTTATTATTCTGACGATCGCTTAAAAAATAAACTTGGTAAAATTGAAAATGCTTTGGACAAACTCTGTTCATTGGAAGGGTTCTATTTTGAAGCCAATCAAACTGCTCAAGATTTAGGATATACTGTTAAGAAAGAAGTTGGTGTTTCTGCTCAGTCAGTTGAATCAGTACTACCAGAAATTGTTGGTCCAGCTCCGATTGATGCGCAGTATTTAACAGTTGATTATGCTCGTATGATGCCATTGGTTATTGAAGCAATTAAAGAACTGAGAGCAGAGATTCAAGCATTAAAATAATCTTTTGAGGTTTATATTATGTTACACATTATTCAATGTGATGATACATCGTTGTATCAAAATTCATTATTATCTGCTAGTATAAATCTATTACTAGAACTCCCACAAGTTATAAACAGAGAACAAGGTTCTAAATACGACTCAGCACAGGGAAATGTTTTGACTTCAGTTGGAAACGACTGGTCTGATATTGTTAATATGCCAGGAGCAGGTAAATTAGTAGACTGGATAACTGAAAAAGTTTTAATAGCAAACCCAAAAGCGTCTGGAATAAATTACACCAAATCTTGGTGTAATAAAATGATGAAGAATAGTGAGGGTTTGGTTCACGCTCATATAAATGAAAATTTAGCAAAGAAACCAGACTTCGTTGCAATTTTTTATTACCAAGTGCCAGAAGATGGAGCAAACCTACTATTCATTAATGGTGGTAAATTTAATACACACTATTATGAGTATGATGAATCTAAAATAACAACTATCAAATCAAGAACAGGTAGACTTGTTATACACTCTCCAGATATTCCACATGCAGTAAGTATTCACAATAGCGATATACCAAGAATTTGTTTAGTATTTGAAGGGACATATATTGTCTAACTGTATTATATTATCTGGCGGAACATGGAATTCTGAAGATCGTTGTTCTGTTTATAGATCTCTTGGTCCATATAGACTCGCATCAGCTTTAGAAGATGCTGGATATTCTACATTTGTTTTAGATTACATAAACAAATTTACGATTGAAGAAATTTTAAATGTTTTAAAAAAACATATTGGCAAAGAAACTCTTTGGATTGGATTTTCTTCTACTTTCTTTTGGCAAAGACAGAGACCAAATCAAACATTTAAAGAACGAGTTGCAGATTCAAGAGGTAATAATGATGTTGAAGATATGTATTATACAGAAAATTATTCTGAAATAGAACAATTATTTGAATTCGTTCGTTCCAACAGTCAAGCAAAAATAATTTTTGGTGGTGCAAGAACCCCATGGTTTATGAAAGATCGTAACATTGATCATTATGTTCTTGGTTACGCTGATACATCTACAGTTGCATTGACCGATTACTTGGCAGGTAAATCTTTAAATTCTTTTGGTAGAATTATTGACTCTACCAAATTTCCAGAACCAGATGTAAAAAATATTCCAACTCGCTGGTGGAACTATCCAATTTTAAAAGGTGAAGCATTACCAATTGAACTTGGTCGTGGCTGTATTTTTAAATGTAAATTTTGTTCATATGCTCTAACTGGTAAAAAGAAAGGCACATATGTTCGCGATTTAGAACAAGTGCGAGATGAACTAATTAAGACTTGGGAAATTCACGGGACAGACACTTACTTTTTTACTGATGATACATTTAATGATGATAATGATAAATTAGAAATACTCCACAAACTATTTACTTCCTTACCATTTAAACCAAAATTTTCTACTTATCTTAGGATTGATTTAATTAACAAATATCCACATCAAGCTGATTTGCTTACGGATATGGGATTGGTTGGTAATTTTTTTGGTTTAGAAACAATGCAACCAGAATCGGCTAAAGCAATTGGTAAAGGACTAAATCCAAATAAAGTAAAAGATAGATTATATTGGCTTCGCGAAAAATGGGAAAATAAAGTTAATATGGAAGCTGGCTTTATCCTTGGTCTCCCATACGATAATCTTGCATATTTTAATGAACTCTTGTCTTGGAGTTTAGAAGAAGATAACCCATTACAATCTATTTTATATTATCCATTAATGATGTTTAATTATGGAAAAGAAGATCCACTTTCTAAATATGGTTCAGAATTTAGTATCAATCCAGAGGTTTATGGATATACCTTCCAAGAAGATTTAAAATACTGTTGGGATTTAAAAACTCAAAAATTAAACTATCGTATGTGTTTAGATATAGCCAATAAGTTTAACGATCTCAGAAACCCAATGAATAAGATATCTGGCTTTTATGTTCCTGCAGCCCTATCTACTGGGATATCTTTGGAAGATATTTACTCTCTCTCAGAAGAAGAAACTATAAAAAAATATGATATACCATCCTTAAATTCTAACAAGTTTTTAGAATATAAATCTATGGTTGGAGCATTATAAATAGTACTGTATACAAGGCAATCAAGGTAAAGTCATGACAACACCAGCATCTGGAGCAATAGCAACTAGCGATGTTAATAACGAAACAGGTCGCGGAACAACCACGCAGACTGGCATCGACTGGATTAAAGATAACACTAAGGGTAATCCAACAGACTATAATAGTCTTCATGGGTTAAATTATTACCAACGCAATGCTGATGGTAATTGTAACAATGGTAACTGTACAGAAAGTTTAACTGGAATAGCTCCAGGAACAGGTGGTACTGCTCAATGTAATAACTGTTCAAATTGTAATACGATTAATTGCGCAAACTGTGATACACAATCATATTTACAGCCTGGAACAAATTGTGCCACTACATATAACTGCACGCAGAACCAAGATCAATGGGTAAATTGTGCGTGTCAATGTCAATGTAATTGTTTTGTTTGTGATTGTGCTTGCTGGTAATTAAACTATAAAATTGGGAATACTATGATTTTTGAAATTCATGCTGAACGACTTGGTGATAATGATAAGAAGGTTTTCTTCTACGACAATGAGATTAATACTTTAACCAATCACGAGGGTGTCGTTATAGAATACCCAGAAGATCAACGCCAACCAGAAACTCGAAAAGAGTCTTTGCCATTTGATAAAACTAATCCAATAAAAAAATCTAAAGATATAACTCTATTGAAGATTCAACTTGGTTTATCTTGTAATTATTCTTGCGATTATTGTTCGCAAAAATTTGTGGAAAGAGCACCAGAAACATCTAAAAAAGATATTGACGCTTTTTTAGAAAAACTTGATGTTTTAAATTTCTCTGAACAAGCTGGTCTTAAAATTGAATTTTGGGGTGGCGAACCTTTTGTTTATTGGAAAACATTAAAACCATTGGCTGAAGCACTTCGCGAAAGATTTTCTGATTGGAAAGTTGAACCAAAATTCAGTGTTATAACTAATGGTTCTATTTTAACCAAAGAAATTTGTCAATGGCTGTACTACATGGGATTTTCGGTAGCCATAAGTCATGATGGTCCAGGACAATCAGTTCGTGGTCCAGATCCATTTGAAGATCCAGAACAGAAAAAAATAGTTCTTGATTTTTATCGTATTATGAAAAAACAGGGACGCATGAGTTTTAACTCTATGCTTAATGCAAAAAATCAAAGTCGTAAAGATATACATAATTGGTTTATTAATTTTACTGGCGACGAAAATATTGTTCTTGGCGAAGGCACTATTGTTGATGCGTATGACGCAGATGGTGCCCAAAGTTCATTAAACACAAAACAAGAACATTTTGATTTTAGAAAATTATCATTTAATGATATTTACTCTAATAATGGTAATATTGGTTTTACAATGATTACGACAAAAGTTGATCAGTTTGTTACATCAGTTCTTACTCACAGAAACGCAAAATTTGTTGGTCAGAAGTGTGGAATGGATGAAGAAAACACATTAGCCATTGATCTTCGTGGTAATGTTATGACTTGTCAAAATGTTTCTCCAGTTGAAACTGGTATGAATGGAGAAAGTCATTTATCTGGAACTTTAGAAGATTATGATAATGTAGCTGTTAAAACTGCAACACATTGGAGAAATCGTAAAGAATGTTCAGCATGTCCAGTCCTACATATTTGTAAAGGTTCTTGTATGTTCCTTGATGGAGAACTATGGGAAGTTTCTTGCGACAATGCATACTCAGATAATATTGCTTTATTTGCATTAGGGTTTGAAAAGATGACTAGAGGTTATGTTCCTGTTCTAATTAAAAATGATGTTCTTCCATTGGAACGACAAGATATTTGGGGAACACAGTTCGAGCATAAAGAAAAAACAAAAAAGAAAGTTATACCTATTAAAGTGGTGAGCGAGATTGTTACTCAAATTGATGATGTTCAGGTATACGGACAATCAAAAGTAGAGGCATAAGATGGCAACAATTACCCCAAATTTACAAAAATTTATTGATGCAGCCAAAGAATTAGAATGCGTCATTTCTCTTGAGGTGCTCGATCCACCAGAGTATGTGTTAAGTCAAGTTGAAGACAAAGATTGTGTATTTTTGGATTACATTGTAAAAGGTGATCGTGGAACAGAAGAAGAACCTGTAGAGATAGCATTTTTAGTTCCAAACAGAATTATTGATGGAGACTCATATAAACAATTACCCTTTGAGCATTTATTTAATTGTCCATGTCCAGACATGGAAAATTCTGGATCATTAATTGCTGGACATAGTCCTCTATATAATCGTGGAAAACTTATTTATTTTGTTCGTCCACCAAATATGGATTTTGTAATCCTACATGAAATGCCACCCGAATTGGTAATTATAAAGAGCGAACCATTACAGGTATTAGAGCAAAAATTATTAGCTCTTGATAAAGTAAATAACTTAGCAATTGAATACATAAAAGATCCCAAAGTTATTTCTTCTATGGATTGCGAAAGACCATTAATGGTAGTGGCTAACATTGACATTATAGATAAGATTAATCCTAAAGTAAAAACATATAATGTTTGTTTTGCAATCTCAGAATTAATTTATGAAATTGAAGAAAATCATTATTGGGCGATTGATAATTTACAGGAACTGATTAAAAAAAGTAATGCTGCAGAATAATATAATGTTTGGAACTCCTTTATGGGTTCTTGATTTAAAAGGTTTACTCGATAATACTGCTCTTGAACGAGAAGGTATGTTATTTACCAGCGGAAATTATTTCGATCTTGCTGGTGATAATATTAAAAAATTAAAATACAAAATGAAAGAAATATGTGACGAAATTTCTGTTCAGTATAATTGGAGAAATAAACCTAAAGGAATACATGGAACACAAAGACCATTATTTCCAAACGAATTAGATACACCACACTACCATCATGGGCATAAATTGGTTGGTATTTATTATGTTAAAGCAGAATCAAATTGTGGAGATATTTTGCTGCATGATCCAAGAGGTGGAACTGATTGGCCAGATTTAAACGCCAGAACAGAAGATACTGGAAAAACTCAAAGAATATATCATAGAATAACACCCAAACCTGGGATGCTTATTTTATTTCCAAGTTATTTGATACACTCAGTTGAGCCAAATTTTAGCGGAACTCTTAGATTATCAATTGCCATGTCGATTTATGAATAAAGAAACTTTATTTACAACTCCTGTTTGGCAAACAGTGATATCTGATTCTGGTATGTTGAATCAGGAATTGCTTGCGCTGGCACCACACTATACACAGGGTTCTGATTATTTTCATATTGCGCCAAAGTTAAAAGATATTGTTTTACCATACATTGAATCAGTTGCAGAAGAATGTAAACTTTCAAAATATTTTACGCTATCTGCTAGACAAAATCCTACGATGCCAGGAGGAAATAATTCTCCACATCATCACCCTGAGTGTATGTTGGCTGTTGTTTACTATGTTAAAGTTCCAGAAAACTCTGGTGATATTTTACTACATGATCCAAGAGGATCTATATTATGGCAAGACCCACAAGCAAGAACAGATGTAACATGGCAGTCTTATAGACCTTACCATAAAATTACTCCAGTTCCAGGAATGCTATTAATTTTTCCAGGATATATTGTTCATTCTGTTGAATCAAATTTAAGTCAAGAGATGAGATTGTCGATAGCAATTTCTACACACTTTAAATGAAATATGTCATTCTCGGTGGCGGAACTGCTGGTTGGTTGACAGCATTGTATTTAAACAAAAACTTTCCAGATGATGAAGTTACGATAGTCGCAAGTTCAGAAATTGGTATTCTTGGTGCTGGTGAAGGAACTACTCCTGCTTTTATGGAGTATCTTGAAGAGGTTGGTATTACCGAATTAGAATTAGTTTCAAACTGTAAAGCAACATTAAAAACAGGAATTAAGTTTACAAACTGGAATGGTGATGGTGAACATTACTTTCATAATTTCTGGGATAACAAATATGCTTTACACTTTGATGCTTCTTTATTGGCAAAATATTTACAAGATGTAGCAGTATCTCGTGGTGTTACAATAATTAATAATGAAGTAATAAAGGTACTACTAGATAATAAAGATATAACCAGTCTTGTAACACCAGCTGGTCCAGTATCAGGCGATTTCTTTTTTGATTGTTCGGGATTTAAACGACTGTTAATTGGAGAAATATATAAGTCTGATTGGGAAGAATATCCTATGCCATGTAATCGTGCCATACCTTTCTTTCTACCAAATGATAATTCTCCTGACTATACAGAATCTGTTGCAATGAAATATGGCTGGATCTGGAAGATTCCAGTTCAAGGTCGTTATGGGTGTGGATATGTTTTCGATTCAACAATGACAACAGATGAGGAAGCTGCAGAAGAAATTAGAGATTATCTTGGACACGATTTTGTTTCACCAAGAACTTTTAATTTTAGTGCTGGCGCATATAAACAGGTTTGGGTGAACAACTGTATGGCAGTTGGATTATCTTCAGGATTTATTGAACCATTGGAAGCAACATCAATCTGGATTCAGATTATGGCACTTAAATTATTTGTGCAGAATAGAGATAATCCAGAAAAAGTAAACAATGATGTAAAAGAGTTGAATGAAGATATTTTATCATTTTTGTACTTTCACTACCTCAGTCAAAGAGCTGACACAGGGTTCTGGAAGGATTTTCAACTTAATAATTATATGCCAGAAAAATTATTAAATAGAATAAACGAAAATGATGTACAGTACAGTTTTAACCTATTTCCAGATAAAAGCTGGAATGCCATTGCAGCTGGCATTGGATACACTAAATAATAAATATAGCTGATAAGCATAGGAACAGTAAATGACCACAGCCCTGACAACCAGAGTTTCCACCGACGCAACATACGCTCCCACAGTAAAGGGATCGCCACTTTCCAGCGCAGAAATCGATAATAATTTTATCAGTCTTGCCACGAATAAAATTGAAACCAGTGTTATGTCTTATGCAAATACTGGAAGCACATTGGTTCTTAGAAACAGTGCTGGCGATATTGCTGTTGGAAATATTACAGCTACAGGACTAACGATCTCAGGTGGCGCACTACCAGTGGCTTCTGGTGGTACTGGTCAAACTACATTTACTAATGGTCAAATTTTAATTGGTAATACAACTGGTAATACTCTCACAAAAACAACATTAACTGGTACTACTAACCAGATTACAGTTACTAATGGTGCTGGTTCAATTACTCTGTCAACCCCACAAGATTTGGCTTCTGCGTCAAATGTGCAATTTGGATCAATCGGTGTTGGTGTTGCTGGAACAGGAACTACAGGCGAAATTCGTGCTACAAACCAAATTACTTCTTATTACTCTGATGCCAGATTAAAAGAAAATATTACACCAATTACAGATGCATTAAATAAAGTTATGGCTCTGAATGGTGTAACTTATAATGCCAACCAATTAGCAGAATCGTTTGGTTTTACCAATAAAGAATCTCAGGTCGGTGTTCTTGCTGCTGATGTTGAGAAAGTTTTACCAGAAGCAGTTAAACCAGCTCCCTTCGATATTATTCGATTTGAAGAAACTGAGATCTCTCGCTCTGGAGAAAATTATAAAACTGTTCAGTATGAAAAAATTGTTCCTTTACTCATTGAGGCAATTAAAGAGTTAAATAATCAAGTAAAAGAATTACAGGGAATTAAATAATGGCAACTAATACAGCAATATTAGGGCAACAGGCTTTAACATTACCAGTTGGTGGAACTGCAGATCGTCCAGGTTCACCACAGTTTGGTTGGATAAGAGCGAACTCCGACACCAAGTATATTGAATACTATGATGCAACCAATGCAGTTTGGTTGGGTATCGGAGCATTTAATGCCACTTTTACAAATAACACAGCAACACAATCAGGAAACTACACTTATCAAACTTGGACTCAGTCAGGAACAATGTCTGTTACTGCTGGCACTAAAACAATTGACTATCTAATCGTAGCAGGTGGCGGTGGCGGTGCTGGCACTGATGGTCGTGGTGGACAAGGTGGCGGTGGTGCTGGTGGATATGTTAGTGGCTCTGTAACAGTTAACAATGGCATATATACAATGACTGTTGGTGGCGGTGGTAATGGTGGTGCTATTTCTCCATCATCTACTGGATATGGTGGTTATGCTAACTACGGATTCCAAGGTAATAATAGTTCTATGACATCCGTCCCAACTACAGCAATTGGTGGTGGCGCAGGAGCATCAAGAATTACTGGTGGCGCTCCTGGTAACGCAGGTCCAGGTGGATCAGGCGGTGGTGGCGGTAACGACAATGGTTCAGGTGGATCAGGAACTCCTGGTCAAGGAAATCCAGGTGGATCAGGCGGTCCAGCAGGAACTTACTATCAAGCAGGTGGCGGTGGCGGTGCTTCTCAAGCTGGTCAAGCAGGTGTTGAGCAAGCTCCTCCAACTGGTGCTGGTGGAAACGGATCCACTTGGTTGAATGGAACTACCTACGCAGGTGGCGGTGGTGCTGGCCACTATAATGGTCCAAATACTTCTACTTTACTCGGAGGTACTGCTGGTTCTGGTGGTGGTGGTCGCGGAACATCGCCACAACAATCTAATGCATTAATTAATGGTTCGCCAGGAACTGGTGGAGGTGGTGGCGGATACGGTGGTGGTCCAGCAACTCCAATTTCTCCAGCATCAGGTGTCGGTGGTAATGGTGGTGGCGGAACAATCATTATTAGATATACAACTTAAGGAATATCAATGGCTGCGAATGATGGATCAATACTAGGAGCGCAGTATGTTGCTCTACCAAGAGGAAGTTCTGCACAAAGACCGACAGGTGTTTCTGGTATGCTTAGAGCAAATGAAACAACTGGGTATATTGAGTACTATGATGTAACAACAACATCTTGGATTGGTGTCGGAGCATTCCAACAACAAAGTGTTGGAGCAACAACATCGGCTTCTGGTGGATATACATATTTGACTTGGACACAGTCTGGTTCGCTAACAGTTACATCAGGTGTTAAATCTGCAGACTACCTTGTTGTCGCTGGTGGTGGCGCAGGTGGTGGAACAACTGGTCCAGGAGGACAAGGTGGCGGTGGAGCAGGTGGATATGTTTCTGGTTCAATGACACTTGTCGGTGGTGTATACTCAGTTACTGTTGGTAGCGGTGGATCAGCACCAGGAGCAAATATTATCGTTGGTTACTCTGGTAACAATAGTTCGCTCACAGGTGTTCCAACAACAGCACTCGGTGGCGGTGGCGGTGGATGTCGTGCACCAGCTGGTCCATACAATGGAACCCCAGGAGGTTCTGGCGGTGGTGGCGGAACAGACAATGGTCCAGGTGGATCAGGAACTTCTGGCCAAGGAAACGCAGGTGGTTCTGGCTCAGGTCCAGATGTTTACTATTGGGGTGGTGGTGGTGGTGGTGCTAACCAAGCTGGTGGTAATTCTGCTCAAGCGTCGCCAGGAGCTGCTTCGTATGGTGGTGGTGGAAAAACTTGGTTGAATGGAACTACCTACGCAGGTGGTGGTGGCGGTGGTGCTCATCACTCAAACGGATATTCTATAACACAAACTTCTTATGGTGGAGCAGGTGGTGGCGGAAATGGCGCATGTGGCGCTGATAAAAATATTGCAGCTGTTGCTGGTTCACCAGGAACTGGTGGTGGCGGTGGCGGTGCAGGTGGTAATCAACCTACAAGTGGAAATAGTTTGACAGGTGCTGCTGGTGGCGGTGGTGTAGTCATTGTTAGATATACAACATAATTAGGAATTAAAATGGCAAGAGATGGAGTAATACTAGGTCAACAAGCGATTACGCTTCCTGTCGGAACAACTGCACAAAGACCAACAGGAAGTTTCGGAATGCTTCGCCAAAATGAGACAACCTCATATCTTGAATATTACGATTCAGTAAGTTCATCATGGATTGGTATCGGAGCATTCGCCACAGCAAATGTGAACGCAACAACCACAACATCAGGAAACTACACTTATCAAACATGGACTCAGTCTGGATCTCTGACAGTTACACAAGGAACTAAGAGTGTTGATTATCTTATTGTTGCTGGTGGTGGCGGTGGTGCTGGTACCGATGGTCGAGGTGGCCAAGGTGGTGGTGGCGCAGGTGGATATGTAAACGGATCAACAACTTTAACTGTTGGAACAGTTACTGTTACTGTTGGTAGTGGTGGCTCAGGTGGTGGTACTTCTCCAGGAGCAGCAGGCTGGAATGGTTACTCTAATTATGGATTTCAAGGTGGAAATAGTGGAATAAGTGTTGTTCCGACCACTGCGATTGGTGGTGGTGCAGGTGCTTCTCGTACTGGTGGTAGTGTTTCAGGTAGCGGTAACGCAGGTCCAGGAGGTTCTGGCGGTGGCGGTGGAAATGACAACGGATCGGGTGGATCAGGAACTCCTGGTCAAGGAAACGCAGGTGGTTCTGCTGGTCCAGCAGGTGTTTACTATCAAGCAGGTGGCGGTGGCGGTGCTTCTCAAGCTGGTCAAGCAGGACTAGAAACCTCAAGCAACACAGGAGCAGGTGGTAATGGTTCATCATGGTTGAATGGAACTACCTACGCAGGTGGTGGTGGCGGTGGTCACTATAATCAACCAAATTCTCCTTCTATTGTTGGTGGACCAGGAGGTTCTGGTGGTGGTGGTCATGGCACTAGTCCAACATATAATCCAGGAACAGATAAAAACGGAACACCAGGAACTGGTGGTGGCGGTGGTGGATATGGTGGTGGTCCAACAACTCCAATTTCTCCAACATCAGGTGTCGGTGGTAATGGTGGTGGCGGTGTCGTTATCATTAGATATACCAGTTAAGATAAATATAAAAATAATTTTAGAATTATAGGAATAACAAATGGCTCACTATGCAAAAGTATTAGACGGTAAAGTTTTATCTGTCATTGTTGCTGACGAAACCTTCTTCGAAACATTCATCGATTCTTCACCAGGAGAATGGATCCAAACATCATATAATACTAGAGGTGGCGTTCACTACGGAGAAGATGGAGAACCAGATGGCAAACCCGCATTGCGTAAAAACTTTGCTGGTGTTGGTATGATTTACGATAAAGATCGTGATGCTTTTTATCCAGGCAAAACTCATCCTAGTTGGACTTTAGACGAAGAAACATGTTGGTGGGTTGCTCCTGTCCCAAGACCAGAAACAGGTATGTGGAACTGGGATGAACAACAACAAAAATGGGTAATTGATCAATCATTTAAAGATACAAATCCAGATTATACGCATCCTGATCTATAATAAACAAAACCACCTTCGGGTGGTTTTTTGTTTCTTGCACTCTCCAGTATTATAAATATAAGAGTAAAGTCTGGAGATATTAATGGCGACAATAAGCAATCTAGTGATTGATCAAGGTACTACTTTCAGTAGTATCATTTCACTCACAAATCAAGATGGAACAGCAATGGATTTGACAAGTTATACTGTCAAAGCGCAGTTCCGTAAGTCCTATCAATCATCTTCGGCAACGAATTTTACAGCATCTATATACGATGCAACAGCTGGAAAGATTAGGTTACAACTTAGTCCTACAGATACTTCAAATATTCAAGCAGGTAGATACTTGTACGATATTGAGTTGACTTCACCAACAGGAGAGAAATCTCGTGCGTTGGAGGGGTTGGTTATAATCACGCCAGAAATCACAAAGACTTAAATTATGAGTGATATAACAGCAACAGTATTAACAAATACAAATATCAATGCATCTATTGATGTACAGTCAATTCCAACAGTTTCGGCAGTTGGAATTCAAGGACTATCTGCAACACAAACTGGCATATCGGGAATCGCCGATGTTGATGCAGTCAATCCTAGCAATGGTTCATTATTGATATATAAAACAACAACAAATAAATGGACAGCTTCCACTGTGCTTGATGCGCAGAACATGGAAGGTGGAGAATTTTAATCGGAGAATAAAAGATGGCATCAATAATTAGAATAAAGCGTTCATCGACATCAGGAAATCCAGGTACGCTCGGAGCAGGTGAATTAGCATATTCAGCTTTTAGCGGATCAGGTGGTAATCGACTATACATTGGTATTGGATCAGAGACCTCAGGTAATGCAGCAAACCACTATGTAATCGGTGGTACTTACTACACTGGTTTGGTTGATGCATCAACTGCTGGTACTCTTACTACTAGTGCATCATCAATCCCAATTCTTTCAGCAACTGGTACTATTGATAAATGGTTAGTTGGTAATACTCAATTACTTGGTAATACATTAAGCACAACTAATACAAATGGTAACTTAGTACTTAATCCAAACGGCACTGGTATGGTGCAGATTGCTGGTACTTGGACATTACCAAGATCAGCTGGTACTAATGGATATGTATTAACTACTGATGGTAGTGGTACATCTACTTGGGCTGCTTCTGCTGCTACTCTAAGTCTAGCAGCTGGTGGTGCTACTACTGGTTCTGTTGCTCTACTATCCCAAACATTAACCTTTACTGGTGGTAATGGTATTACCACTTCTGTATCTGGTCAAACAGTTACAATCTCTTCTATCGGCGCAGGTGGCTATACTTCCACTGCTACTGGTGCTGGAACAACAACTTTAACAGCATCTAGCACTGCTAATCAGTTCTTCACTGGTTCAACTACTCAAACTGTTAAGTTACCTGACACTTCAACATTAACTATTGGTCAAGAATTCATAATTACCAATAACAGTACTGGTACATTAACTGTTCAAACTTCTGCTTCTGGCGCAATTACTACTCAAATCGGTGGAACACAGATAACTTATACTGTTGCTTCTACTGGTGCTCAAACTTGGGTATATGAGTATACTGGTTTTCAAGCATTAACAGGTTCAGGTAGTGCTGTTTTATCAACTAGCCCAACAATTACTTCAGCTTCTCTTGTTACTGCTACTATCGGTTCTGCTGGTGTAACATTTACTGGATCAGGATCTGGTTCTACAGTTCTTGCTGCTTCTTCTGCAGCATCTGGAACATTAACACTGCCAGCTGCCACTGATACTTTAGTTGGTAGAGCAACTACTGATACTTTTACTAATAAAACATTCAATACTGCTGGTACTGGTAACTCATTCAGTATTAATAGTAATTCTATTACTGGTTATACTGGTACTGGTGCAACTGTTGTTCTTTCTGCTGCGCCAACTATTACTGGTCACCCAACTATTGAAGGTGTTACTTCTACTGGCGCAACTGGTACTGGCGCATTTGTATTCGCAACTAGTCCAACGCTAGTAACTCCAACTCTTGGTGTTGCTTCTGCTACTACAATCAACAAAGTTACTCTTACTGCGCCAGCAACTGGTTCTACATTAACTATTGCTGATGGTAAAACACTTACTGCTTCTAATACATTAACATTCACTGGTACTGATTCTTCTTCAGTTGCCTTTGGTACTGGTGGTACTGTTGCTTATCAAGGTGGTACTCTTGCTCAGTTTGCTTCTACTACTTCTAGTCAATTGGCTGGTGTTATTTCTGACGAGACTGGTTCTGGCGCATTAGTATTTGGTACTAGCCCAACAATCGGAACACCAACTATTACTGGTGGTACACACAGCGCAATTACTACTCTTGGTATCCGTGATACTTCTGCTGCGTTTGATGTTACTATTGGTGCTACTTCTTCAGTTACTTTAACTGCTGGTCGCGCATTAACAATCGATGTACAGAACGCTGCTAGAACTATTGCTCTTGGTGGTAATATTTCTCTTGCTGGTGCATTAACTACAGCAGGTGCATTTACTACTTCTGGTGCATTCGGTGTAACATTAACTGCGACAGGAACTACTGCTCTTACTCTACCAACTACTGGTACTTTAGCAACTCTTGCTGGTTCAGAAACATTAACTAATAAGACAGTATCAACTGGTTCTACTTGGAATGGTAATACTATTGGTGTTGCTTATGGTGGTACTGGTTCTACAACTGGTTCTATTACTGGTACTGGTTCACTAACATTCGCAGCTGGTGGTTCTAACCAAAGTGTTAATCTTACACCAACTGGTACAGGTACTGTTGATGTTGGTAGTTTCCGTATTACTTCAGTTGCTACTCCAACTCAAGCAACTGATGCTGCAAATAAAGGTTATGTTGATTCAGTTAAACAAGCACTGGATATTAAAGATTCAGTTCGTGTTGCTACTACTGCAAACTTAACTGCAACTGCTTCTGGTACAGGTGCTGGTAAAACACTTACTAACTCTGGCACTCAAGCTGCAATCACTATTGATAGTATTGTTCTAGTTTCTGGTGATCGTGTTTTAGTTAAAGATCAAACACTTGGTCAAAATAACGGTATCTATACTGTTACTACTGTTGGTTCTGCTTCTACTAACTGGGTATTGACTCGTGCCACTGATGCTGATAACTCTCCAAGCGGTGAAGTTACTCCAGGCATGTTTACTTTCGTTGAAGAAGGTACTGTTGGTGCAGACAATGGTTATGTTCTTACAACAGACGGTAGCATAACAATTGATACAACTGTTTTAACATTTGTTCAGTTCTCTGGTGCTGGTTCTGTTATCGCTGGTGATGGTTTAACTAAATCTGGTAATACTTTAAATGTAGTTGGTACTACAAATAGAATTATTGCTAATGCTGATTCTATTGATATTTCTGCAAGTTATGTTGGTCAGACTTCAATTACTACATTAGGTACTATTGCTACTGGTACTTGGAATGGTTCAGTAATTGGTGGAACATATGGTGGTACTGGTGTTAACAATGGATCAAATACTATCACTCTTGGTGGTAATATTTCTACAGCAGGCGCATTTACTACTAGTGGCGCATATTCTTTAACATTAACACAAACTGCTAACACTTCTGTTACTCTACCAACAACTGGTACTCTTGCCACTTTGGCAGGTTCTGAAGCATTAAGTAATAAAACAATTACTTCTTCTTCATTCAGTGGTACTACTGTTGCTGCTACTGGTAATGTGACTTTCACTTCTACTACTGATGCTTCCGCTCTTGGAACTGCTCCAGTTGTATTATCTGGTGGTTTGTCTGTTGCTAAATCAATGTATATTGGTACTAATATTACTGGTGCTGGCGCTGCAACTTCTACACTGGATGGCTTCCAAATTGATGGTGGTACTTATTAAAGTAGCATAAATACATGGTGGGTGTAAGTCCCACCATCTCAGTATATACTGAGTATTGTTTTCTAAATAGAATAGGTTATTATGGCCAATAAAGTTTTAATCAAACGCTCTTCAGTAGCGAGCAAAAATCCCGAAACGACAGATTTAGCGTTGGGCGAACTTGCATTAAACACTTATGATGGCAATCTATTCTTTTTAAAATCCCCAGGTGGTGTCGATGCCATCGTCACAGTTGCTACTCTCACTGGCACACAAACCCTAACAAACAAAACTCTTTCTGCTGCTGTATTGACTGGTTCTTTAACAGCAGGTGGAAACACAGGTTCTAATGGACAGTTTTTAAAGTCTACTGGTTCAGGTGTTGTTTGGGCAACTCCAGGTGGTAGTTCATTAGCGTCGCTTTCTGATGTGGCACTATCAGGTTCCACTTCTGGACAAGTTCTTACTTATAATGGTGCTAACTGGATCAATGCTGACTCCAACGCAACTGTTGCTTCTGCTATTTTTGGATCTACTCTATCAGACCTTGGGTTTGTTTATGATGTAGCTTCTATTAGTGAAGATGAAGGATTAGTTACTGGATCAAATAGTTATGTATACGATCTAGGTATTTTAAGTTTCACAGGTATTATCTCATTGAACAACCTTGACCAATCAGTAAAATCTGATTATCTTGGTTACTCTATTATTTTTGGATTCTAAAGGAATAACATGGCACGCCAGTTAATTGAAAAATATATTTTTACTCCAGGAATTGCTGGCGCAGGTACGCTAAAGTTTCCAGGCAAGTGTGATTTAACTCAACTGTTAATTATCGCAAACAAAACAAATCAGACAAACTTATATGCGATTGGTGATCCAACTCGTAGTGGTACTATTGCGTATGATCCTGCAGATAATACTACTTTTTATTCTGAACAACAAGGTATTTCAACATTAACATTTTCTGCCGATACTTCAATGTATTTGTCGACAGATAAAATTTCCATCTATACTGATGCTCCAAAGAACTTAGGTAATATTGTTCGCCCCTATGCTTTCGGTGTTGATGCTATTGAACGCATGCGTGTTGCTAACCCGCAGGCATTGATTGACGCTGACTTTGAGTATGGTCTACAACCAACTAAATGGCAAAACTATTTTGACCAAAAAAACATTCCAGGTATTTTTGAAAAGCCAGGACTAGATTTATTCGTTACTAATGTAACAACTGATGGTTCTTCTCCTTCTTTAATTACTGTTACTTGTTCTGCTGATCATGGTTTAACAGTTGCTACTCCAGTTATTGTTTATGGATTAGCAAATACAGCATCATCTTCTCGTGCTGAAGGTTCGTTTGTTATTAACACAGTTCCAACTTCAACTACATTAACATACTACGCAAAGGGTATTGTTGGAACAAACGGATTGTCGCTTTATAATGCATCAACATATGCTCGTCGTGGTGGTTTCTATGCAGGATCATCATTAAATACTGCATCGTTTACATCGGATGCTAACTCTCCTTCTAAAATTACTGTAACTTGTTCATCCAATCATGGTCTTGTTCCAGGAACTCCTATTGTTGGTGTTGCTATTTCTAGCGGTACTAACCACTCTTTACTCACTGGTAATTTTTACGCAGAAACAGTTACATCTCCAACAGTATTTACTTTTACTGCTCGTGTTGGTGGCGCTGTTGCCAACTCATCAATTAACATGTCTGTTTATACTCGTTCAGATGCATTCGTTCTTCATCGCCCATTTGATGGTGGTGTTCAGTTGGGTAACTTTGTTCCAACTCATGGTGCTTCTGTTTCTCGTCAGACTAAAAAATACATGCGTTACCAATCAGGTAAAGGTTTATTTTGGTCTTCAGGTGTTTTGTTTAATCCTGTTATTAACCTTGATCAAATTTCTGCATCAGGAACTACATCTGGTTCGTTAATTACAGTTACCACTGAAATTGATCATGGTCTTCAAGTCAACTCCACTGTTCAAATCGCAGGTGTTCTAACATCGGGATATAATGGGACATATGGTGTAAATAGTATTGTTTCAGAAACAGTGTTTACTGTAGTTGCTGCATCAGCGTTAGGATCTGCTTCTGCTGTTATTACTTCTTTCCCTCGTGTAACTTGTACAAACTGGACTGGCGCAACTGTTCGTTGTGGTCCATTCGATGAACAAAATGGTGTGTTCTGGGAATTTGATGGTAAAGAATTAGCATGCGTTAAACGATCAGCAACTTATCAACTCTCAGCATATATTTCTGTAACTCCAGGATCGCAAACTGTGACTGGTAATGGCTCTTGTCGATTTACTCAACAATTAAAAATTGGCGATAATATTGTTATTCGTGGTATGACATATAAAGTTGGTTCTATTACCGATGACAATACTATGTCTATTAACCCAGAGTATCGTGGTGTTAATTCATCGGCTTCAATTAAATACGCTTTGGTTTCAGATACACGAGTTCCACAATCTCAATTTAATATTGATAAGATGGACGGAACTGGATTCTCTGGGTTTAATGTGAATTTAAACAAAATGCAAATGATGGGAATTTCATTCTCATGGTACGGTGCTGGCTTTATTGATTTTATGATGCGTGGGTCAGATGGTAACTTTGTTGTTGCTCATCGTATGAAACAAAATAATTTAAACGATGAAGCATATATGAGAACTGGTAACCAATCAGTTCGTTATCAAGTTAAAAATGAATCAGCAGTTTCAGTTCTTTCTTCATCAATTAATAGTTCAGTAACAACTATACCTTTAGTTGATGCTTCTAGATTTCCGACTATCGGTGGAACAGTTAATATTGAAGGCGAACTAATTAACTTCTCAGGTGTTTCTGGAAATAATTTAACTGGTTGTACCCGTGGCGCATCTATCACCCAGTATGTTGGTGGTAAATCACAAACATTTACTGGAACTACTGCTGCATCTCATGCAGTTGGCAATGGACAAACTGCCGTGTGGTTGTCTTCTGTTACTGCTTCACCAACAATCTGCCACTGGGGTTCTTCTTATATTATTGATGGTGGATTTGATAATGATCGTGGTTACTACTTTAACTATACTGCCACTAGTATATCATTAACTGGTAATCAATCTAAAACTGCATTCTTCCTTCGTTTGGCTCCATCGGTATCTAACTCAATTTCAGGAACTCTTGGCGATCGAGATTTAGTTAATAGATCTTTACTGCTACTACAAAAATTACAGGTCCAGTCTGATAAATCTGTTCAGGTAACTGGTATTTTGAATCCAGGAAATATTGATGCAACATCACTAACATGGACATCTGTTAATACTGTTGGTCTTGGTTCACAGCCATCTTTTGCTCAGATTTCTACAAGCAGTTCAACTGCTGCAACTCCAGGTGAACAAAACTTTTCAACTCTTGGTCAACCAAATGGTTTCGCTGAAATTGACTTGGGTCAGTTGAAAGAATTATCAAACTCATCAATTGGTGGCTATGCTAACTATCCAGACGGACCAGACATGTTGGCAATTGTTGTTAAAAACTTAGACAGTGCTGCAGCTGTTGCAAATATTAACTTATTTTGGTCTGAAGCGCAAGCATAAATATATCGAAAGAGGAATTATAAATGTCATCCCAAGTACAATTTAGAAGAGGTACAACTACACAAAACAATGCTTTTACTGGAGCACAGGGTGAGATCACCTATGATACCGATATAAAAACATTGCGTTTGCATGATGGTTCCACAGCTGGTGGTGGAGCGACAGTTGTTACTCTTTCTGCAACTCAATCACTAACAAATAAAACATTGTCTACCAATTCTGTATGGGCTGGTAATGCCATTGGTTTAACATATGGTGGTACTGGTTCTTCATTAACTGCTACAGCTGGCGCAGTTGCTTATTCTACTTCTGGTGGTTTGGCTCTTAATTCTGCTGGTACTTCTGGCCAGTTGCTACAATCTGCTGGTAGTGGTACACCAATTTGGGTAAACGCTTCTTCTCTTACTACTGGTACTGCTACTAACGCTACCAATGCTGCAAACATTCAAGGTGGTTCTGCAGGTTATCTAGTTTATCAATCAGATACTAATACAACTGCATTTATTGCTCCAGGTGCTTCAGGATATGTTCTTCGCTCTACTGGTGCATCTAGTGCTCCTTCTTGGGTTACTTCTGCTTTAACAATTGGCTCTACTGCTGCGCAGGTTGGCGATACTACAACATCGTTTGCTGGTGTCACTTCTATAACAATGAGCAATGGAAGTTATGGTGGTGCAACTGTTGGAACTATTACTGGTACTGGTCCATGGACAGCAACACTCACTGGTATAACATCTACCACTGGTATTAATGTTGGACAAAATATTTCTGCCACTGCTGGTACTGGAACTCTCTTTGGTGGTTCTCCAACCAGCGTAGTTGTAGCAAGCATTGTTTCTGGAACAAGCATTACCTATACAGTTACTGGCGGAACAATTCCAACTGCTGGTACTGTTACTTCTCTTACCACTCTTGGTTACCTACAAGTTCCATCAGGTACAACTGCACAACGACCATATACACCAGCAGTTGGTATGGTTCGTTATAATTCTACTCAATCTACATTTGAAGGATATTCTTCAGGTGCTTGGTCATCGCTTGGTGGTGTTAAGTCTGTTGATGGTTACACATATATCCAAGCAGAAACTTCTGCTGGTGCATCAAATGGTGACTTAGATTTTTACGCAGAAAACTCTGGTGGTAATGGTGCAACTCAGGTTGGTCAATGGAACAGAACTAACTTAAAAGATTATACTGGTACTCTAGTTGGTACTCAAACAACACAGAATGTGTTCAACGCAACTGCCACTACTGTTAATGCCTTTGGCGCAGCCACTACTTTAGCACTAGGTGCTTCTAGTGGTACAGCGACTATCGCCAACCCAACAGTAACATTATCAAATGCTACTGCATTAAACCTTAATGGTTCTTCACCAGTAATTGCTACAACTAGCACTACTGCTTCTGTGTTTAATTCAACAGTTACAACACTAAACATTGGTGGCGCAGCTACTACTCTTTCTATCGGTGCATCTACTGGTACTGCTTCAATTAATAATGCTACCGTAACTCTCGGTAATGCTACTACATTGAATATAAATGGAGCATCACCAACGATCGCTTCTTCTTCTACTGGTACACTAACATTATTCAATACTAATTTAACTACTCTTTCTGCGTTTGGTTCTGTCACTTCAGGAACTATTGGGTATAGTGGAACAGGTGCTTCTTCTACTTGGAATATTAGTTCTGCTGCATTGTCTGGAGCATTTACTAAAACAATAAACATCGGTACTGGTGGTACCACTGGTTCTACTACTACTATTAATATTGGTTCTTCGGTAACTGGTCAAACATTAATCCGTGGTGGTTTGGCAGTTGGTAGTACAACAAATACTACTGATGGCGAGATTCGCGCAACTGCTGCAATTACTTCTTACTACTCTGATGATCGTTTAAAAGATCGTAAGGGCAATATTAAAAATGCTCTTGAGAAAGTTTTATCTCTCGATGGTTTTCATTATACAGCAAATCAAACAGCTGCAGCTTTGGGATATGATTCTTCAAAGGAAGAAGTTGGTTTATCTGCTCAGCAAGTTCAAGCAGTTCTCCCAGAGGTTGTTGTTCCTGCACCAATTGATGACAAATATTTAACTATTCAATACGAAAGAGTTATCCCATTGTTAGTCGAAGCAATTAAAGAGCAGCAAAAACAAATCGAAGAATTAAAAGCAAAACTAGGAAACTAATATGGCGATTCCAGCAACTAGAGCCGACTTTAAAAATTATTGCCTACGCAATCTTGGCGCACCTGTGCTTGAGATAAATGTAGACGATGATCAATTAGAAGATCGTATTGACGAGTCGTTAGATATTTTTCGTTTATATCACTATGATGGTATTGAGAAGTTATATTTAAAGCATCAGATTACTGCTTCAACAATGAAGATTACATCTAATAATGGATTGTCTTTTGCTGGCAATTCTAAAATTGTTGGTCAAACTTCAGGTGTTGCTGCAACTGTGTATGGTTCACAAAATGGTGTGCTTCCATATAACACTGATCAATCTTTACTTTATGTTGCTCGTCTAATTCCTGTTGTTACTGGTCGTCCAGTTGGACCGACAATTATGTTTACTCCTGGAGAAACTATTGTTGGAAAAGATGTTAATGGCAACACAGTAACTGGAACAATTAGCACTGCCACTGATTGGTTTACTCCTGGCGATATCGAGAACAAATATATTCCTATCGCCGATTCAGTTTATGGTGTAACAAGAGTTATGCCATTATTTCAAGGAACATCTTCTTCTAAATCAATTTTTGACTTACAATATCAATTAAGATTAAACGATCTTTACGATTTGTCTAGTACTTCATTGATTTACTACACAACTGTTATGCAACACTTAGCAACATTAGATTTGTTGCTTAATGGTAAACCTATCTATCGTTTCAATCGTTTAGAAAACAGATTACAGATTGACATTGACTGGCTCAATGGTCAAAAGATTGATGTTGGTAACTATGTTATTATTGAAGCATATCGTGGTTTAGATCCTGTTGAGTTTACTAAAGTATGGAATGAACCATGGCTCAAGCGTTATACTACTGCGTTGTTCAAGCGTCAGTGGGGAACCAACCTGAAAAAGTTTAGTGGTTTACAACTTCCAGGTGGTGTAACATTGGATGGCAATTTGCTGTATAACGAAGCGAATGCTGAAATTAAAGCACTAGAAGACGAACTACAAAATAAATCTGCTCCACTTGACTTCATGATGGGGTAATTAATGCCACGCAATGTCTACTTTTCCCAAGGAACTGCAAACGAACAGTATCTTCTTGAAGATATTATTATCGAATCAATGCAGATTTATGGGCAAGATTTCTACTATATCCCAAGAACACTCGTAGCCAAAGATAATATTCTTGGTGAAGACAGACTGTCTGAGTTTAAAGAAGCATATGGTATAGAGATGTATCTTGAAACTAATCAAGGATTTGAAGGTCAAGGTGCTTTCATTGAGAAGTTTGGTTTAATGATGGAACAGTCAGCAACTCTTACTGTTGCTCGTCGCCGTTGGGATCAGTTGGTAGGCAGATTTGGTCAGACTCAATTACCAAATAGACCAAACGAAGGAGATCTACTTTATTTTCCTTTGACTAAAGGTCTATTTGAAATTAAGTTTGTTCAACATCAAGATCCATTTTATCAACTTGGTAAACTTTATGTTTATCGTCTTAATGTTGAATTGTTCCAGTATGCTTCTGAGCACATTGACACTGGTCTTAAAGATATTGATGTATTTGAAACACTTAAAACATATGACACTGACTATGCTAGAAATGCGATTGGTTCAGTTACTCATGTTAATATTACCAGTGCAGGCGCAGGATACACTATTACGCCAACTATTACATTAACAGGTGGTGGTGGAACTGCTGCATTCCAGCCAGCAAGTCTTTCGCTAGAATTAACATCTGGGTCAGTTTCAGCAATTAATATTTTAGATGTTGGTACTGGATATGATACTGCGCCAACTATTAAAATTGGTTATTGGTGGACTGCATCTGCTTCAGTAAATACTAATACTAATGTTTCATATAGCAACAAAAATTATAAAGTAACAACTGCAGGAACTCTTGGTTCTACTCCACCAACACATACAACTGGCTCTGCTGCCAATGGTTCAGCAATATTATTGTATGTTGGAACTCCAGCTACTGCAGTAGCAACTATCGAATCAAATCCAGATTTACCAAACTCTTATGGTGACAATATTAAATTTAAAGCTGAAGCAACTGATGTTGTTTTCAATGTTAATAATCCGTTCGGAGATATTCAATAATGCTTAATATCCCACCATTCTATCACGGATTGACTCGTAAAGTTATCGTATCATTCGGCAGTCTGTTCAGCAATATTAAAATTCAGCGTGAGAAAAACGATGGGACAATTGGTCAAACTCTTGTTGTTCCATTAACATATGCGCCAAAAGAAAAATGGTTAGTTCGTATTGAACAAGATCCAGGATTGGAAAAAAATACTTATATTACTCTTCCAAGAATGTCTTTTGAAATTACAAGTATGGCATACGATGCGTCAAGAAAAACAAATCGTATGAATAAAATTACTGCCAATAACAGCGATACATCGCCAACAACAGTAAACCAAGCGTATAGTCCTGTTCCATATAACTTTGACATTTCGCTTTATATTATTTCAAAAACTCAAGAAGATTGTCTTCAGATTGTTGAACAGATTCTTCCATTCTTTACTCCTGAGTTTACTCTAAGTATTAATGCTGTTCCAGAGTTAGATTTAACTATGGATATTCCTATTATTTTAAACAGTGTAAACATTGAAGATAATTATGACGGAACTTTTCAAGAGAGAAGATTTGTAACTTATACACTTAACTTTACTGTTAAATCTAATTTCTATGGTCCAGTTACAAATGCTGGTCCAATTACTACTGTCTTTATTAATGATACACAGCCAAACAGAAAATATACTGCTCACGGCGACTTTACTACTAAAACAATTACTGAAACTTGGAACGATACCTTTTAAATAATGGCTGATTTTTATAATGCAAATCCCAATCTGAAATCGATTGGAGTACAGGTCAACTATACTCCAGAACAGGTGCAGGAAATTATTAAGTGTAAAACTGACTATATTTACTTTATTGAAAACTACTGCCAGATTGTTACGCTTGACCATGGTCTTCAGTTGTTTAAACTATATGATTGTCAAAAGAAAAAGTTAGATATTATTCATACTAACAGAAAAGTTATTTTGATGGAAGGTCGTCAGCAAGGTAAGACAACTACTTCTGCTGCTTATATTCTTTGGTATACATTATTTCAAGAAGCCAAGACTGTTGCGATCCTTGCCAATAAAGCAACTGCTGCTCGTGAGGTTCTTACTCGTTATCAAACTATGTATGAGGGACTTCCTATCTGGATGCAACAAGGTATCCGTGGTTGGAATAAAGGGGATATTGAGTTAGAAAATGGATCTAAAGTTTTCACTGCTGCTACTTCTGCTTCTGGTATTCGTGGTAAATCTGTTAATCTTTTATATGTCGATGAGGCAGCGATCATTCCTAACACTGTTGCTGAGCAGTTTTTTACTTCTGTTTATCCTACAATTTCAGCTGGCGAAACGACAAAAATCTTGTTATCTAGTACCCCACTTGGGTATAATCATTTCTGGAAATTTTGGAACGATGCCGAACATGGTCGCAATGGTTTTGTAAATTGTTTTATTCCTTACTGGGAAATTCCAGGAAGAACTAGAGAATGGGCTGATGAGCAGAAGGGCATTCTTGGCGATCTAAAGTTTAACCAAGAGGTACTATGTAAGTTCCTTGGCTCGGCAATGACTTTGATCAATGCTGATGTTATTGGTATGATGTCGCCGACTTATCCTATGTTTTCAAAAGATGGACTAGATGTATTTGAAGAACCAGTCTATGAAATGGAATCTGGTAACTTTGATAACTTTGGTAAGCCAGTTATGAAACCACCACACACTTATGTGTTAATTGCCGATGTATCGGCAGGTGTTGAAGGCGACTATTCGGCTTTCTCAGTTATTGATATTACATCGGCACCATACAGACAGGTTGCCAAATTTAGAAAAAACGATGTATCTGCGCTGCTCTACCCGAACTTTATATACAAGGTAGCTAAAGAATATAATAATGCCTACATTTTAGTAGAGATAAATATAAGTGAGCAGGTCGCTAACATATTACATAACGAATTAGAATATGATAACCTTTTGTTCGTGAATAGAAACACCCAAGGACAAACAATTTCTGGTGGTTTCGGTGGTGGTCGTGCCCAGTTGGGTGTGATTACTGATAGAAAGGTAAAACGAATTGGTTGTATGAACCTGAAAACTATGGTCGAGGAACAAAAGTTATTGATTCCAGATGCCGATACTATTTCAGAGATTACAACTTTTATTGAATCAAAGGGTTCTTATGCTGCAGATGATGGGTACTGTGACGATCTAGTAATGACTTTGGTTTTATTTGGTTGGCTAACTACCCAACCATACTTTAAAGATTTAAATGATATCAATCTAAGGGATCTGATCTACAGGTCTCGAATAAAAGCGATTGAAAATGAATTAACCCCATTTGGGTTTATAGCAGACGGACAGGGTTCAGAGGAAAAACCTCTTCTAAACTTCTAAAATACTAAATAATCTAGTGAATGCTTAAACTTTCAATGGCACAAACAAATAACATGTACATGTAACAAGGAGAATTACAATGCCTTTTCAACTTAGTCCAG